GCTTTAGTCAAACCCAGAAAAATCTGAGCATTTGTGCTACCAAGGACACTTGCCTCTAATGCTTGTTTAATAACATCTTCCTTGTGCAGGCGACTATCTGATTCATTCAGTTTGTTAATCCATGAAGCGGACATTTAATCTTCTTTCGTTGCTGTTGAAAAGGGCCACGCTGTTGTAGCTACAAAAGGTGGACGGGGTTTAAGTTCTATTGTTTCAATGACTTCATTATACACGTCCTCGTCAATTTTGTCAACCGTAAATGGACCCAAAATAGTAATAGTATCTTCTTCTACTTCCCATTCACTATAGTCATATAGCCAGGCCGCACCACTACGTTCATACTCATCATTTGGGTCACCATTTGCCCAAAGTTCTTCAATCTCTGCTTTTTCTTCATCGGTGAAACTATCATCAAACTCAAAGTCTACCGCACAAAGGTCCTCAAGTTCACAACCCCAACCGATCGTAGGATCGACACAATGATACCGATCATCACTAAAGGGCAACTCAGATTCATCTTCTACAAATCCTTGACCCCAACGATATAGTTCGGTAACACTCCAACCACGGATAGTACCATCAGGCATTTTTTTATAAACATCATAGAATGCTTCTACTGATTTTTTGTCTGCTGGTTTGATACGATATAAGATAGCCATTATTTTGCCTTACGTTTAGTACATTCTTCGGTTACCTCATTGGGTACTTCTTCATATGAATGAAGTTTGGAACACTGATACTCTAGTACAACATAATCAGGATCGTCCGTGCCCTCTCGTACAAACCAAACCATTCCTACGATTACTAGTAGTGTGATAATTATTGTTTTAATTGTATCCATGATATTACCCCTTACAGGGTATTTAGTTACCAACTGCTATTGTAAAATACTTTTAGTCCTAGGAACACTTCTGCCTTTGCGTTGTTTACAAACTCAAGGTCTTGTTCATAGTAATGATTATCAGCAGGATTGCCAAAAAAGAAACCTTCTGTATCCGGAAGTTGACCAGTACGAATAGCTCGTTCAAGGTTGTCCAAGTCATCCCACGTTAGTTCAAGTTCAATGCCATTGAATATAGGCCAACCAACACTTTGCCTTGGACGACCTTTACTAACCCATAGTTGTTCCATCCAACCATGCAAGTTAGGATGTTTACGCCAATAAGCAATTTCGTGTGGCTTAGTAACTGTCTCGCTTTCAAAATCATTTGTTGTTCCATCAAACTCTGCAGTTTCGTAGAATTCATTGTATTGCCCTCTTTTTTTAGCAACATACGCATACATATCTAGTCCCATTTATTTCACCTGTTCCTGTGTTACTTCTTTAACTTTGTTAACGCCATTATCAGCTATCTTAGCAATACCACTAAAGCCGACTGTTGATACAATAATGCCAAGAATAAAACCTATTAATAATTTAGTCATACTTCCTCCTGTAAATTTTCATTCATTTGTTGAACCATATCGCACATACTACTAAAACAAGTTGGGCAAAACGATACTGGAATTATTCCAAAGTATCCTTGTACACCGCCCTCATCATCAGTATACGTACAACTACACACATTGCATTTGTTTTTTTCCATTTTCAAATCTCCGGAAACTCATATGGTTGCCAATCTTCGGCAAACTCTTTGTCTAATACATTTGCCGCATCTGTATAACCATGATTGATTAACGTCTGATAGCACTCTTTAATTAGTGAACGGGCAAATTTCTCAGGATCAAAATCATGTGCATAGGTAAAAATATTACCCTGCTCGTCAGTTTCAATATAACCACCTGCTTGCTTAAAAAGAATTTGAATATCTTTATTCATCACTCATCTCCTCAATTCCAAAATGTATTAACAAATCTCTACCTAACAAAGGACCATGTTCCCATACACTACGGGCATAACGGTCACATTCTTTGACAATCAGTTCTGCAAACTTTTCAGTATCAAACCGATCAACCATATAATTGTCAAATGCATTAGTACCACGCATTTCACGGACAATACATTGCGACTTTAATTTCTGAATCAATTCTGTATTCATTAAAGAACCTTTACACGATTAAGTTGGGTAATGTTATCTCTATGTGCTTTAACAGTACCGACTATGTTCATGGTATCACCAGTAGGAACCTTTTCCTTATAACTAAAGAATACTGGTTGATCCTGCGTAGTAATTCCAGTTACAAAGAACACGTTATAACTATGCGAATATGTACACTTGATAACTTCAATTTCAAGTTTTACCTTGTCACTAGCTTTACCAATTAAACCACCGGTAGCAAAATTAACTCGTTGTTCTGCTGTTTGACGTTCAACACCACGCTCATAGCATGATGGTAAACTAGCAATAACTGCAACATCATAGTTACCGGTAATAACCTCTCTGTTAGCAATCAACATTGCTGTGTTATCAAAATCACTTAGTTGTTTACCTTGCAAGATTTTGAAAGTCAGTGCCTGATAAAACGCACGAACCTTTTTACCATGTTCACGGTCTGTGTCAGTAATACCTGATTGGTCAGTCAACAATTGTTCAACAATCATACGATTGGATAGTTTTGTTGTAGCAGGATCTGATTCAGAAACTGAACTTAACTTGACATAACTACCATTGATACGTTGAGCCGCACATGCCGCACTCCACACATCATCAGCATTGTAGTTAACTGTAACTTTTTGTGTTCTAGTTTTAGCACGATATGGAGTAGAATCATCAGCATGACCCATACGTTGAATTTGACGGCTAGTCATATTTGATACGTTAGCAAATCCAGGCATGTTATTCTCCTTAAATTTCAGTTTCGTATTCGTAAAACTTAACAGATGGATCCAACTGTTTCAATTGTTTAGCGGCAGTCATCAATTCTTTGTAACGACGGTTAACTTCTGCACGGGGCAACTCACCATCGCAGGTCAAGTTCTCAGGGCTAAGGGCAGAATCAATTTGATCTGCCAAACGTTGACGACCGGCTTGAGTAACGACTTCATATTGTTCACCCTTGAAAATGCTATTCCAACGATTCTTCTGGTCAATGTATTTTTGCAATGCGTTCATGTTTAACTCCGTTGTTTAACTGTTTAAGATTCTATTATATACCCAAAGCCATTTATTGTCAAATATAGAAATCTGACTTAAAGCCCAATTTCGTATAGACAATTTCACGGACTTCTGTATCCATTGCTTCGCCAAATTTAGTGTAGTCACTATCGGCCAAATCACGCAAATTCTGATAAACCGTAGCCCAGTCACTTTTGTAATTTTTGTGAAATTCAATGATATCGGCAATTTGTTTGTTGCCTTCTTCGCTAAACATTCCGTATGACATTTTGTTTCCTTTATCTAACTGTTTAAGATTCTATTATATACCCGAAACCATTTATTGTCAAATTTTAGCGGCCAAGCGTTGTTGTGTTTTTGCAACATTATCTTGGACTAATTGCTCAAATCCTGCACTAGTAACTGGGTAACCCTGTTCTTTAAGCATCTTTTTGATATGTGGTTGAATAAAACCCTTAGAACCAACGATTTCAAGAGGTGCTTCGCCCTTTTCTAAGCGACTAAAGTATTCCTCAACAGTAAAATTCTTTGTAAGGAAAGTAAGGAAACTTGCTTTAGTCCCACGAACATATTTGAAGCGGGCTACAAATTTAGTAGTTCCGTCGACTGGGTTTGTATAGTCAACGTACTCAGTACCGTAGAAATTGCCTTTGATGAATGTAGTCATTTCGTGTCCTTTATCTAACTGTCTAAGATTCTATTGTAGCACTAAGTCCATTTATTGTCAAATTTTGGGTATAAAAAAGCCCCAAAAAACGGGGCATTTTTTGAGAACTAAAAGTATTACTTTTTAGTATTAGTACTTTGATTAACAAAACCGTACATCTTTTCAGCAGTTTCTAGGATTTTGTCTAGACCTGGAAATTCGGGCATTGCAATTGTAGAGACAAGTTGACCTGTTTTTTCATCACGTTTGGCGCTCATCTCCCAACCGTGAAATTTCATTTGGTATTCGTGTTGTACAGCATCTTTAGCCATAGCTAAGATATCTGTACGTAATTCGTAACCGTTTTTGTTAAATTTAACTTCAGGTAATTTTGGTTTAAAGTCTGTCATTTTATTTCCTTAAAAAAGTGTATGTGTATTAATTGTAGTTTGTTTTGACTGGAATGTCAACGGGTTTCGGTAATGTACCATGATTAACCCATTCCCAATCTTCGTCAGTCATAGGTTGCCATTGATTCATTTCATTTTACTCGCTTTGTAATCTTTAATAGATTGAATAGCCTCTAGTAGGCTGTTGAATAGTTGTTTAAGTGTGTTCATAGAAATCTCCAATCTGATTGTTTGCGATGGAACTCGTAGGTCAATCGCTCAATGTCACCTGCATCTTTTGGATTTCGGCTGACTATATATTTTTCTAACTCTGTTCCGTAGGTATCTGTAGAAAAACCTAGGAACACTATTAGTATTCCTAAAAGTTTCATAATTACTTAACCTTTGTAGATTTTGCAGATTTAGCAATATTGAAAGCTGGAACCATTGCTTTATACTGATCTGCTAATTGTGTGTAAAAATCTTTGCTTGTAAAAATCATACCCAAAGCCATTGCTGATTGCATTCCTGCATCTGCGGCTGCTTTAGTATATTTTGATTGTGCATCAACAAAAGTATTGAGTGCTGTTTTGATGCCTTCGTGTTGAACTGTTTGTTCTACAAATTTCTTTTTGAAGTCTGAAACTCCATCGATAAAGGCGTAAGTTGCTGTGTTAAACATTTTATATCTCCTATGTGTGTGTTTAAAAGTGGGTTTTTATGAAGAACCCCTAACTTCATATATATTTATGCCGGCTGATAGATTTCTCTATATTTTGACATAGCCAATTGTCTGGCCAGAAACAATCTTAACTTGATATAATCACTTAATTCCTCATCGTCATGTAAAGACGTTTCAATCTTTAATATGATACGACGGGAATTAACTAGTATATCCTCATCACTAACTAGAACCTGATTTGGATCAAGTCCCCAAGTTTTAATTGCGATAAGTCTGTATGGATTACTTCTTAGAAGCTTCGGCTTTTTTATCGTCGGCTTTTGCAGGACTAGCAGGCTTGGCCTCACTTTTAGTATCTGCCTTGGGAGCATCCTTTTTCTTAGCCAATTTCATTTCTTCTTTTGGTGCTTCTGCCTTAGCAGGTACAGTTGTTGCTGTAGCTGGCTTTGCCGCAGGAGCTGTGTTCTGAGCCATAGCTGTTGCTAGTGACAATGTAGAGATTAAGACGATTGCTAATGTTTTCATTTTAAGTTTCCTTTATGATAATGAAGTAGATTTATATGTCTACATATATATAACGCGGTAGCTATTGATTACGTTGACATAAATACATACTATGTTATATATATCTTATCAGGGAATTTACGACGGCCAAAACTATGAATATGCTAATACTCCTGACCAAATAGGAAAATCCTTCAATAATGGATTTGCTTGTATGGTTGATGTTTGGAGAATAGATAATACATTATGTGTAGGTCCAGAACAAGCACCTATTCCAGTAACTGACAAATACTTGCAAGGTAATCGTTTTTGGATTAAATCTGGGAATCAGGAAACATATGATTGGTTTACTACACAACCATTAAAAAATTATCCAAACTATTTCTATCAACCTAATCCTAATGTAAATGCATTAACTAGTAGTGATAAATTATGGACACCCGGAACAGTTCCGGTAAACAATACTAGTGTTATTGTTTTACCTGAAATAAAAGACAGAGCATTGTTTAGTACTGTACAATTAAGATGCTACGGAATATGTAGCACCTATCTTACTTTTATTAAACGTATGCGTAATGAAGGTGAGTGGTATTAACCACCACGTCCACTTCTACGAACTACCGTAGCACCACCGTTTCCCTTAGTTGGTTTAGGACCTTGTGATTTAGGTGCTTTACCTAATCCAGGCTTATTATTGTCTTTCTTAGCGGCATTAGCTAAGTTAATAAATGGATTTTTACTTTTCTTTTCTTCAGTCATTTTTTTACCTTTATGCTATCTAAATATTCATTTACATTTCCATACAAACTAACCATCATAGCTATTTTGCTATCATAAAATCTTATGTACGGAAAGCTTTTCTTCCCATCTTTATTTACTCCCATATAATAGGGACATTTGATTTTTTTATTAAGTTCTAAGATATAAGCATGATATTGAGTTTCTGGTTGTAGCTTCAATTCATATTGATAAAATTCTATTTCTGCCATTCTGAATGCTAAATCACCGACGTCGGTTAAACGCAATCCATCTTGGCGTCCAGTCATCCACCACTTGAATAGTAGCTTATCTATTGGAATAATTTTTTCTTGATTGAGGGAATCAGGAAGTTGCGCCAATACAACTTCTGTAATAGTTTCTTTTAAAGTTTTACGTTTACTCATCTGGGTAGACAACTCTACCTGAATTCATAAACACTACAGTAAACTTATCTGTTTTAAATTGAAGATTCAATTTACGACATAAATTACGTGCATGTCCGGGATTACTAAAACTAGTTTTTTTATATTTAGGAGTTGCTTCGTTATCTAAGTAATGTTGGCTTTTTAAATTGATAGGTTGTCCATCATAAAATACTGCCCATATACCGGCAGCTTCTACAATTTGATCACATTTGTATGTTACTTTATCTACTAATTCTAGTAGAACTTTGGGTTGTGTTCTACTCATTAAAATTTACCACCATTAATCTCTACTTGAAATACAGGTTCAACGGAAACTTTAGTCTGCAACAATTCATAGTTATCAACAAGTAACTTGTTTAATTCATCCCGCAATCCACGAGCTTCACCTATAGGAATTACAACATCTTTACCTTGTTTAGTCTCCATAATGGATACTTTATCTATAAATCGTTTAATGTGTATCATTAAGTATTTATCGCTTTTTTAGCCTCTATTTCAGTTTTATAGGGTCCTTGATACGGATAACGCTGAATAAAAATGTATTTAGGACAAAAAACTGTATCTTTTTCACTTCCTTGTTGTATATTAAACCAACCCGCAACATGATAGCATTTACTTTTAGAACCTGTCGTAAATAAATGCAATTTGCGTTTAATATCTAACATACTATTGAATACTTTTTCTGTTGTGGGATATACCTTAAAGGGCAGGTCATGTTTAGTTTTATCTATTTTTTGTACTGCTTCAAATTCAATATTTGTTTTACGCTTAATAGCTGTAGTATTTTTGTAATGACTTTTGTTGCCATTCAATTTTACTTCAAATCCAGAACCATCGGCTAATACATTTCCGACTTTTTCTTTACCATCAGTAACGATCCAGAATTGATTTTTTACTACGGGTTTTGCAATAAGTGTTTTTGTCATGTTTATTCCTCTGTGTAAGTATACTATATTTAAATGTACATGTCAACCTTTGTACCAAGATTATATAGATAACGGTAATCCTGGTATTCTTTGGTTAATTTTAATGATTCATATTTCTTAATTTCTTCAATATGTTCTTCAAATTTACGATCCTGTAACAATCGTTTTTCATTTTGCAATGTTAATAATTTAACTTTTTGTAATTCCGCATCCTTTTCAATATCCCTAAGCTTGGTAGAATCTATAATTTCTTTTCTTAAATTATATCTTAAGGTATAATCAAGCAACGGGCTAGGAGCGGATACTGCATTCATATAATATCAAAATGATTTTTTATTGCTTTCTTTGCTTCTGCAATGCTACTTTCATGTTGACCCTGGTCAAATGTAGTATGTACATGAGGTTTTCCAGCATTATCTAACGCAAGTAAACATTCATCAATTATTGATTTGGTAAAATCCCCAACGGCAAATTGGCCCTCGGCAATACATTGCTCAGCCAATATTTTAATTTTTTCATTATCCATCTTTATATCTTTCATTTATATAGTGTAATGTCCTTATGTTTAACAATAATTACATTATAAACCACATCTTTGTATTTAATGGGCAAATCTAAATGAACGCTAATTCTAGGTCCTTCAATTTCGTTAATCAATGTGTCATTGCCCACAGTACCTACAAAAGGAATTTTATTCCATTTACCGATAACACGGTCACCGATACTGTATTTACCCTGATATCGATTTGCTTTGAAATATTCTGCTAGTGTCGGCATTATAACATAAACTGTTTTAATAAATTACTTGCTAAAGACAAGTCCTCTACTATGGGTTCATCCAACATTTTTCTATATTCTATAATGATTTCCATAGCATATGCTTGATCCTCATCATCTAATGAGTTCCACCACTCATGTAATTCATCTGGTGTTTTGTTTAAAATGTATTGTAAGTTGTTGTAATCTCTATTCATTTCATTCTCCTAGTTGTTCCCAAGTATACTCTGATTCTTTCATATATGCTACTGGTTGTAACCAACCCTGTTTTATAGCTTCTACAATCATATGTTTATATTGTTTTGGGCAATCATTACTAATTTCAAATCCAGCACGTGGCGCTATGGCAATTCCATTATCAATATAAAAGTCAGGATCATCTTTACGTATTGTTTTAATAATTTTGTCAGGCGTAGTAAAGGTCATGTCAATAAACCCTTATAAGGATTGTTCAACCACTTAGCGTAAGTATCAGCTTGTTCACTAATCTTAGTCAACTCGTATTTACCGCAGAATTTCATAAAGTGAATGCCAACCTGAGGAGTAACAGTTGTACGTACACCCCCACGAATGTTTGTATCTACTGATACTTTGACTTCATCTGGTTGACAAGTCAAATCAATCAATACCCGATTACGTTCATAATCATCACGCACCCGATGTTCAACTTCATTGTGGTCTACCCAACGCTGTAGCATCATGTTATTCCAGTCGAAACCTTGCTTGTTCCTATCAGCATAAGCTTCCATCAACCCAGCTTTCTTTTGTGTACCCTTACTACGTACTCCGGGATAAGCACTGAACACATTATCAGTTGAATCACCACGCATACATTTTTCGAATAGTATATATTGTGGGTCTCCTAACAGTTTTGGCTCACTAGTTTTCTTATCCTTGACAATACGACCTTTATCATCAAAATAACCTTCAAGTGTAATTAATTGATTAGTAATACCATTATATTGCTTTACCTTATCTGTAATTAGTTGAATGTAATCACTGTCGCTACTGATAATAAAATGTTCATCTTCTGGGTGTAAATGAATGAAACGTGCAATTAAATCATCAGCTTCTGCCTGTGGATCACGAAGGACACTTACGTTAGTCCGCTCACGTAAGAAAGTTGTAAACTTTTCATATGTTCCCCAAAAAAGTTCATTTTCTTCTTTCTCTGCTTGAGTTTGTGATTGTGTATCTACAATTCTATTCTTTTTATATGGCTCATAGTAGGACTTCCTCCACGATTTCCCCTCCAAACAAAACACAACGTGGTCAATGCCAAATTTGCGAACTACTTGATTGACTGATGCAAGTGTAAGATGTAGTGCCATTCCAATCTTCTCGTCAGGTGTACTATTGCGTGATGCCACGTGACGGGCACGAAAAAAAGTGTTTGCAGTATCGATGAGTGCGTATTTGTATGTCATGTGTCTATTATATACTACTATTTAATAAATGTCAAGCCGCTTTGTAGCTATTCAAGTAATCCTTATGGATTAAGGTTTTCAATCCATCGCTGATACCATCACGTGTGTACAAATTTTCTGGACGATTGTCATCACGGTTACCGTTAAGGTGATCTACCTTCAATTGACCTTTCCAATACTCTTTAAATTCATCATCAGTCAATTTACGACCTGCTTCATCCTCTGCTTGTACTCTCCCAATAATTGCACAGAAAGTAACTCCTTTGTCGTTAACTAATCCCAAATCAGTACAATGTTGGCAATAATCTTTCTTGTTCATTTGGTTCTGTGAACCGGGGTTATAACCCATGTGAAAGTGAGGTTTGGTCATTTTAGCCACATTGTTCTTTTTAACAGGAACATGTGTATTAATGATATCCAAATACAAGTCTAAACCTTGATTAGGAGTATGCATGTTCTTACGGAACTCATCATATGCTCTATCCAATAAAGGTGCATCGTTAGGAATAACAATATTAACTGTATTCACAAACACAACAAATTTAGCCAACAGAATCTTCTGCTCAATAGAGATATCCAATTCCGCAATCTCACGTGCTTTATCAGTGTGGTCATATACATCACACACTAAACGTTTTGCACGTGCCATTGTTTGTAATTGCATCAAGAAAACATTCTTTGCGCTAGGATAACCCAAGAATGAGATTTGTTTCAAACGAGGAATATCCCAACCCATGTTACCTTGCATAATCACACTTAACAAAAATGGATCAATGATATTAACATGATGATTAGCTTGTCTGATAATAGAATATGCATCTTTGAAATATTGAGGGTATTGACCTGTTTTGGTATAATTCTTTTCGTCACTGTTCACAATACCAATATCGGCATTCAAATCTTGACCATATTTAAGAAAATCATTCTTGCGGCCGCGACTAGAGTATAATGGAATAGACTTAGTAGCATCAGCACGACCAAATTTAAAGAATGCACCGGGCATAATTTTCACAATTCCGATATCTTCTGCTTTCTCCCATGTGTCCACATCAATCTCTTTGAAAAACTTATCACACTTGTCAACAGACAATTCATAAACCAACTTAGACAAATCGTAGGTATTCATTAGCTCACTACGATAAGTGAGTGAATGTAACTTAGTTTTAAGAGGTAAGATTTCTGCAAACACACTAGTGTTTTTATGTTCCTTCATTGGTGTCAATGATTTGAACACACCGGCTCCCAAAGTAGTTCCACCTTGCTGACTGACAGTAGCAGTACCGGTATAACCTAGCACACGTGATCCAGCAACTGCCATACCATAAATAGTAGGCAACCACTTAGGATCAAAGTTCTTGTTATTGCGGCCTTGATCCAAAAAGATTGTAGTAGCATCAATTGTGCCCATACCAAAATGAATCTCGTCAACAAAAATATATTGTGGAACACCAATTGATTTTGGCATCCATGGATCACTGTACTCACCCCAGATTTGACGTAGCCATTGTGTAGATACAAACCACACATCAACAATCTCATCTGATGTGGCTTCACCGATCATCCATGACAACTTAATATCGTCTTTACGACGGGCCCTAAATTGTTTAATAGTACCATCAGCACATGTGATGCGTTTACCATTCCACTCAGCATGAAACTTATGATAAGGACCGTCAACACAACCGCTATCAGGGGATGTAAAAGTGATACATTGTACTGACGAATCAAGGTAAACTACGTACGGAATCGTAATCTTAGTAATAACAGTAGATTTCCCTGCATTAGTTCCTGCAGGGACAATAGTAATTCGTTGATCGTTGGTCAATTCAGAATCACTTATGGATTTAAAAATCTCATCGTGCAAATATTGTCGTTGTAGTGGGCGCATAAAAGCTAAATCAATCTGCTTTGTTGCAGTTGTTAGTTTTACTGTATTTGGATATAAATGACTCATGTAATTTCCTTACAAATTAAAATAAGATTATAGCAGATGTTGACTTTATTGTCAACTTATTATTTGAGTTGTATTTTTGCAACATCAAGTCGTGCAAAAACACTATCACCAAACTTCCAATTTTCAGGCATACTTGTTTGCATGTCCAATTCATTATCAAGCAATTCAGCTTCCTCAGTGGTAATCAATACAATAGCCAAATTGTTTTTAATCATTTGTGCTACTTCAGTTACACTACATTTTTCCATAGTCATTGTAACTGCTTGATTGTAAATCAAAATACAAGGAACAATATGTTCACGATAAGTATTCTCTTTAGTACGCTTTACTGATTCACCAATTGTAATTAAGTGGTCAATACTATCACCTTCAAGTAATGACCTAGTATTCTCTAAACCAAATCCATCTTCGCTATCAATAAAATACTTGAAACGTTTGGCAATCTTTTCAAAGATATTACGTTCAGATACTTCACGTGGAATAGGCTTAATAGCTTGACCACGTACCTTTCGTACAATAGTTTCAATAGCTTCAATTGTACCTACAATGACCCAAAAGTTTTCAAGTACATTACCGTCAAAAGGAATGTTGATAAAGTCTTTGGCATCTTTACGTTTTTCGGAACGTTTACCTGTTTTTTCAGTAAATCCTTGAGCTAGGATTTGTTTACGCATTTCGGCAACATCTTCTGGACGTGCAAGCCAGCCCACGGTATAGTGGTTCTTTTTAATTTCACACTTTACACCGTTGTTGGTGTATAGTACGCAGTTGTTTTGTTCTTCGTAAACACGTTCGGTATACCCACGTTCTTCACATGAGTTTTTGAACAGTTTGAATGATATAGCTGCCATAATCTGATCCGTTGTGCGATTTAATACTTAATTATAGCACCCTTTCCATTAATTGTCAACTATAGAAATGTTGTATTTAAACAACACTATTTCAGCTTACCTCAGTGCGGCCATTGCCTAAATCCTTAGTACGGATAACCCTAGCATCACGACCTTCTGTGCGGTTCTCCGGATCAGCTACTTGCTGTTCATACATCTCTAATGCCACATTGCGACATACTGTTTGAAACCACCGATCAACTATGATAACATCAGTATCATCATCTCGTTGTCTATAACCTGCTTTAATAAGATTCAATACAAATTTGTCATTGAAATCTAAATCAAATGCACCATCATTGATATTTTCAGGATTGATTTCTACTTTAGTAATGGCAATGTATGGTTCACTTGCCGCCGTAGCTTTTTCTTTTTCTGTAAGTTCTGTCTTAGCTTTAACTTGTTTAGTCTTAGGCTCTTTCTTAGCAACAGGCTTAACCTCTTGCTTTTTGAATAAGTTTTTTATTTTGTCAAACATTTGTATCTTTCGTATAGTTTAAAGCTGGCAAGATTCTTTGCCTTTGATTCACACATCATATCAAAGTTATCAATAAATGTCAATGCCCAATCGTTCACAGCATCGTTCCAATAGTAATCACTATGTGCCCGAAGTTTTTGTTTACTGTGACCTGCTTCAATCAACGCATCATGGGCGGGACGTTCATTTCGGGCGTGTTCAACAAGACAATCTTCCCTACTAACAGAATAATGTAAAGTAGGGCGAACGCCACGCCAACTGTCAATGACCCTTTTAACACGGTCATCAGTAGGTTCGATGTATTCTCCCTCACGAATCCAGTGATGGTGAATGTCCATGACCGTAGGTACGAGGTCAGATAATGATAAGCAGTCAGTAAGTCCATGTGTGTATTCCTCATTTTCTAGTGTAAGTGTGTTTCTCGCTTCTGGCGATAATCTATTGTACACATCCCTAATGCCTTGTGGGCCTCTACGTCCCGAGATATGTACATTTACTTTGAAGTCTTGAAATGTCTTGCCATAGCCCATAAAACGAACCATGTCACAATGATATTCAAATTCTTCTATACTCTTATTTACTACCTCATCACGGTCACTCGCTAAAACTACAAACTGGTCTGGATGAAAACTAAGACGTACATCATTGGCCCTAGCTGTTTCACCAATGGGTGCAAACCATCGCTGTAAACTGTTTTGTACATCAGTTGAATGCCAAAATTCTTTGTACCCATCCATTGTATAGAAACTGAGCATATCACTAGTCAAACGCAACATACGTAATTCTGGATCAAGTGTGGCAACTTTTTTAACAAGTGCGTGTGTATTCATAATATTGCGTTTAGCAACATCCATAATCTTTTCTTCTACTACACTACGATTATTACGCTTTGCCCATGCTTGTGTAGTTCCGCCCGTGTTAAGACCTTCGGCTGAAACAATCTCACCTTTCTTGTTAATTTCTGCCCATTTGCAAGCAAAGCCGATGCGTTTGATAGATTGATTTGTCAAAGTAATAGTCCAAAATGATAAATAATAGATATAGTGTAGCATACCTACGCAATAAAGTCAACTATTTACGGATAACAAAATGAGATTTACCGAAATTATATCAGAGAATGTCAGTACCAGACTGAAAGACCTAGCAAAAATTGCTACTAATATGCCAGACGCTGACTTTTGGTTAGTACGTAAGGGTAGTGATAAAACAGTGGGCAAGCCTGTTAAAGAATTTGATCCTTCAAGGATTGGTGTTAAAGTTGTACGTACAGATGTTATTGACCCAAACTATCTTTATTATGCAATGATGAATTTACACAATCAGGGGCACTTTGCCCGTCTAGCAAATGGTACAACTAATTTAGTTAATATTACTGTAAACGATATTGCTAATATTCCATTAGGTCAACAAAACGAATCATTAAATGAACTTGCACCTAGTACTGGTGGCGAGGGTGATAGCAACTATTTAAAAACATTGGCTAGAGCATGGTACAATATGGAATGGGAGATGTTGGGGGACCTGGTCAAACAAGGAAAAAATCCATTAGAACATAGAATGAAAGTTCAAGACGCTATTGAAAATATGCTAGAACGCGGTATTCATTGTCCTGACGGCAAAGTTAGAAAATACTTTATCGGATATAATGCTGAGTTTGATGGAGTAGAAATTCAAAGTAAAGAACACTATGAATACGGTGACAATGATGATGCTGGAAATGACATTGATGGCCGTACTGGTAAGCCTTGGGGACCTTATGATGCTATTGAGTTCGCTGGGAATGAGTTAGATGAAAGTGTAGCGGAAGGCGAGAATTGGTCAAAACACAATAACAAACGTGTAGGTGGAATGAGTAAAAAGTCTGTAAAGAGTTATCGCCGTAGTCATCCTGGTAGCAAGATTCAAACAGCGGTTACTACTAAACCTAGCAAACTTAAAAAAGGCAGTAAGGCTGCTAAACGCCGTAAATCATTCTGTGCTAGAATGAAGGGCATGAAGAAAAGCAGAACAAGTGCCAAGACAGCAAGAGATCCAAATAGTAACATTAACAAAAGTTTGCGTAGATGGAACTGCGAATCTATTGAGCAAATGGAAGAATTACTAATGCTTGCCGAACAAATGGTAGCAAAGGCTAGAAAAGAAATACTATGAACTTTACAGAATTATTTGAGGGTGCGACACCCAAATTACCGGGTGCTGTAGGTGGCATCAAAGTTATGAGTATGGATCAATTCCTTGCTCAATCAGGTGATGAACCGGAAGAAAAAATAGATGAAATGTCTTCCGAAGAATTAGATAAAATGTCCCCTGAACAATTAGCACAGTTTACACATAAGGCTAGAACTGATAAATCTAAAATAGATCCTAAAACAATTGATCAGGCTTATGGTAAAAGTATGTCTATAATGTTCCCTGATAGTGATAAACGTGGTAAACCATCTACACAACATAAACAACACGGTGTGAATGAAGCTGACATTAGCCGTAGAGGGTTCTTAAAAGGTATGGGCGCGGCAGCCGCAACGGGCGCAGCCGGTGAAGCTTTATCAAATACTACAACTGAAAATATTGGTGAATGGAGCGTAACTATTAGAACATCAAAATTTGATAAAAAAGATAAAGAAATTATGGCATCTAATAATACTAATGACCTTTTTCTTCATTGGATAAATTATGGTGGTTTACGGTTAACATTTAAGTTAGGACATGACTATAATTTTCAGCCAAATACTGAATTCAAGTATATGTTGAATAATAATACCAATACTATTAAAACCATTCCTGTAACTATTTCTAATAGGGGTAGAGTAGATTTAACCCATGCCCTTGATAAAATTGCTAATTCAAATGTTTTAACAGTGAAATTTACATGGCAAAACCCAACTGGTAAATTTGGAACTACATCCGAGAGGGATATTTCATTAAATGGTATTAGTAATATTATTTCATTAATAAAAAAACAAGGTGTAAATGAAGCAACAAAACTCCCAGCACAAACACGTGAACTAAAAGGTCAAGAACTAGAAGATTACTTAGATAGAATTCGTAATCGTGAAAAGGGTAAAACAGACAAATATAAACTACCTTACATACATCGCTCAAGTGTAGTCAAATACTACAATGAAGAAGGTAAACGCTACGATACAGACCAAATCAAAACAGCATTAGGTGTTCGCCCAAAGAAACTTCTTAAACAAAATGAGAAGATGAAACATTCTAATGGTGAACTAGAACAATTTTATAACATTGGCTTTGCCGCATTAGTTGGTATCGCATTAGATGAAGGTACAAACGAACTTATAGTAGTTAATACATGTCCAGGTGCCGGCTCATGTAAAGTGGATTGTTTTGCTATGAAGGGCGGTAAGGTTCAGTTTGAAGGGCCATGGTTAAGCGACGGAAGAATACTAACTTTCTTATTGAATGATCCAGATGGTTTCTTCAATCAATTAAGTAATGAAATTACAAAAGAAGAAAAATCAGCACAAAAAGGTGGTTACAATCTAACTATTCGTTGGCATGATGCTGGTGATTTCTTTAGCCCAGAATATATGGATTTAGCATTTAAGTTAGCTGCCTCTCATCCTGATGTTAAGTTCTATGCTTATACAAAAATAGCAGATGCGGCATTAGGTCAAAAGCCAAGTAACTTTATTGTTAACTGGAGTGAAGGTGCAAGTACTAGTCAAGAAAAACAAGTTAAACAACAAGACCCGCAATTAGATGTTACAAAAAATAGTCGTATTGTTCCTAGTAAGTTATTTTATGACTTATTAAAGAAAGATGAGACCGGTAAGTTAGATAAGACTGCTGATGGTGCATGGCAACCAAAAGATGCGGCAGCATTAGACGAATTAAAAGACAGATTAGCACAACAATATAACTTAAAACGTGATACTATCATTGATTACAATGAGATGATGGCTACTCCTCAAAAGAATAACATTAAGAAATGGAATGTTATTATTGCCCCGGGTGAGGGTGATATCAGTGCTAATAGACAAGATGTATTGTCAACACTATTATTGAAACACTAATGAGAGCAAGTGAATTTTTATCAGAAGCCGTAGGCGGAGACTATGTTTATCATAGTGTATCACAACCTAATCAAATCTGGAACATACTCAGAAAAGGTGTGATACAACCACACTTATCTGATACAGATGAAGAAGGTGGTTGGGAGATACCAGTAATCAGCGCAAGTAGAAATCAATATTATAGATTCCCGTATGGCGGCGGCAGTATTCAACTTGTACTAGATAGAAATGCATTACGTCAAGCTGGATTCAAAGTAATGCCATTCTCTTATATGCAATTCTATAATCAACCTGATGGTACGGGTCCAACAGCTAGTAACCCAATGTATAAACAAGAAACAGAAGAACGTATCTATCATCCGAGAGGTATAGGGATCCCTGTTAAGAAACCATATGTTGTGGGCATTCAGATACGCAAAGAGTTAATGAATAAAGTTCCAGAAGGTCTATTAAAATTGATTAGTGATAGTGGCTTAGAATTAACTGCTATGAAAGATGATCCTACTAATAAGGGAACGTTCTCACGTAAGTTAGCTAAACCACCATTGAATAGTAAACATTACTATAAGCCAAATGAAGTTCAAATCGTAGCAAGGAGAGACAATCCAGATGGATATACATTATGGAGTGCTACACCTGATGGCTTAATCTTGCCTATTGGTGATACCGGTGAGTTTAATAAGGCTGGTTTGACAAAAGAAAAAGCAATAGATGCATTTAAGAGATTAACAGGTGGTAATCCAAAAGAAGTTCAAAACGTTATTAAATTTGATGGTCCGTTTAAAGCAAATTATTACCACAATGAATCCGGCGGTCCAAGAGAACTATACAACTGGGTTCCACCTATTGTAAAAACGAACAATGAATTAGCTGAAGCTATTAGTCGTAGAGACCTGCTTAAAGGTGCAGCAGGTGCTGCCGCATTAGGTGCTACTGGTTTAGCTAAAGCAGGTGAATATCAAGATTTAGAAACTATAAAAAAACAACCTGACGTTTGGATGCCTAGATTTGAACAACTGCAACAACGCAGTAATGGTATGCTGGGTAAGTTAATGCGAGCCGCCGGACCAGAATGGGCACAAAGACTGCAGGGGACAAAAGTTCTTGTTACGTCGAATGACCAGTGGGTTCAAGGAAATGCTGATACTCGTAATGTCAGTCTTGACCTAACTGTGTTTTGGGATGCTCCTGATTCTACACTGGCATTTGCTATTGCACATGAACTGGGACACATTGCCCTAGGACACGGTTTTCAGCCTGATCCCGGGAAAGCACGTCGGGAAGAAATGGATGCTGACGACTTTGCTATTAAGTTATGTAGGGCTTTAGGTTACAACAAAGTTGAGATGTTTAAGTTCTTGCACCAAAAACAATCTGATTACGACTTTTATAATAGTATAACTAAACTTCCCAATAGCTCACATCCTAGTTATGACCAACGAATCAAACGTGCAGACCAAAAAGGATTTCAGTTATCAAAAGGTGGTGTTCAACAAATGAATACCTTAATGACACATTTAGCTTAAACTTTCAATAACTCTTCCATAGAGTAAAGATTACGCATATAAGGTGACACATTGGCTAGTACACTACTAGGTAAATCACCCTTTCTTCTAGTGCCGTATTTTACTGTAAAGTCACAATTATTTACTTTTTGAAATAAATCAACAATATCTTGTACCGTATATCCTACACCATGTCCTAGACATTCAACACTATTACTAGGCTTCTCAATAGCTTGTTTTATTGCATCACATATTTCATTAACATGAACATAGTCACGTACACAAGTACCGTCAGGTGATACATCATAATCATTACCATATATAGTAAATACGCCTGTATCACGTGCTTCCATTAGTTTGTACATTAAACCATCAGGGTTGGTTGGTTCATAACCATCACTTCCGATAACGTTATAGAATCTAAAGATAGTATAATCTTGTTGTTTATGTTTTGTACAATATTCTCTAACTACATCTTCAGCGGCTCGCTTGCTGATACCATAAGCACTAGAACAATCTTGTGCGGCGCCTGTACTAGCAAAGATAAAGTTCTTTGTCTTTATTTTATTAACTACATTCATTGTACCATTTAAGTTAGTGATATAGTACTTGATAGGTATTTGTTCACTCTCACCCACACGTACTAATGCCGCTAAATGAATTACACAATCATATTCTATATCACCTGGGATAGCAAATTGTCTATTGATATCACAGCGATAAAACTCATTAAGTGGTGCCTGTGGTTCATCAATATCTAAACCATAAACTTCATAATCATTAGCTAACATCTTAGATAGATGTGAACCTATGTATCCTGAACAACCAGTAATTAAAATCTTTTTCATAATCCCTCAAATAGTGATAAACTTTCAACTTCTTCTATTGGTTCAAAACTAGGATCTTTTGTTAAATATGTGTCGTCATCAGTATAGATAACTCTAAACTTATGTTTATTGGTTAAAACACTGCGTACATCATCAATACATATAATACTACGGTTTAAATCACTAATGAAGTCAACAAGTTTAACTGTATTTTCATTACATATCTTTGCAGTATTTGTGTTAGATTTTTTAGGTTCAAAGTCATTAAAACAGTTGTTCCATTTATGAAAGACAGTAGCTTCTTGTTCTTGTGCATGTTGCAATGATCCCAAGTTATACCATCTTTCTGCTTTTTCAAAAATATCGTACAATTCTTTTGCTTTTGATGCCATATCTTTTTTAGTACAAGTGTAAAAGAAATCTTTGTTAAAGTTATTAGTCCAACGTTGATTTTCTAATACTAATGTAGGTAATTGAATATGTTGTTCATAGAATGCCATACCATAACTCTCAACAATACTAGGATTGAATGCAATTCTAGCACTTGTCATAAAGTCAACTTTTTCTTGACCTACAATACTAGCACGAACATCATACTTGACACCTAATTTTGATAGTCGTTCTTCAAACTTCTTAACACCGTTTGGACTAGTCATAACTTTTGCAGGTAGTTTTGTTTGTTCAATTAAATCAATAAACAATTCAGGATTCTTACCTTCTTCCCATCTACCTACAAACAATATACCTTCACGCGGATTGTGATATTCTTTTAATAGACTAGACTCGGTGATAGGAATAGGTAAATGAAATACTGTGTCACCAATACTAACTTGATTAAATTTACTCTGTGTACCAACTACAATACCATTCATATCTAATTGTTTACGCATCATTTCATTTGTAGAATACAAAAAGGGATTTTTTGTATCTTTAAAGATTTGACTTTCTAAGTGTGTGTATGCAATCACTTGAATAACATCTTCAAGTCCCATAGTACTTGCTACTTGTACAGTTTCGTAGGTGTTACATATCAATGCATCATATAGATTATGTTCTAATGCTTCTACAATAGCTGTACGGAAGTTAGCCATTCGTTCATAACAAAATGTATCTCCATACATAAAGATACTGCTGTGATCGGTATATTTTAATGATTCCAATGGAGCAATAATATTTGCTTTTATAGATTTAACAAACTCAGTATTTTGTGGTTCTTTATCCGTAATGATATCAACTTTAATATTATGTTGATTCATTAATTCGCAAAAACTTTTAGTAAATTGCCCTATTCCCCCGTGCGGGATGAGGGTTTGATAGCTTACTAAAAAGCCAATTCGTTTATCGTATGTTCTCATTTTTTCTTAGTTTCATCTATAGTAGGTACATCTTGCCATTCAGTCCATTCACGTTTTTTAGTAAAACTACCGTTTGTAGTAGTTCCGCTATAGTCTGTAACTTCAAGTTGTGTTCTATATTGTAACACTTGTTCAGGTCCGTCCCAACCACTTCGGACAAGATATCTTAATTCATACATATATTTACCTTTTTAATAACCACATAATATGGGCATTCTTATCGTGCCACTTGTGTTCAAATACGGGCTCACCTGGCCCTGTCCACATTGCTGTAATTCTATAACCATATTTTAACCAAATTAACTTACCTGTTAACACGCATCTTTTAGGCAACCATGCAAACTTAAGAGTTGATCCTAGACCTCTCATTAATGCATTGTTGTAAAATACATCATCATCTATTGGATAATCTAACATGGAACTATCTTATGTTCCCCATTCATTCTTAAACAACGGCACTTGTAATCTATCACTATAACGATAACCACGATTCATTGCTTCAATAGCAACATTTTTTGCATTTAAATTATAAACAGATTCTACACCACCGCATGGCATAAAGTATACTGGACCTCTAAATCCACCAGTCCGAAACGCTTGTACGGCTTTATCTGCTTCTAATGCATCTTCTTTAGTAGCAATCACAAACTTTAAATACACAAAGCCTACAGTTTCATATTGACGAATGATATCAGGACAAATTGCGTCTTCCCACTTCTCACCACTGATACTTAGTTTAGGACTAACACTAAATGTTAATGCATTCTTTTCTCTATTAATCTTCCACTTCTGTAGATAGATTGATAGGTCTTGACTTAGTTCTTGTGTACCATTAGTTTCAAAAGTAATCTCTTTTAATGCTCTCATCTTTTCGTTTGAAAGTAATTCAGGATAAGACCTTTGCCAACCAAGTAGAGGCTCTCCACCAGTGATAACAAGGTGCTCATCCATCCAGCGACTGTGAGGAAGCATAGCCATAATGCTGTCAACAATATCATCGGTGCTACGCATAGGGCTAAGATGCTTAAACCTAGGATCCCAACTAGCATAACTATCACACCCTGTACTAACCAACGGTAATTTTTTATAATCATCATAATAGTGAACCCTTGCGGCAATATCTTCTACTTCTTTACTTACTTGACCTTTAGGCATGCCAAAGCCTGCACAGGTAAAGTTACAACCAAATGTTCTTAGGAAAATACTTGGTACACCGATATATCGGCCCTCTCCTTGTATACTATAAAATAGTTCTGAAATTTTTAACTGTGCCATTACTCAAACTCTCTATCTTCTCTGTGACCACTACGGCCTGCCATATTGCTATCAGTCTCACGTACTTCTACTCTACAACACCAAACACGTTTAGCTTCTTCACTACCGCAGTTAGGTAAAAAGATTGTATTAACATATTCGTATAAAAAGTCTGAAATACCTTCACAACCAGTACGTTCTACTTCTGTAATCTTTGCTAGTTTCAATCTACCTAGTTCTAATAGATGTTCACGCATTGGGTCATCTTGTGCGACTAGTAGAGTATGGTCAAACCATTCTTCTAGTTTATCTTTAAGTGGGCGTAATCCACCAAAGTCAGTTACCCAGTTACGGGCATCTAATGTATCAGCTTCAAACTCAAAGTGAAAACTCATAGCATATCCATGAATTAAGTTACAATGACTGTCAGCACGCCATTGACGATATGCTACAGGACCTATTTGTCTGTATGTTTTTGTTGAAAAGAATTTTTTGTTTGCCATTGTGTTCTCCTATGTTATATTATAGCATAGGACGCAGAATTTGTATACCGGGATGAGCCCAAAGAGACCGGTTATCTTATTTATTAAGAGTATTAATAATTTGGGCATCAGCTACCCGTTTACGTAAACTTGAACTACTGAAACTGTGGTCACGACCATTAAACACAAGTTCAATGCCACGCTCTCCGCCTTCATATCTTCCAGTAAACTCTTTCTCAGCATATTCAACACCCAAAATGCGAACATCTAATGGTAGAATAAGTAATAAGTCTATAAGGTCCTGTTCAGTTTGATATACAACTACTTCATCTACATAACGGCAAGCCGCAAGTTGAATCTGTCGTTCTACGATACTTTGAATAGGTTTATTCTTAGTATCAGGACGATCAATAGTCGGGTCAGTTTGTAGTCCACAAATTAAGTAATCACAATGATTCTTTGCTTCACTTAACATAGCAATATGACCTGCGTGAAGTAGGTCAAATGTACTGAAGGTAATACCAATTTTCTTACCGTCTTGTTTAAGTTTCTTAATGTGATTAAAAATCATTTTGAAAGAGTTCTCCACATCTTAGTTTGCTCATGTTCTTTTAAGAATTCATCCTCACCTGCAAATGTAGGACTATCAGCCATAATCTCATCTAATAGCCATTTAATACGATGTAAATCTTTTTTGATTTCAAATTGATTGTAACCATCATTGTAGTTACTATGTAGTTCTACACCAGACATATAGATTTGATGATGTACACTATTGTAATCCATTTGTTTACGCATTCCCATTATTCAACTCCCATAACTCAAGAGCCTTTGCAGGATATATTTGAACAGAACCTTTTTCTGTATGACTTTCAACTGCATATCCTTCAGGAGTTAACTCAGTTGAATATGTACCTACTACTTTACCGTGCCATTGTGAACCTGATACTTTTTTAACCATATCACCTAATTTAAACTTCATTTGCAACCTTTGTTAGCAATCTGTAAGAACTCTTGTCGTGCCGCTGGATCAGATTTAAATCCTCCACCTAAACGACAAGTAACAGTACTAGATCCTGTATCCTCAACTCCCCTGCTTTTAACGCAATAGTGTTGGGCATCAATCATAACTGCAACATCTTCTGTATCAAGGATGAACTGTAAGGTGTGAAAAATTTGCTCTGTTAACCTCTCTTGAATCTGAGGTCTTTTGCTAAAATATTCTACAATACGGTTGATCTTACTAAGCCCTAATACTTTTTGTTTAGGGACATAAGCTACAGTAGCCAATCCATCAATTACTACAAAATGATGTTCGCAGTTAGATTGAACATTAACATTACGCTCTACAACCATTTCGTTGTATTGCATCTTGTTGTCAACTGTTGTACATTTTGGGAATGCTTCATAGTCTAGCCCCCAAAAGATTTCCCCTACCATCATTTTTGCAACACGTTTCGGGGTTTCAATTAAACTATCATCAGATAAATCTAATCCCAATGCATTCATTATATCAGTGAATTTTGCTTCAATGATATCAATTTTATCAGTACGGCTCAATCCGTTAGGATTTGTAGGTGTTTCTACACCCATCTTTACCAAATATTCATGTACTTGTTTTCCCAACTCCGAGTCTGCTTTGTTTTTATTAAAACTCATTTTAAATTCCTTTTGATATGTTGTGTGAAATTACCTAAATCCCAATCTCTTTGGCAGCAAATACAACTTACTTTTTTGCCTTGCAATTGAGGTCCTGTTCCTCTTATTTTAGCAATTTTACTATATAGCTGTCTAGAGCTTTCGGATCTTATTTTACCTGTATTTGCCCTAGAAATTTTTAAACTTGATTTAGGGGTGTGTGGTATGTTTTTTCTAAAAGAATTACCTTTTATTTTTTCTGATTGTGATAATCTTCCGGCATCATTTTCTTTCGTCTTACCTAAATTACGCAACCGCAATTTTTCTTGATGTTTGGCTTTTCTTTCAGGTGAATAGTTTTTGATTGTTTCAATTCGTTTTGCAGTAGCCTCTGGCCCTAAATCACCACCATAACCACCTTTGGCAACATTATATCCGTGTTTACTTACATGAGTTCTTAGTCTCTGAATAGTGGGTTCTTCTAGTCCACTGATAACTTTTCTATCCTGATTTTCTTCTAAAAGATTAATTGTAAAAGAATTGTATCCATACTTTGCAATAGCGTGATGTAATGGATATTTGGGTTTTATTGAGTTAGAGATATGGACATTCCATCGTTCAGTTATGGAAAGTTTAGTGATACCTATATACGATTTTCCGTTGACCGTATTGGTTATTTGATAAAGTTTATACATATGTTCCTTTCAAAGCATCTATCGTTAATGCTCAACGAGACCTAGGTCTATATTGTTGCCTTTATGCAACATATGTATTTATCATTTTGTTTTAGCAACTGATTTTTTTGATTTAGCCTTAACTGCAGGCTTTGTATTGGCAAGTTTAGCACTAGCACAAGCTTCACGTACTTCATTGACTAGTGCGTCCCAATCCCATAGTAACTCAGTGTGCCCATCTTCAAATGTTTTTACTGTTAGATGAGTTCCTTGATTAATTTTAGGCCATTGCTCGTTATCTATATTCTTTAATTTACGTGTTGCCATAATTTTCCTTTGAGTTAGTAAGTATAAGTTCTGCGGAATATGCATCTTCAGATCCTAGTTGAGGACCAAACTTACCCTCAACAAAACTATTAAATCCTAATACTCGTCTATCTATATTAGATGTGTTTGAGTGTGCTTCATGGACTAGCCAACTTGGAAATATGATTAAACTTCCTGTAACAACTAACCCCTTCCAAGACGGAGAATTAAACATATTCATTTCGGTATGTTTAAATGAAAATCTAAAATCTTCAAAAATCCTAGAACGATGTGAAATTTCTAAAGGCGAATTACCATCAGCTTCCAGATAAAATACACCACTTAGCATAGAATTTGGGTGTCTATGTGAATGATGTTTTTCACCCATTTGATTCCTTGTTGTCCAGGAATTTGTAATATAGAATTTCTGTTCTTCTACAGCTACAATATTTTTTGCATAATAATCTAATTTAAATTGCAAAAAACTTTTTAAATTTTCTAATCCAGGTAAATCTAAAACATATGTATTTTTAGAAAGAGCATTTCCATAATTGGTTCGCTCTTCCAAAGAATATAAAATATCTTTTTCTTTTTGTGAAACACGATATTCTGTTTTATATTCGTACATCACCGGAGTAGAAAATAATGGTAAAACATTAATTTCACTCATAATGTTGTTCGATTAAGCCTTAGCTTTTGCTTCTGCACGTGCGGCTTTTTCTGCTGTAATTTCATTACGGCGAGCCTTAACTGCTTTAGCTAACTCTGCTAATGCTTTACGGGCACGTGTACCAGCGGCTGCATTGCCTTTGTTAAACTTATCGTTCTCGGCATTGTATGCTGCCAAGCTTGTTTCAATATCATTTTGTGCGCTCATTTTGTTTCCTTTAAATGTTATGAGTATTTTGTTTCTCTTGTGTATTTACGATAGTCGTTACTCATACGTAAATATTGTTCCCCGTTGCCTTCCATAATATCACAGATACGGTCAATAGTACCATCATTGTAATTACTAATACGACCTTGATAGTTATGTGGTGCTACTAACAAATTTTGCAATTTAGACATAGCATCATCAATACTCCAGGGAATATATAATCGTGTATTATCATTAGCAAACGTTTCCGGGAATGAACGATATGCTGGATATAATACATTACAACCCAATGTATCTGCTTCACTAACTGTATTACTTACCCAGTCTTGCAATGCACAGTTAAACAATACTCTTGTGTCATTTAGTAATTCATAATATGCATTCTTTTCTAAATCTTCATAGATAACTAGTTTACCTTGACTTTGAAGTTTTCGGGTACGTTCCATGTAACTTTCGTTATTACTTTTTAACTTGCTACCACTGAATACGCAGAACTCTACTTTAGTATTAGACCTAGCATAAAATGCTTCAATCAAATCCATATAGAAATCAGGTTGTTTCTCTTGATCCCATCTTGCTGAAAATGCTACACGCATTTTACGTTCATTGAAGGGTTTTAACGGACCTTCAATCCGATTACGAACTTCATCCTTACCAAATGCAAGACCGCTAACGTTATATAATGGAGCCTTCCAACCAGCAATCTTCATATGCATAATCATTTCTTCGTTGGTAGCTAATACGCCATCAACAAATGAATCAACCATCTTTTCATAGTGACCCATGAACTCACTCATACCCCATACATGTACGAAATCATCCGGATCAATTGACTGAGCAAGACAACGGACAAATATACGAGGACGCAGATTAGCAGGAACTTGCTTAAGTATATAAGGCAAACTTTCAATACCTGGTTGAAACATATCTTCAAAGTAGACAATATCTTCATTACTACATTCTCCTGCCTTCATCATTTTAACTAAATTCATTAATTGACTCATGCCAAAGTATGTACGACCATGAGCATCTAATACTTGTCCTGTAACAATAGCTTGATCATTACTTAATGTTTCGCCGGGAACGATAACATAGTTAATACCTCTACGTTTAAAGACACGTTCATTCCACTCTTGTAATTGCAAAGTGTAACGTGCTTTATAAGGTTCAAGCCCCATGTAAAACAGTTTTCTCATGGACGTGCGTCTTCCTGCCATTGATCTTTAGCCCACTTGCCAGTTACTGCCTTACTAAATTGACGATATGCAAAGCTACGCATATCATATAGTGTTGATTCATCAAACTTGTATCCGAAATCTTGACAGAAAGCTAGATAGTTTTCTAGATCCTCAAAGATTTGTTGAACACGTGGGTTAGATTGTTGTTTTGCCATTTTTATTTCCTTTTAAATAGCGAGTTTATGTAAATTTGTTGTTGTGTTATAGACAATATGAGCACCATTCTCATTATCTTCTGATACTTGAATAGCGATACTACGATCTGGATACCGAGTTGCAATAACTTCATAGAGGTCATCACTAATCATTTCACAACTTTTGTAATCCAATTCTAGTATGCCTTGAGAATATTGATTCTCTAACCATCTTTTAAACTGAATAAACTCAATATCACGGTCGTTGTGAAATACTTCAATAGCCACATCAAAATGAAAGATGTGTCTATGTGGAGTAGCTAAAAAGCTAACATCATACTCATCACCTGTAGCAAGTGATGGGTCTGTTGCTGCCGCTGGGTATTTGTGAATACCTTCTTTTTGAAAACGCACAAAAATTGTACGTAATGCTTTATCTTTAATGCGAGAACGTTTCTCTGCCATTGCTTGTTCATGTTGTTCTATCATTTGTAATCCCTATTAAGTGTTGCCCATGTTAACCATTGATGAAATGTATTATACACTAATTCTGCTTCTTTGTCATCCTGATTTACCCGTTTACCACGTATATAAAACCCATCTTTTGCAATACGTAACATTTCATCTGAACCACCAGTAAAGGTAATAATAGAGTCCTGGGTATCACTAGTCATTGTTGATTTTATAGTAAGTGCTGGATTAACGGTCATCATCTAAATCTACTCTTTCATGGTCATGATCCCATTGCGCTCTATTCAATGAACGCAATTCAGTAAAATACTTATCCTTAAGTTCTTTTAAACTTTTAATTTTTTCAATATCAGTACTACCAGACTTCTCTAATTGAAAGATTTGATTCTCAACTAATCTATGTGATTCTTCTAAAGTTTTAATACGTTGTTTATATGGCATATCATTCTCCTAATACCTCATTCATTGCATCATCACTATCTTCTATTTCTTCTTCAAATTTTGGTTTATCTTCTACAATAAATAACCTGTCAAAGCTAGTCATTGCATTAGCAGTTTTCTTACCACTAATTCCCTGACTACCAGATTGAAACTGCATCCAATAACTACTATAATAATCAATTAGGTCAATAGCTTCTTGTTTAGTTTTTTTACTAAAGATTTCATCAATTACCTTACTAAAAAACTTACTACCTTCAAGTTTATGAATAAGCATTTTAGGTACAACACCTTGTTCATATTGACGATTAGCCTCTTGAACAGCATTCATATGCATCCATACATTATGACTTTGAATCAATGTATAACTCAATGTATCCCAACTAGTTTTGGTTTCTTTGTTATGTTGACCTAAAAAACCATGACCACGATAACACATATCCTTAAGCACTAGTTTATCAGTTACTGGACTATCTGTAAATAGATTATGGATACCTTCAGCTAATACAGCATCTCTGTATTTTCTAGTGTCATTGGCATAATCTTTTTTCTCGGCCGTCTTTTCCATACTGTATGACCATTTTTTATCATGCTCAATATTAGTATTGAAATATGCTAATCCTTTAGCCGCACTATAGAATGGGCTTGCACAATCAAATGTAATCTTAAGTTTTGGGTTATGATATTTACGAATAGCTTTTTGAATTTCAGTAAACAAGACAGCATACTCTAAAATACTTGTACCCAAACAATGAATTAAATCATGTTTATCTTCTACTAACAATCCATCATGTATAATATCAATCATACGTGTTAGCATTAAGTGTGGATCAATTTTGTTTTGACCACCAAATGCCCAACCATTAAAATGATTATCTGGATAGATATTTGGATCGCAATACTTTTTCATCTCATTATACCAATCGTTTGATTGTGTATGTGTACGACCTTGTAATACGTTTAAGAATTTACATTTGCCCGAACGATTGTTAATGAAGTATTCGTTATTGATATGAGTAGCTTTAACTGCATCTGCAATAAATTGAATTCCATGAAGACTTACTCCACTACCCGGAATATCATTACCATGTACATCTTTTTCAATTGTTTTAGGATCCTTCATATGAAAGGTAGTTAATGATTGTGAAGGAATATCAAGGACCATGCCATAGTCCATGTATGTATCCATCCAGTTCAATACTGCTTTACGCTTTATCATAGCTTTAGGGCAATTAGGATCTTTCCAATCAGCTGGCCATTGTCCTTTAAGAATTTGAAATCCACCAGAGTCACCCAACATAAATGTACCTTCTTCACGTTCTCTAATGATTGATTCACTAGCATCGTCTTTAGTAGTATCTAAGTTAGCATGACCAGCAGAGTATAGTCCCCATTTATAATAATAGAGACCTTCTTTACTATTAAGAAAGTTTAGTTTCTCTACATCACCGTTAAATTTTGCAGGGATACGTGCAGGGTCAAAATATTGTTCACCCTTACGTTGCTTACCTAAACCAGAAATATAAAAACTACTGACTGCGGGTAAAAACAATGCCCAATCAGGGCTTTGCTTTGCTGATAGATTATCTTGTTCCATTAAACTCTTACTTCTTCTTTAATCAATGTTTGAACAATACGAACTTGTTCTTCTTTGTCTCTGATTTGTTCCATCAAATCTTTAATAGTGGGATTTGTTTCTGCTAATTTGTTGCGCTCGGCTTCTTCTAGCATTTTCTTTTTAGCCCACTCTAACAATCTAACTGTTTCATCATTTAAGTTTATACTAGCATGATGTGCTGAAAGAATAATCCAAGTACTACCGTCATACACTTCTACATTCTGATTATTGGGGTTATATCGCATATTACCCACACCAGGACTATTGCTATAGTTACCTATATAAGTAGATCCAGGATTGCCACCTGATACTGTTAGAAAAGGACTGCTAGTACTTAAACTTTTAATCATTTTGCTTGTGCTGGGAGTAAGTAACGATATGTTGCAAGACCACTATCAACTGTAACCTCTGCCGCTCCTGCATCAGAAATACGAACAGTTTTGTCACCTGGAAGATCCATAATACTTAGAAATTCTTTAACAGGCCACATCCATGCTTTAGCTAATGAACCAGTAACACCTGGTTGAAACACAAAGTTACCACTGTGAGTTGACGGGTCTCCAAAGAAAATCTTCAAGTCACCGTTTTCTGTTTTAGTAGTAAAGTTCTTTTCTTCACTATTAGCACTTGCTTGACGTTTCAATCGTTGAATGCCAGCAATAGAAGGTTCAAATTCTACATTCCAAGTAGCACCTTTAAATGTAACTGATTTGACTTTTTCTTCAACAATAGCTTTTCCCATTAAACGATAATCGTTAATGAAATCACCTGCTTTTGTTTCAAAGTGAATATTAGCAGGAGCATTTGGGTCATCACGTGTTCCACGAACAACATTGATTTTAGCATGTTCATCATAATCTTCAAAGCTTAAAATTGTTTTTAGCTTGCCTAAGTTAGGCATACCAAAAGTACCAATAAACTCTGCGTTAGGATTTTTAAATGCACCACTAACAATTACACTTTTATCTTCTGCAATAGCATTTAGTGTCGTCTCTGTGTCAGTACCACTGACTTTAATTAAATCAATACAGCCTAAGCCATGTGTATATTGAATTAAATCTTGTAAATTATCTTTCATGTTTTTTCCTTTGTTTAAACTATTTAGGTAGTTATAATGTGTATTATAACGGAATATATTGCGAATAGCAACACCAATTTAACCGAAACTGAATAAATCATCAAATGTACTGTTAGTATCTGTATTGCTACGAATATCCCAATCTAATACACCCAATAAATTATCAATCTTCTCATCTACTAACGTTTGTTCCATAGCCTGATCATCAAATGGTAACTCAGTAAACCATTGTGGTAATCTTAATTCATCAACAGGATAAGCTATTGATGTAAATCCTAATGGATTACTTTTAAGTTTACATACAACAACCTTCATACCATCAATAATCTTTTGACTATAGTTGTCTCCATTTACTTTGCGTAAATAATTGTAGTTCAATGCCGCTCTAACGTGACCGGGCATATTAGCACGACCTGTACTACTTTTTGCTTCTAAATCACCATACATCGTAAGTTTGTTTACGCCTTTAGGTGAACCTTTAGTCCAACTATCTTGTGCAGTTAAGATACGTTTGAAATCCTTTACGGCTTCAATCACATCATCACGACCTTTACCTTGTTGTAAAACCATTTGTAGTACATTCATTAAAAACTCTTGTACATACTTAGGTGTGTCTGCACGTTTTAAATCAAGACCCATTGCCTTGATATCACCTGCTACTCCATCTTTATCTTTACGTTTGCCCTCTTTATCAAAAATATTGATAGCATAACGTTTTTTAGTAATAAAGATACTACGATCACCAATCAATTCACGACCAGCTTTGATAATCTCCCCGTTCTTTCTTGGAGCATGAAAAGCACGTTCCATGAATGATGGGAAACTTTCATTTGCTTGTTCAGCAATACCATCATATAAACCGATACAGGTTTCTTTATTCCACTCTAATGCACCAGATTCAATCTGTGGCTTTAGTGTTGGATAAGCTGTAAAATAACAACTGTCAGTATCACCATACACAATAGCATTACCTTCATGCGAATAGATACCTTCAACTGTTTCATTGATAGTACTCATCATATGCTTAACAATTTGTCGACCAGATAGTGTTACTGATTGACCTATACGTTTATCATAAAAACGACAATGTTCATTTAACAATGCACCATATGCTGAGTTAAGTAAAATCTTACGAACAAGTTGTCGTTTGTCGTAGTAATCATACATATCAGTACCATATGCTTCTTTAGCTTGTTTCTGAATAACTTTACGTTCTGTATACCAGCGTGTAAGTAGACCGGGAACAACACCTTCTTTTTCATAAGTAAAGATTGTGCCATTAGCACTTAACATCCAAGGCTTATGACTATCAAATATCATCTTCCAGATTTCTGCCGCACTCATTTCTACACTACGACCATCTTCAAAGTCAATAGTAAGAATTGTACCACGTTCTTGGTTCATAATAGCAGTATACTCTAATGCACCAAACAGATTCTCCCAGAGAATACTTCCTGTAACTGCGTCATCACCTTCTTTGTGACGTTTCTTTTCACTTGCTAATCGCACGCCTTTGTCTTGCATATATTGGTCAGTGATTGTTTGTCTGACCTGAGCAACGATGGTTTCACCTGCCATGTTGAGGGCACGAATAACCGAGGGATAGAGTGAGTTAATGTCAACTGCTCCGACATATTCATGCATGCCTCTTTTCGGCGTAGCAACAAAGGCACCTGCTGCCTGCTGGACATCTTCTTCATTTTCAACCTTTCGTTTTTTATCTGGTACTACTAAGCCACGTTCATGTGCTTCATTAAAAATTGCCATCTCAATCATTGCTACAGAACCCATTACTGTCGGTAATAATACTGTGTTCTCATGTGCAAGTTGATTAGCTAATTCTAAAAACTTAAGTTTGTTGTGAATCTTCACCAACAACATTGTATCTTGTCTGTTGTATTCAATAAACTTCTTAAAGTCTTTGTTATACAGTTGGTCAAGAGTACCTTCATATTGTGTTTTGTTTTCACCTACTTCCATCTCACCGATACTGTCTAGTTTATAACTATGGCGTGATTCATAGTTATACTTTTTGTATAATTGTAGATAGTCTAAGTGAATACGACCTACCAAGTCATAAGTTGTTTCACTCTTACCGAATCGTTCATATTCTCTAGCTTTAGGTAATTGACCCATCAAGCAAAACTTGCGTGTGTCATCTTTACTCATCACTCTAGTAACACGATTGACCATATAGGGTATATCATAGCCTTCTGAGTTCCACCCAGTTAATACATCGGCATCATCTATTAATTGAAAGAAAACGTCAAACATTTCTTTCTCTGATTTGAAAAGCATTGTGTTTTCAAACTCATTAGTGATTTCTTGGGCTGTTTCACTGCTCATATGTTTCGGAGCAATCACTAATGTAATGCATTGATCTAGCCAATCTAAGTAACAACTGATAGCTGTAACAGGATTGAATGGATCACTAGTAGGACTAAAACCCTTTTCAGGATCAAAGTCCACCTCAATGTCAAAGAAGCAAGTATGAAGTTTAGGTGCATCAACCTTAAGATAGTTTTCACTTAGACAACGGAAGACTACTGGCACATCACTCTCAAATAGTTTTTTATTTGAGTGGATGCGTCTTTCTTTTTCAAACTCTTGTCGTTTGCGTGTGCTAAAACGACTGACTGGATCACCATAGATACTACGATGTTTACCTTTGTTATCAGGATAATACAATACATAGTTAGTAGGGTATTCTTTATACAATCGTTTACCCTCAGGAGATCGTTCTACTACATAGATACGGTCTTCGTCTTTACTATGAATAGCATCCACATAACTCAAAGCGTTTTTCCCACAGTTTCTAGGATTGTATTGAGTTCATCGTGATCCTTGTTAGTCTGACCTAATGATGCCTTGTGTGCAATTTTAATTGCTTTCTTTAATGTACTAGCTTTAATTTCCAGCTCATCAGCCACCGCTTTAATAGTGTCATTTAATCCACCATTCAATGTATCAATTTCATGTAGTACATGCATCCCTTCATTTACGATTTGGGTAAGCTTAATTTTTGCCTCACCATTAAACGTTCTGTTATAATCCGACATAGTTTCTCCTTAAATAATTAGTTAGTATACTTGAGTTGTGTAGAGAAGTCAAGTATTTTTTTACCTTCTACGATCTTTTTGACCAAAGTATGTAAACCTGGGTTAACTCGTAATGCGTGTGGCATTAGTTCATTGCGAATGTAATTGCGGATATATTTGTTATTTTTATTAGAGTTATCCTCACACCATTCAATGTTATGACTTTCGCACCAATATATGAAATCTTCTTTTCTTGTAGTTAGAAATGGTCTTAATACATTGTCTCTTGTTAATGGAATGACTTTGGGTGTACCATGAAGACTTGACCAGATATATGTTTCTACGCAGTCATCCAAGTGATGAGCAGTAATAACTGGACCGAGAGTAGCGAAATATTGATATCGTTCTTCTCTCCAGAATTCTTCTTGACTCATTGATTTAGGTTTATCACGATTTAGCACACCTAGATATAATGGTATATTTCTATTTTCGCAGAAGTTAGATACAAACTCTAGTGATTTATTACCATGTGTAGTACCGTGATGAAAGTAAGCGCAAGAGACATTATGTTTACGACTTAGAAAGTCAACGATAGCGCAAGAGTCAACACCGCCACTGAATGCGATTGTGATACTTTTGGGTAATGGTACTGTTAACTTAATCATTTAGCTATTATAACATAGAATGATTTGATTAGCAATGATTATGGTAAATTGTTGTTTAACCGTAGGCTGCGGCTGCCAATCCATATCTAGCAGTACCAACACCAGCAGTATCACTAGCAACTACACCTGTGTTTGATACTAGGTTGGTTATTGCGGTCCATGTGACACTGGTGTAACCATATCCAAATATAGCTTTATCAGTACCATATGTTGCGGCTGCAGGTGATCCTCTAGCAGTACCGACGCCTGTAACATCATTACCAACTACACCAGTGTTTGATACTAGATTGGTTATTGATACATAACCACTAGCGGATCCATATCCAAATATAGCTTTATCACCGCCATATCCTGCGGCTGCAAGTTGAGTTCTAGCAGTACCGACACCTGTAGTATCATTAGCAACTACACCAGTATTTGATACTAGGTTGGTTATTGAAACTGGACCACTTCCATATCCAAATATAGCTTTATCACTACCATATCCTGCGGCTGCTAAATTAGACCTAGCAGTACCAACACCTGCAGTATCAGTAGCAACTACACCAGTATTTGATACTAGGTTGGTTATTGATACATTAGTTGATCCATTATATCCATATCCAAATATAGCCTTATCACCACCATAACCTGCGGCTGCAAGATATCTCCTAATAGTACCAACACCTGTGGTATCACTCGCAACCACACCTGTATTTGATACTTTGTTTGTCATTGACACACTACTATCAGCAAAAACTGATGTTGCTCCGTATCCAAATATAGCTTTATCACCGCCATAGCCGGCGGCTGCAAGACCACTTCTAGCAGTACCTACACCAGCAGTATCAGTAGCAACTACACCTGTATTTGACACTAGATTGGTCACGTTGACGTAGACATTGTCTACAGCAGCTCCGTATCCAAATATAGCCTTATTACCAGCCGGGGGTGCCTCTAGAGTCCATCCTCCGCCGGATATTGTTATTCCACCTGTTATTGTTATTGACATTTATAAAACCTTTATTGAAATATTTCTGGATGCATTTTGCCAAATATCTTAATATACTTGCCAGCCATTACATCCGCTTCTGCTTCTATTGGACTACCTGGATAACTATCACCCGGCTTAATCATATTTAATTCACCCTGACGTACATGAGTTAATTCATGGAACACAGTACGTAATATATCTACTAAATTTCTATTGGCACAATAAACCCATACTTCACCCGTATCTGGATTATGTCTTCCAGTATGATGACCTTCTTGTGCTTCATCACTATCATAACTAAACTCTATCTTTGGTGTAGTTTCTAAGTTTAACTTCTTACTTGTCCAAGCAAGAAACTTCTGTACAATAGGATTATTATTTAAATCTTCTTGTTCAGATTCTTTAATGACATCTTTCTTTGCTTTAGGCGGGTAGTAAACCCATACTTCACCCGTATCTATATCTTTCTTTGCTTTAGGCGGGTAGTAAGGCTTCTTTGGGAACGCTGTCTTATACGCATTTGCTACTTTTAACGCTTGTGCTTTGGTTTTATCTTGAGCCATTAGTTTTGGTGGATTTTCGTTTTGTTTTACATACAGTTTTAATGCTTCTGGATCATATCCTTTATGTTTAGCAGAAACTTGTAATCTTCTTAAACCCTTAGCTTCAATTTGTCTTATTCTAGGTTCAGATAGTCCAAACTTATCAGCAATTTGTCGTAATGTCAAATCATGCCAAAATCTTAAAATTAATACTTTTCGTTCATCATCACTTAACCTGTCTAATCCATTTTTAATAATTTGTTTAACACTATCATCTATTTCAGGATCCTCACCGGCTGGATCTTGATATGGTACTCGTTCTGCCCTGTTATAAATATCTTCCGGATCATTTAATGTCGGCATTTTATTATTGGATCCGCGATATGTTGAACCATCCGGGTTGTAATGTCGTCCTCCAACCTCATCTAGTTTATCTTTAATCCAACTGTCTGGAGTTTTGTGATATTTTCTAACAAATAAATCATGCAATGCATCACCGGTTATACGATGTTTCTTTGCTATATTTCTCATTAGTTTATCAATGGTATTATAGTCGTGCTTCTCTAAGCTAGGAAGTTTCTTAGCTAGTTCACTTGCGGCTGATTCGTATAGTTCTATTGCTCTCATATTAGTATTTATGCTCACTTATAAGGTCCAGTAGCGAATTGGATTGCTTAAGGCAGAAGCCGCCTACACCACGGTAACAAGTACCGGTCCTAAGGTGTGTTAGTTGCACCAAGAAGTTTTAGCTTCTCCGTAGTATTCTCTTGCAAATCCATTCTGTATTAACATCATTCTTAAACTTTGTCCATCAAGTATTATATCACCCAATACACGTCCACCATACTTATCCCAATCAGCAATAGCTACTTGACGTTTCTGTGCTTTACTGATAGCATTTTTTGTAAATGCAGTAGCGGCTTGACCACGTTGGTCTTCACTTGGACACATTGCTCTATGACCTTTTTCAGGTGTATCAACACCAAATACACGAATACTTAACTCTTGTTTTAATGGTGGGGGTAAGAACGGTGCTTGAAATGCTACAGTATCTCCATCAATAACTCTAGTGATTGGAAATTCATATATATTCATTGGCTTTTGTTTTTGTGCAAATGCTATAGTTGTTAATGTTAGCATTATTAATATTAATATTTTTTTCATTTTTATCCTACTACTGTTCGATTCTTTACTTTACTAATTTCAATACTGATTGGTGTATTAGTTGTTTTTGCTCTAAATATATTATCAGTCTCACGTACGCCTGGTTTAAGTTCAGATGCTACAATTAAAAATCTTGCTCTGTTTTTTCTAATGCCAATAAACTCTCCCACTAATACTTTATAGTTAGGATAGTTTGGTGTCAAATCTATTTTAGGGTTTGTTTGTTCAGTAACTTGTTCATCAGCATTACGCTTAAACATAAACACAGTTCTGTCTGCTTCATCACGTGTGTATGATTTTGCATAAGCAGGAAACCATTTACTAAACTGTTTAGCAAATAATGAATATAGTTTAAATCTACTATCGTTGTTTGGGGTAGTATCTATTTTTTTCTCACTTGAAAAACCAATAAGTTTTGGATTATATTCTTCAATATATTTTGCTAATACATTTTTTACTGTAGCAAAAACATTTGCCGCATCACCTGTACCAGTGAGGTCAAAATTTGGTCTACCTCTTTTATCAATAGCATAAAATGCTAGTTCTACTGTGTTAATCTCTCCGTTAGCTTTTGGAGTAGAAGGTTTTAATATTACAACATATCTAAGTCCGTTTTTAGTAACGAAGGAATAATTTTTTATATTTGGATTAGATACATTAGTTGTAATTGTATTTTTATTAGGAGGTATTTTATCTATTGCATTACGGGCACGAACTTTAATATGTTGCTGATTGGGTGGTTGATATGGCTCAAACGTATAAGGATTGTCCCCGACCTCATTTAAAATAAATTCTGTTGCTCTCATGTTACGTTTCTCATCCAAGTTGGGCTTGCTAAAACATAAATTTTTTGATCGGTTAAATCTTGTATATCATCCATAAAATATACTAAATCTGTTGGCCATAAATCTTCATGGTCTGTTAAATTAACATATCCCTTAAGCCCGGGCATAGTTAACCATCTGTTTGCTAATCTATCATATAAACGTATTCTACTATTATCAAATATGTGACCAGTAAAACAAATTACATATGGTCTTTTCTTTATAGCATAATCATTTATGGCATTACCTACAGTTGAAAAGATTTTAATAGCATCACCCTCACCTGTAATTTTTTGACTTCCACCTACATAAAAATTTACTAAAGCTAATTTAGTATCAGCCGTTATATCAATTTCTAAATAATTACCACTAGGTAATTCTATTGACTTCTTAACAGAATCTCCGTTGTTTTTCCAACGGTTAGGTAACTTGTATGGACTGTCACCTACTTCAATTAAAAAATCAATTGCTCTCACTCACGTTCTCTTTTTAATGTTGAACGGATAAACCATGCTTTCTTGCCATACAAATCTTGTAGTTCAGCCATATAGTTTTCGATACCATGCTGATTCTCACTAGCTGCCTGATCAAACATAGCAACAACAAGTTGACCCATTGCTTCACAATCTTGCAATGATTCTGCAAACATTAACTCAGCACGTGGAATTTTAATTTGGTCTTGAATGATACTTAGTTCTGCATAACGTGTTAAACTACCCGGAGTGTAATGACCTAGTATTCTAATATATTCAGCAATAGGATCAATAGTAGCACTCACATCTCCATATAACGTATTAAAGAATTCGTGATATTGCGGGAAGTTGGTCCCCTCTACGCACCAATGGAATTGTTGCGTTTTAATCGCAAACACTTGAGTACTAGCCAATAACACTTTTAAGTTTTCTACTAACATATTAATCCTTATTCATATATTTATCTAAACTTATGATAAATAAAAGTGTAGTTCGCGGCTGGCAGGCCCAACTACTCTAATGCTAAAAAGGAGCACCAGCATGAGTATTTATTCAACCACGGATCATCGTAAGATTTACGAAACATTTATAGGGCCCATTCCTAAAGATGAAGATGGTCGCAGTTATGAAATTCATCATATTGATGGAAATCACAATAATAATGAAATATCAAATTTACTATGTGTTTCCATCAAAGAACATTACGAAATACATAAATCACAAGGGGATTACAAAGCATGTTTAATCATGTCTCAGAGAATGAAAGTCTCTCCTGAAGAAAAATCTTATCTCGCAAAATTATCGAATACCGGTGAGAATAATCCAATGTATGGCACTATTTGGATTAACAATGGTATTATTAATAAGAAAATTCGTGGAGATATTCCAGAAGGTTGGGTGCGCGGCAGATTAATATCAAATGAATATGCTTCAAAATTCACAAAACGATCCAAAGCCGGAACTAATAATACTAGATTTAATAAAACAGTCTATTGCTTTGAGAACATCAATACTCTAGAAAGAGTATACAGTACCTCATATGAATTTGCTATAAAATACTCTATTAGTACTAAAGGATTAAGAGGTCTCATCCGAAAAAACGAGACCTCTTATAAGGGTTGGAGAATAATTTTTGATTAGCCTCTAGGGTATCCTTTTAAATTCCAATAAAAATCATAGTCTTTCATTATTTAAGACCTTTCATAATAGCACTTTCATTTTTCTGTTTACCGGCACAATGTGCTTTTTGACTAAATCCTTTTGGATTACTACAGTTGATGCTATCTTTGTATTTCTTAGTCCACTTTTCATCAAGTTGGTCTTGTGGTTGACTTTGTTGTTTTTGTTTTTCAGCCTTACGCTGTGCGTAGTATGCTAATAACTTATCATCTGTTTTAGATTGAATTTCTTCATTCATGTCATCTTTGGACCAATTCAAATCATCGGCCATTTTTAACCATGCTTCTTCCGGTGTTAACTTCTCTAGTTCTTCATAATACTCTAGAGGCCATGACTTTGCACGTACCAAACGGCGTAACTTTAAAAATTGTTCAAGATTATCTACCATATTTTTATCGTGTAACATACGGTAACCAGCAAGTTCGTCACGGGTTATATTATATTTTGCAATAAGTTTAGCTTCATCGCCTACTATGTTACCAAATGGCATTTGACCTACTTGTTGTGGATCATAGTGAACCATTTGACCTTTTTGTAATGCCATCAATGCTGCCTTAACTATTTCTGTAAGTGATCCTTGATTTAGACTACTACCAAAATGTTTTTGTTCTAGTTTGCTTAGTTGTCTTGCTAGTCCAGGACGCTGAGTTTCATGCGCTCTATACAATTTCTTATTGACTTCTTTTGACCAGTCCTCTAACTCTTGTGCTTCATCTTGCCAGCCTTCTTCAATGCTTTCGTTTTTCTTACCGCTGTTTCCCCAACTATCAGCACCACTCTTACGACACTTAACTAACGCACCAGATGCATAAGCACTTGGCCATACTTTATAACGACTCTTTACTTTATAGTAGCAAGCATCTTTCTTTTCATTCATTAGTTCTTCACTAACCATCTCGCCACCGCAATGTGGGCAACTATGTTGTTCTTCCGCCACAACTTTTTTGTTGAATTCGTCAAGTGTTAAATTATTTTGTTGTTTTTTTATTGCAGTTATTAAACTTATAACAAAGTAGTTTCCACTTTCATAGGCACCGACTAATAGGTTAATTGATCCATTTGATGTTTCTACATTAATATTAATTGTATCATAACTAATTTCAAAGAGTCCTTTCATCACTCCGGCTCCCACTCCCTGATCCGTATTTACTTTGTCTAGTGAGATTTTTCCTTGAACAGAACCTAATTTACCCGTGCCTAATATTCGTGTGGCTATATTTTTAAAATACTCAATAATTTCTGGCTTTTTAGTAAACGCTGAAATTTTTGGTAAGTTTGATTTATCAGTGATATAAAATTGACCAACCATTATATCATTTATAAATTCAATATATCCTAACGATGCATTACCCAATAAATCGGTAGTCTTTACTTCCAATTCTAAATTTTTACCGGATGATAAACCTAAATCCGTTATAATAGAGGGTGGTCTTGTTCCTGTCGCTTTAATATCTAAACTATTAGGGAATTTTTTTTGTAAATCAGATTTTGTTATTCCTCTAGCAGATGTTGAATCTTGCGCTTTAGCAACAATAGGATTAACTAATGCGCTACCTGCCACAGCCGCCGCACCCATACCTTTTAAGAATCCTCTACGGTTCATATCAGCTTCATCAACTGCTTCTTCGTTTGTTTTATTTTTAGCACAACTACCTGGAAAGCCTGCTTTGGTGCCAGCGACTCTATGATAACCAGACCAGCAACTTAATTCATCAAGTTGGTCTTCCGCCACACCTTCGTTACTCTTTTTCTTAGTAGCAACATTGATAGCCTTACCACTGCGTTCTGGATTAGGATCTTCTCTACGCTTACGACTTGCCGCACTAGCACGACCTGCTTTGCCTAAATTCTGTGCTTTACTTTGTGGTAAGCATTTTGGTTTACCTTCACTATCATCACCTCTAGCGCAATCACCACGGATCTTACCATCAGGTCCAAATCGTACCCACTTTTCTTGAAACCACTTATGTAGATTTTCGTCTAGGTCTTCATCAACGTCTTTAAAAGGATCTTCTTTTGATGTTGGTCTTGCACTATCTGGTATCTTACCTGTAGTACGGCCAAATGCATCAGCTGGTAATACTTTTGAAACACCCTTTAGATTTTTTGGTCTGCCACGTTCGCCGTCATTGCTACCTATATGTACTTCTTTTTTAAATTCATTTGAACCAGGATCTACAAATAGATTGCCTTTGCCGTAATCTCTACCCATTCTAGGATTATCATATTCATCACGCTCATCATGACCTTCTTTTAATCCAGAAATTTTACGGATATTTAATCTATTCTGTAACATTTGAATAGCATTGTCTAATTTTTTATTTAAAGATTGATAGTTATCTTTTGCACCATACTTAACATGCATTCTTGTATCAGTATCGTTTTGCATTGCAGGAGTCATTAAACCCTTACGCTCTAATCTATCAACTAACTTATCTACTAGTTCTTGCTTCTGTATAGCATTATTTAATTGTGCTAACCTAGCTTTCAATACAGAATGCTTCTCGCCAGGCTGTGCAACTGGAGTTGGTTCAAATTCTCTACGTAAACCTTGTTGTGCTTTTTGTACTGTATTCTTTTCAAAATCTCTTTTCCAAGCTTCTATTTCAGCTTGACGTTGTTGCTCTATAGCTAATTTGGCTTGAACTAGTGCGTTTAATGAATTAGATTTCAATTGATCACCTAAGTTTTCAAATGTATTTGAATAACGTTTATCATCTAGTTCATCATGGTAACTTCTTTGTGGTGGTTTTTTTAACTCTATTGGTTTCTTAGATGAACCTCTATAACCACGTTCCCATGCCGCTGCACCTGCTGCCGCACTTTTGCCGTTTTTAACAAAGTGATTAATAACTTCTTGTTTACTGTTAAATCTAGGTGCTTCTGAACTTTCATTTGTTGCCATTTCGCCATCATTACTGTGACCATAATATGCGGCTACCTTTTGTAAATCAGCAGAATTTCTTTCATTAAGATAATCAGTTACTAAATCATGTATTTGATTTCTTTGTTCACGGGGTGGAGGTAGTTCTATTTCACCTTCACTAGCATCAGCAATATGTGCGGCACCGGGACTGTCTAAGAACCATATCTCGTCATCCTCATCCCATTCTAATCCCCATTTGTCTATTGTAGCGGTCAATACATAATTGTTAGTAGTACCTACTACAAACTTGTTACCACCTATATAGCGTGAACTATTTGGTTGTCCGTAATCTTTATTACCACCAAATGCCCCGGCAGTAGGGGGTTTAATGGGGGCAAATTCATTTATACCTTGACTGATACCAGATTTCTTTGTATCATTAGCAAACTGTTTCTTAGTTGCTTTAACAATACCACTGAAACGTTTATCGCCACGTTTATAATCACCTTCTTTATCAGCTTTGCCTGCATCTAATGCGGCAGCTGTTTTGTATTGTGCTAACTTTTCATTAGAGATTTCATCTAGTTGTGATTCTGGTATCAATCCATATTTTTTAACACGTGCATCTAAGTCAGCACGTTCTTTGGATAATTTATGTACAAGTTCGTTATCACCTAGTTTAATTGCTTGTCTAAGTTTTTCCTGAATAGCATCTGCCAATTTATAATAATCATCCATTCGCATTCTAGTTTGAATATTATCATTTTCTTCTATTGCTTTGCCCTGGCCTAATTGTTGTAAGTCACGTGTTAATACATCTTGTGTAACAGTACCCATGCCTTTAGAAATTGTGATGCGAGAATATTTACGATCCTTACTCATAGCAACTACTTTTGAAGGTTGTCCAAAATACTTAACAGTATCACCCACTTGTATATTCTTAATAGAGACACCACCAAGATTAACTGGCTTATCACCTGCAAAGTTACCTTGATCTCCCCATGGATCATCTAAACTCTCACTAACACCTTTAGCATATTTTTTAATAACGTATCCTAAATCTTTATCTGTATTAAATTCACCAATCACATCACCTAAGGAAGTAACTGCTGTTATATCACTTTTATAAGCATGTCTATCAACATTAGGAATACTAACTAACTTAAGCCACTTATCATAACCTTGAATCATTACTGGTTCATAAGGATTAGAGGCTTCAGTTATATCTTCATTTGTACCACTTGCCAATCTATCATGGTCACTATCACGTTGTGCTTTTTCTTTTGCAGCCTTTTGTTGTTGTCCCAATTGATACATCTTTCTGGAATATGCAACATCAGAGTCAAAAGTATCATCTTCTTGTGAACGATAGCTAGAACGTGATTTACCACTACGTGCTACTGCATCTTGATAATCCCAATCACTATCATAGTTATGTGGACTAACTTCGTTTATTATACCTTTAAGAATATTGCTCATATTACGCTTTCTTATTCTTGTTATTTAACATGCCACGTTTGTTAGCAGTTGCCCAAGCAATGTTTTCAGCTTCTTTTTTACTCTTGCCAGATTTTTCTTCTGACTTTTCAATGTGCTTAACCATACGGTCAACTTTAGCGCCTTCTGATATACCTTGCTCTGGTAATACGCCTTTAGGTCCCGCCATTGGGCGTGTCTTTATTCTTTGTTTGATACCTTGTTGGAATTTTTGTTTTTCTTCAGGATCGTGGGTTCGCAAAAACTTATTAAACTCGTCCTTTAATCCGGCAAGTGGTTTTTCTAAATCAATTAAATTGTTGTGCTTCAAATATGCGTTTCTGGAGCCTTCCGTTACACCTTGCTCTTGACCTAGTGATTGTTTAATAAATGCCTGATGCATTGGTTCTAATTCAGCATACTTGGCTTTTGCTTCGGCTGTTTTATACTTGCCTCTAAGCATGTCTGCTTCGTAGTATCCTCCCATTAAATCTGACGCCATCTTGCTCAACGCTGGGTCGGCCTTGAAGTAACCACGAATATTAGAATAAGCACTATATCTGTCAGTAGGACTCAACGTTGCTAATTTTTTAACATCATCAATAATCATTGGGTGTAAGCCTTCCGTTAAACCTTCTTGACCATGCATATCCATTAGTTGTCGAACATAGAAACTATAATAACCGCGACGGCTATTGTATTCTCTTTCTCCTAGCACAGTCTTTATTGCTTTGACTGCATCATTTACTTCTGGACCACGCATTATTTTTAATGAGTCTGTGACAAGTGAATCAACTCTTTGATTGTTTTCCGTTACACCTTGAACTTGCTTACCTTCTAGGTATTCACGTATAGTGTTTAGATAATCATTGGCTTTAATAATCTTTTCTTGTACCCAACCGTCAAGACCTTCATCTTCACTAACATCTTTAATCATTGAAAAGACTTGTTGAGCATTCTTTGCGGCACTGAATAAATCACTACGTGCCATTTCAACTTCGTGGTCTACACGACTTTGGCCATGTGGAACAAATCCGTTTTTACGACTACGACCCTGTCCTGGAACAACAATAACATCATCTTCTTCTAAATGTGCTTCACTAAGTTCAGCACTTTCATTGATGCTATTAGCATATGGGGCTTTAGTCTTTTTACCCTTGAATAGAGTTCCTACTTTCTTGCCACCATATATGCTAGGATTTCCTCTACTTTGTGTGCCACCTAATGGTGAATTTACAGTAGCTATTGCACCTGCTGTTGTAGTTTCAGTGATTTGTTTGATTTTCATAACGGATTTCCATACTAATAGTGTATTTATCAAAATACCATAATATGGAAACTTATTAGATTTTGCCTGATGGCTTTGCTGTTGGAGGAATACCTGCTCTACTAGTATTCCAATAGAATGCTTTTGCGTTCTTTTTGATACTGTCGGGCTTAATATCTACTGTTAATGCTGTACTAAATCTTGGGTCATTCTTCTGTTTTTCACTAGGGATATAACCTGATGCTTCCGCCACACCTTGTTTTGGTCCTATATAATATGGACTGGTCAATAACTCGTTGAACCAAGGTATATCTTTATATCCTTCTATTTCTTCTGTGCTTCTAGGGTTGAAATAGAAGCCCTTTAAGGTTCCTTTGATCGGCATTGCTCCTTTGGGGGCAACAATTACTTCTTCATATTCGTCACCTACTGTCTGTGTACCTTGACTTGTACTAAACATTTTGTAATGATTAGCGACTGCGGCACGATCAAATACTAATATGACTGCATTACCGTCGTTGGTTAAGTTTAAGAAATCTACAAAATCGTTTGATTCTGCATATTGTTTTGATCTAGTTGTACTAATTGTAGGGTATTGTGTTTTTGATTTAGTAGATGGTTGCGGTCTATCAGTTGCTTTAATTATACCTGTACGCAATATACGCATCATGCCTGCAGGCATAGTAGCGTGATATAGATAATTATCAGTAACAGCTTCATTTACATTATATGTAGGGTCAGTCTTTTGACGCTTCATACCTTTAGGTTGATTAGGATCTAACGGATCAATATCAGTTGTGGTAAGACCAGTTTTCTTTAGTGCATCAATATACTTATGTTCTGCCTCTTCACTACCAAATGCCATTATAGTACTTGGAGGACCTTGCCCAAAGTCATGTTTACCCAATCCATCAAGATTACTGATATGTTGTCCCAACTTATACCAATCATATGTATCACTTACATCTACTTTAACAGTACCGGCTGGCATGGTTGGCTTAAATTCTGGTCCAGGAGGAATACCATTTGGATCATAATCTTCATCTACATTAGCATACATGTTATTTAAACTCAAATGCTTACTATGTAATCTGTCTCTTAAGTCATATAACTTTGTAATGTAACCACGGCTACGTAATGCTTTATATGCTAGATTTTCAGGGCTAAACTCACCACCTTTATCTAATCCAGCTTGACGATATTGTTTAATCTTTTTCAATACTTTATTAACTTTACTTATTTTATCAGATTGTAATGTTGTATCAATAATATCTAATAGTTTTATATATTTTGACTTAGTAGCTGTTTGGTCAAAGTTTGCTCTACGCTTTGCGGGCATTCGCAACCATTTATTATCTTTAACACTATATTCACCTAAACTAGTTACAGGTTCTGCCGCATCTTGTATGTATAATTCTACTGGAATCCCGTTGATAGTAATATCATGTGAGTCATTGTATAAATCTTTTTTAGCTTTGAAGAATTCATGGTAAATGTCATCATCCGGTAAATCCTTCATATTGACTAAAATATGTAAATCTAAATCACTATGGTCTGTGTAACTATAGGCGGCATTACTTCCAGAAATAGTGATATCACGTACATCTAAGTCGTGTATACCTATCTCTTGTAAAAAGTCTTGTGCTATGGTTTTTAATTGTAATTCTACTTCAGGTTGTAGATGTTGTCCACGAAACAGTTTAGGATTGAGGCTATCGTGAAATGTCACAGCATCTGACATTTTGAATGAATGTAATTCTTTTAAGTCCATAGAGTATTTATCTAAAAAGATAAAAGCCCCTTTCGGGGCTTTGTATTAAGTTGTAGCTATTGATACTACACCAGTTGCATCCGGGAGAACTGCCGGAGCTGCCGGTTGTGCCTTTTTAGCCTGTTCTTCAACATACATAGGGCCGATCGTTTTCATCAAATGTTCCTGATTTTCCATACAGAATACATAACTACCTGAGTGACGTAACAATACACGTTTGTCAACCCAGATGCGGCCGCCCATATCACGCCAGTTTTCACAGAATGTCCAATCTTCACTATAGTAACGATTCTGACGAACCGCTGTATCAAAATACGTTTTTAAGTGCTGGTCAAACTTTGGATCTAATCCAATGTCGTTCTTATACTGTTTAACTGCAGGATGAGTCTTCATCTTTTCAAACACATGTTTCTTCATCAACAAGAAACCTGTACCTGCTTTAGATACTTCTTGTAATCCATCAGTACCTTCTTCAGCACCTTCAAATCCATTAACAACCCATTTAATTGGCATTGTCTTCATTGGATATAGTCCACCGATAACATCAACGTCACGGTTCAGTAGAACTAGTAGATGCCATGGCTCCCAACCAATGTCAGCATCAACAAAGAATAAATGTGTTGCGTCTGGCATATCCAAAAACTTAGCAGTTAATGTATTTCTTGCTCGGCTAATGAGTGATTCATTAACCATTGTTTCTAATGTCCAATCAATACCAAGTTGACGAGCTGTATTTGCCCACTTGATGAATGACATGAATGTTGATTCTGTTAGCATACCACCATAACATGGCATAGCAATATGTACTTTAGTTGTACGTAGAAAATCTACGTTAACTTGAACTTGACCCGGGCCCGCTGCCTGAGCTGGTTCTTTAGCAGCCTGATCAGCAATTTCTTGTAGTTTTTCTACAGGAACTGTTTTAGCTGTTTTAGAAGCTTTAGCGGGTGCTTTAACCGGTGCTTTTGCTGGAGTTTTAGTTGCGGCTTTTGCTGGTTTAGCAGTAACCTTTTCGATTGTTTTCTTAGTTGCCATTTGATCCTCTTGTTAAGATAGTAATATTTACATCAAAACAAGGGGGTCAAAATATTTTTAATTTTCGTCTAAGTAATCAGCACTTTCGGACAATTTAGTTTCTTCCTTAAGTTTATCAGCAGATTTAAATGAAAAGTCTGTTTGCCTAAATTGTGGATATTTTTGCATAGCCTTTGCAATAAACTTATCATATATTGAATAAGGAATATCAGTTGCAATAAGCAAAGAGGGTTTGCCTGTAGTATGTCTCACATAGATATTAACTTTATTAGGACGTCCAAGACGTTGAACAAAAGGTCCTTCAGTAATTTCTTCGCCTTCCGTCATACCTTGCTTAACAAATTGAACATTTAATTTAACATTTTTCCACAATGGATTTTTAGGATCCATTCTTTGTTGTAGCAACCATATGGCAGATACTCTATGGGCGCCATCTTCAAACTTACCGTTTAATACTATTGCCGGTGGCAACTTTGCTAAACTTTCTGGATGATCCTTCAAGTAAGTAGCATACTCTATAACTTTTTTAGTAACGCCCCAACTATAATCTTTAGCGTCCCAATCATCGACTACATTGTTATAGTAAGGCACACCGGGTATAGATGATATAATATCTTTTACCGTCATTTGGCGAGTTTGTATTTGGGCATCAGCACCGAACTGTTTTGGAGCACCTGAACTTGGTCCTGGTTGAGGGAAGCCTTCCGCCATACCTTCACTTCCACCATCTCCTCCACCCTCACCAGATTCTCCACCGCCGCCATAGTAACTATATCCCGGGAAGAAGTATCTTCCAAGACTACGGTTTTTACTTTTCTTTTTTCTTTTTTTCTTTGCTTCTGCCAAACCTTGCTTTACTGTTTTATAAGCACTCTGTAGCACAAACATATATTCTTTATCTGTTATGTCTGGTAGTATACCTTCAACTGCTGTATTGAAAAATTCATCACCTGCTATCATATTCATACCATGAATCATACCCAATTCATCGATATTTTTTTCTTTTGCTACTTGTATAGCAATTTCTAATAGTTTTCTTATTCTACGACTTCTACTATCTCCGCCGTCACCTCGGTCACTACTCGGTGGGGCAAATTCATTTAATGCCTTTGGTGGAGTTTTAGTAACAAACTCTTGTACATCATTATCTGTAGTAACTCTAACACGATACTCACCTTTATTGTTAGGACCAGTTACAGACATAATCTTTTCACCACCTTTACTATCTTGTTGAGTACTCATTTGTTGTGGTAATTTATCCCAGTTAGTAACTGCTGTTTTACCCATACTAGATAAACCACCTAATGCTAGGCTACCTGCTAACGCGGCTGTACCCAATGCTTTACCCATACCCTCATCTAACTCATTACCCATACCCATATCTAACATCTTAACAACATTAGCGGCAAGCTTAGGATTCTTTTGAGTTACCGGGTACAAACTCATAACCATTGCTGTTTTACGACGGTCATCTAAGTTAGGCCATGCATTACGTATCTCTGTTGCACTACTAATTCCTGGACCAAACTCTACTGTAGGTAGATAAGCAATATATGCTTGTTTACCAAATGGTTGTAGATTCTTACCTGTCCAGGGTTGAAAATATGCTGGAGTACCATCTTTCTTTGTACCACCCGGCTTAGGACTTTCATTTCTATCTTTTTCACTACGAACAAAGATTAATACATCTTCTTCCGGATTATAGTGATCGGTTATTTCTTTTGGTTGAAAGGGACTTTTAACTTGTACAAAGTGTTTATCTGCAACACCTGCAAGCTTTGCTAACTTCTCTTTAACAGAAAAAGGAAAAGGTCTTGTTTTTGTGTCATTTGTTGCGGCTACATATACGTCAGCATCATTAAATGCTTTTACTGCACTTTGATATAATGCGGCATGACCTGCATGAAAGGGATGAAAGCCTCCCGGCATAATGACAATATTTCTCATATCAATAACTTAACTTAACAAAATTAACCAATCCACCTTGAAAATCTACAACCTTTGCTCTCATATAAACAAAGTTACCATTAATATTTGTGTAAACTGATGCATTGCTAGCTATTTGTGGTGCGCTATTACTAGCGGCATTTGCGTTAGCTTCTAATTCATATACTTTAAACCAATCTGTACTACTAGGAGTAGTAGCTAAACTAGCTTCAATAGTAATATTACCAGTACAATTTGTCAAGTTAATATTAACTGTTTGCAATGATCTAGGACTGATAATGTATGATGCGCCGGGTTGGCTATTACCAGTAACAGTGTATGGTGCTCCATTGCCTGGATTAACATATGCTGTTTGTGGCAATAGTATAAGAGTAGTTGTTTGGCTCATTATGCTTTTACAACCTCAACAACTACACTATCGCCAATTAATTCTTGGGCTACTTGCTCTAAAGCCGCTTGGATGTCAGGACTAGTGATACTAGTACCCGAATCGTTGTCTTTTACTATTTTACTAAAAGTGATTACGATTGATTCTGTTACAATCTTTGCCATGGTAAATACTCCATTTTATTAGAGTATTTATCACTTTTATGCAGTACCTGTAATTGCGTTTAATAAAGCCCTAGCAACTACCCGATCTTTTTCTTTTTCTTCTTCCGGCAACTGACTATAAGATTGTTGTGCTAATTTAGCTCTTTTAGCCTTCTTTTCATCAGGAGTAGGACTATCTAATTGTAATTTATTATTATAATCTGCCATTGCGGTGATATTCCAGCCGTCATGAATAGCATCACTAATCTTTTCAATATCAGTTTCACCGGCATCAATCAATCTTTTAGCGGCTTTTGCACTTTCAATATTAGCTAACCAACCAAAGTTTGCTCCGGGTGTGCTACGACCATAATGATAAGCATCATCTAATGCTTTATCGCTTATATGTGCTAGTTGTTCAACACTCTGTGCAGATTCAACTAAATTAATAAATTTTCTAATTGGTTCCATAATTTTCTATTCTTTTTTCTAATTTATATCGTTTTCCAAGATATTCTCCATACATTATTGCTAGATAGCTTAATGTACTTTCATCATCATAATCAATGAAATGTGTAGGACTAGTAAAACGGTATCTCCAAGTATGTTGATTTGTAGTAAGTAATGCACCTAGTAACCAATTTTTTAATGAATTACATGGATACAAGCTAGGGGTGCGTTTTAACAGATCATCAAGTTGTTGTATTAAATCACCCTTAACTATCTTAGATTTCAAATATACTCTAAACTTATGTTTAGGATCATTAACAAATGATTTTACACCTACAAAATTGTTTGTTTGTACCTGAGTATAATCATATTCTAATTCAGGCTTGATGTTTTCAATGTTTTTCAAAAAAGATAAATCATTGCTAAAAACAGATGCATGATTCCATTCTAAACGAACTGTTGCTGTACCATTCTTTTTAACACTATTACGTAACTCTATTAACTGTTTAAGTGCTTCTAGATTTTCAGTAACTATTGGTCTATCTTCTTCTCTAATAACTCGCCAACCACTAGTAGCATTATACCTTTTCATCAAACCATCAACTTTGGTCTCATTGATGATATACCTAATACTGGGCATTTTAAATCTTAACCGATAAGCAAACTTATTATAATATTCACTATCTCGGTAATCGTAATAATCTATACCCGGTACATCAGTTACTGATTTCAATAATGCCATCTGATCCTACTTTCGCTATTGATTTCTGTACTACATTAAATTCAATTTTATCATCTACTAGAATACATGTTACCATAGCATTTTTAATACGTTCAAACAATACTTTCTTACTCAATGGTACACGAATCAATTCATCAATTTTACGACCTAGTGGACGGGCGCCCATCTTTTTGTCATAACCTTTATCAGCTAAATAATCCACAACCGGCTCACTCAAATTCAAACTAATGTTATGTTTCTCTATTAGAGATTTTTTTAATTCTTCTGTAAACTTAACAACAATTTTCTTAATAGCTAATGTATCAAGTTTACCAAACTTACAAATCAAATCAACACGATTTCTAAATTCTGGTTTAAAGAATTCTTTAATTGCTTTGTCATCTTCACCTACTTTTTCCTGATTACCAAATCCAATATTGTTTTTCTCACTATCACTACTGCCCAAGTTACTTGTCATAATAATAATAGTATTCTTACAGTTAACTTCTTTACCATTGCTTCCAGTAATACGTCCTTCATCTAACATTTGTAAGAAGATGTTAAAGATATCAGGGTGAGCTTTCTCTACTTCGTCAAACAACAGAATGCTGTGTGGGTTCTTGCTTAAGTCATTGATTAATCGTCCTCCACCTACTTGGCTATCTCCAAAGCCAACATAGCCAGGGGGCGGACCAATCAAACTTGATACTGAGTGTTTTTCACTATATTCACTCATATCATACTTGAGTAATGTCATGTCAAGATTTTTACTTAACAACTTGGCTAATTCTGTTTTGCCTGTGCCAGTTGGGCCTAAGAAGATAAAACTTGCTGTAGGTTTATGTTCATTACCTATTCCAGCAAATGATACATATACACGTTCTAATACTTGTTCAACGGTTTCATCCTGTCCATACAATTTACCTTTGATATTAACTTCAAGGCTATTGATACGGTCAAAGTTATCACCATTAAGTTTATCAGCAGGAACACCTGTGAATTTTTCAACTTGTTCGTGGATCAAATCTTTAGTAATGATTGCTCCCTTATTCCCTGCAACACGTTGTTTAGCGCAAGCCGCATCAAGTAAATCAATACTTTTGTCTGGGTTCTTGCGGTCATGAATATATCTAGCTGACGCTTCTACTGCTGCCGTTACTGCTTCCTCACTGATATCAACTTCATGGAAGTCATTTAATCGTGTGCTTAATCCTTTAAGAATACGAATAGTGCTGTCAAGTGATGGTTCATCTATTGATACACGATAGAATCTACGCATTAATGCACGATCCTTTTCAAATGATTCGTAATATTCTTCCCAAGTTGTGCTTGCAATAACTTTTAATGTACCTTTAGTAATTGCAGGCTTAATCATGTTAGCAAAGTCAATTGACCCATTGCTAGCTGAACCACTGCCCTTCATAGTATGTGCTTCGTCAATAAATAAAATTGATTTTTTCTTAGTGTTTAGTGCTTCTAGTACTTGTTTGACCTTTTCTTCAAAGTCACCACGATATTTAGATCCTGCAAGTAATGCTCCCACTTCAAGTGAATATACTTCATGGTTAAGAATAAACTCCGGGCAATCACCTAGTGAAATCATTTGTGCGAGACCTTCAGCAATTGCAGTTTTACCCACACCCGGATCACCCACCATTAATACATTACTTTTAAAACGTTTAGCAAGAACATTTACAATATCATCAAGTTCTTTACTACGTCCAATGAGTGGCTCTAATTTACCTGATCGTGCTAGATCGGATAAATTAGTTGTATATTCTTCCAATATTTCATCAGCTTGATTTTCTGAAAGTTTAGCTGTGAATTCAGCCCCTTTGTAAGTTTGTTGCCAATGTGGTACAAAATCATTTTTACTTATACCATATTTTAATAAGAAATAATGTGCATGACTATTTCCCTCGCTAGATATACTTAAGTATAAATCAATAGTTGTAACTTGTCTACGACCGGTAAATAGTACCTGTGTTACTGAACGATTCATTACCCGTTCTAAACTATTAGTTTTTCGTGGTTGAATTTCAATTTCAGGTTCTACCTTTGCAACAATAGCATGTAGACTATCAACGTATGCAGTAACCTCTTGAATCATTGTTTCGGTATCACTTCCGAAACTATCCAAACATTTCTTAAATGGTGTGTGTGTTATCAATGCTAATAACAAATGTTCAATAGTACAATATTGATGTTTACGCTGTTTAGCAAATCCAATTGCTTCCTCGATAATTGCTTCGATTTCGGGTGAATTATTCACATTCAGTTCCTTTTAAAAAATTATTTACTCAGATTTAGATAGCAAAATGCTATCAGTTATACGACTATCAACTATATCAGGTATAAAGGGTTTTAGCAATAGTATTTGGTCTCCATACGCAATAGTTCCTTGTATTGGCAATCCATGCCCACCTAATTTCACATGCATATGCGGTTGAGTTTTGGGAGGAATTGTTACTTCTAGGGTTTTACCACCCAGGGTAGTAAATTCAAAACTTGTTCCAACAATTAAATCTAATACTGATATGGGTTGATTGCAGTATAAGTCATTAATTCTTCTTTCATATTTCAAATGATTATGAATTCTAAATTCTACTATTAAAGGTGCTCCATCAACTATATTTTCATAACGTATTTGACCACCTTCTTGTATACCTTTGGGTATATCAATCTTTATCATATGCGCTTTATGCTGAGTTTGCAACTTCATTGTTTGCTCCCCGCCCGAATATACTTGTTCCAAATTAATCCAAACACTTGTTCTGTATACTTGTTGTTGCTGTTGCTGTTGATGATGTTGTTTAAACATTTGTCCAAATATATCATCCATGCTGAAACCATTCATATTGAAATGGAATCCACCTTGTCCTGGATGACCTCCAGGAAAACCTTGAGGCATTGGATTGTCATATTGTTTACGTTTTTCAGGATCGCTTAAAATATCATATGCAATTTGAATTTTTTGAAATGTAGCAGTATCACCACCTTTATCAGGGTGATGTTGACTTGCTAACTTGCGATATGCTTTTTTAATTTCATCAGGCGTAGCAGTTTTAGCTACCCCTAAAGTTTGATAATGTTCCATTTAACTATTATAACACCGTTGTGCTATTTGTCAAATTAAGATTTACCCTCAATCTTTTCTTTTGTACGACCATAAGCCGCAATACCAAGAACAGCACCCATAGCGATGTGATAAAGACCGGCACCTTGCAATGTTAGTGGTTGCCATTGCATTGTAACTGATCCCTTGCTCATTGCTTGTAATAAGCTCCATAAGATTGGAAATATAACAAAGTCCATGGTACAAGTTAGCATATAGATCCAACCCATAACTGGACGCCATTTTTTGTTAATCCAATCTGTGTTGTCGTTAGCTACTAATACATCTGCCCCACTGGCAGCATTTGTTGGTGCGGCTCCTGTGAGTACTGGTTGATTGCTATTTGATTGATTAACGTTTTGTGTGCTTCCAAATCCTGAAGTTGATTGTTGATTGAAGTTTGGGCTTGAAAATGAGTTTGGTGACCCAAAACCACCTGCACTCATACTGTTATTACCGAAAGAGGTACTACCATAACTACTACCTTGAGGGAATTGATTAATACTAGGATCAGCTGCCAATGTTGTATAGTGATCATCATCCAATGCCATTGGTTGTTCAAATCCGGCTTTTTTAGGTAATATTGTTGCCATTCTTATAATCCCGCCATTGATTTAAATGCTTTTATTTCAGCATCTTGTTTATCAGCATGAAGTACTTTAACTTCTAATCCAGCTCTTTCACGCATTTCATTAATTTCTTCTTCATCAACTTCTTCAGTTTCACGATATTCATGCGGACTGATAGTAATAACTTGTTTCAATACATCTTCTTCTGGTGAGTATTCTTCATCATCAACAACAACTGTCCAATCTTTAACTGGTATAGCAGTTAATGTTTCTAAATCATCTAACAATTCAATGATACGTTTAGGTACACTACTTCTACGATTCATTTCAACAAATACTAGATATTGCCCGGGCTTAACTTCACCTTCGCTAACTTGTGCATCTAATACAAAATCATAACCACGTTCAAACCAATCAGCTAAATCATTTCCGGCAGCTTCACTTTTAACAGTAAATGCTAATGTTACTATTTCACTATCTTCACCCATATGAGCCGCATATTCATCTACAGTTACGGTAGGAAGCATTTGACCTACTAAGTCGTGATATTCTAAACCTTCATTTAATATAGTTTTATTTGTCATATTACATTGCCGGTAATGGAGGAGGCATTCCCATTCCAGGAGCTGCTGTACCGGTTTGATCCATCATATCCTGTTGTTGATCTTCCTCTTCACCGGTATCTTCTTTATCTAAATCAGCATCGTAGGCATCATCTAACTCATTCAAGTCAATATTCTGACCAGCCAAGTCAATAGAACCTTCACGGATATCATCCATCAATTCTTTGGGCATTTCAATATATACTAGCCATACTTCACGTAAAGCTGTTTTTGGATATCTTGTACCCGGGATATAATCATCTGGATTAGTCACAGCTACCGGAACCTTAATCTTAGTCTTTTTAAACTTGATTTTGCATCCCACACTAGCTAAACGTTTAGCACCACGTGGGTCGGGCATTAATTTGTATGGATACATGAATATACATGCTACTGTATAGCGTTTAACGTCAGGGCCCTGAACTAATTCGCCCAATTCCCAGTTCTTAAATGCATATAAGTCGGCTTCATCTAAGACTCGCTCGTAGTCTAGTAAAACAGCCATTGAGCCGTCACTGGTAAATATACCCTTAACGGTATCGATTATGCTAACATAATCAACGTTGTCAAAAAATTCGTCTGCGGTTTTCATATAAAGTATTTATCTTTTATAGTTTGAATACATCAAATAACGATATTTGATACCGTAGCCTAATATTTATCATTAATGGCTACACAATAAGTATGCTACTATGACTGATAGTATTGACCTTAAATAAACTTGAGTGTTATGAGAACTCACGCTCTACAAAGGAGAATTAACTTGAGCAAAAGAAAAACTAGCGCATTACGTACACAAGACACACGGTTTTCACACAGTAAAAAACAAGATAATCAAACATTTTACACACATGAATCAAAAACGATAGATTTCGCACAAGCACAACGGGAAATGCGGGTCAATAAAAAGCCCGTTCAACTTATCCCTAAGTCAGTTAACCAAGAAAATTATATCCTCGCACTACTGGATGAGCAGACAGATATTGTCGTAGTCACAGGTCCTGCGGGTACTGGTAAAACTTACTTAGCTATGCTTGCTGCCATAAAAGCTATGCGTAATGGTGAATGTGATAGAATTATATTATCTAGGCCTGCAGTAGGTGTTGATGACGAAAAACACGGGTTTTTGCCAGGAGATATCAATCAAAAGATGGAACCATGGACTAGACCGTTATTAGACGTTTTGCGTGAATTCTACACAACAAAGGAAATAGCCCACATGCTAGAAGAACAGATAGTGGAAATTGCACCTCTAGCATTTTGTCGAGGACGAAATTTCAAACATAGTTGGGTAGTATTAGACGAAGCACAAAACGCAACCCCGGGTCAACTTAAAATGATTATGACCAGAATCGGCGTCGGTAGTAAGATTGTAATTACTGGCGATATTGAACAAGCCGATCGTAAAACAGCCGACAATGGGCTATTAGATTTACAAAATCGATTGAGGAAGGGGGTGATTCCGGGATTGCAATTATGCAAATTTGAACTCAAAGACGTTCAACGACATAAAATCATTGAACATGTGCTTAACTTATACAGTTAACAAAATGGGGCTTAGGCCCCATTTGTCTTTGCAGTAATACTTGCTTCTTTTTCAAGTTGTGAAATAAGATTAGGATAAATCTTTACATAATATTCATGCATCTTATCCCACTCTCTATCTAAAGCTTTACCTTCAATTACGCATTTATCTACTGTTTTATTAGCATAATCTAATATAACATTACAGGTCTGCAAGTCACTTGGTTTAACTTTTTTTGATACCGCTACTTGTTCATCAATTTGCCCATTGGGCTTTCTCATGAATGTAATTAATAAATATCTCATGTTGATAATCCTATAACGCAGAAAGTTCGCAAAGAGTTGCTGCCAAACTAATTTCAGGTATACCCACTAAACTTAGATTAGCTAAACCATTTCTAATAACAATAATACTAGCATCACGCTTCTCATTAGACTTACCCCATAAATCTAAATTTTGATACATCCATGCATATGTATCTTCAATACGTGTAGGATACAAAGCAATATATTGTAATAACTGTTGTCTACCCTCAAGGATTTTGCCTGCTTTAAATAAATTAGTTGCATCAACTAATAATTCATTCTCACTAGATCCTTGTGTTTGTGGTGGTAATAGTTTCCCTGTACTACTATTAACCTGTAACTGATTTAAACATTTACGCAAATCTGGATATGTGGCACGAACATAACTATCTAAATCATCTAAATCAAATTCAATGTTTTCACTTACTAACACAGTTGCCGCTCTCGCAGTGAACTCTGTTTTATCTGTTTTTGTAATGTGAAACTCATGGCATCGTGACTTCAATGCAGGGATAATTCTATGCTGATAGTTACAAGTTAAAATAAATCTTGCTGTCATATGATATGCTTCCATATCATTACGTAATGCCGCTTGACCAGCTGGTGTCAAATAATCTGCTTCATCTAATAATACTACTTTGAAGCTACCAAAAGGCATTGTTTGTACAAAGTTAACAATCTTGTTACGTACAACATCTACGCTATTCTCACGTGATGCATTGATCTCCAATACATCATATTCACTTACATCAAGTTCGTGGATCAGTACTTTAGCAAGAGTTGTTTTGCCTGTACCCGGATCACCTGATAGTAATAAATGAGGGATAGATCCATCTTTAACCCAACCCTCTACTTGATTCTTTTGTCGTTCATCTACAAACACATAGTCTGCTATTGTGTTCGGCCTGTATGATTCTACCCAAAGTTTCTTATTCATTTTCTTAACATTTCTAATGTGATAATATGTGCGATACCCTGACCCATATCTTGGTCGGAAGGGATAATATGTAAATTATGGTTATGTCTATCTGTTTTGTCATCATAAGATGAGTATTCTAAAACATATCCACCACTAGCCATATGGATAGTAAAACTCATACCTCTACTATCAAGACTTGATCCTCTAACTAGAACACCTCTTCTATGAGTTTTTGTTTCTACTACATCACTGTCATGTGGATATTGTGGATGCAGAAAATTTTGTAATTTTTGTCTTAACCAATTTATCATGTGTGTTTTTCCAAATAATTATTAAGTATTGTTGTAGCTTCATCAAAGTCTACAGCATATACGATAGCACTAAGTATATCATCTTTTACACTAATGTCAAATGGTATATGACCATTAAATTTAAGATTTTTGGGTACAGTTGTAGTTACAGTAAATTCATGTAAATGTTTTGCCCGAAATATTAAGTGATCCGCTAACTCAATTGAATTCATTCATCCACTCCTGTCATGTTAATATACCTTATCACTTATTGTTTCATCTTCCATTGGTTCATCTGATACTAAGAGTATATCATTAGGATCAACTTTACGCAATGTTTGTTTACCTGCAGGAGTTTCAACTGTAATTCCACGTGTCCACCGACCATGACTAATAAGTATCCATTTACCAATTTCTAATTGTGGATCATTTTGATCAGGACCTATACCATAAATCTTTGCCCAACGAGGTCTAATGCCAGAACTTTTCTTATCATCATCCATTAAGATAATACCACCTGAAGTTACACGTTCATCAAAATGCATGTCAGATACAATGATATGATCCTTAAAGAATCTCATTGTATCTACTTTAGTAGGGCTAAATGCTGGTTTACTGTATTGGTTCATTTTTTACCTTTAATTTCCTGTGCTTTAATTTTTTCAATTTCTAAATCATCTTCTAATGATTCTTCTAATTCACGTTCAATTTCATTTAGTTGTGATAGATCAATTGCGGGTTTTGATGGAGGTGCCGCAGATGTTTTTGGCTTATTGCGTACCGGTTGTGCTGAACGATTACCTACAGTTTTGTTATATGAATCATTTACTTTGGCGGTAGCCGTTTTAATAATACGACCCTGCCCGTCAATAGTATCACCTCGAGCATTAACTTTCATATTACCGACTGCTCTAGTTTTTTCATTTCTTGCGGTTAATGCAGCCATATCAACTGTTTTACCCATTGCTGTTTTATAATTAGCCATTATATTCTCCTTATTTTAAAAACTCATCTATAGATAGATCATAGTATAAACTATTTATACGGTGTATTCCTATTAAAAACAATACAAAACTTGCTACACTACTACCCCTACCCACTCCCCAAACAATATTATTCTTACGCATTGTGTCAACCAAATACTTTAAATATTGTAATAATACAAACATATTACGTTCTTGGAACTTAATTAATTCCTCACCTGCACGTTGTAATTCTGCTTCACTTTTGCATTGATCTAACACCCATTTAGCAATATCTAATTCATAATATTCTTTGGGCATATGCCAATTTTTCTGCTTATTGTTATCAAACTCTTCCAGTGATATAGTTGGTTTTTGATACAATTGTAAATTTGGAATATTGTCTAATGATAGAAACCCATTAAATTCTATCACGCTATCAACTAGTGCATTATTGATAGTACGGGTAGGGTCTTGTAAGAATAATTCGCATAGGTCATTTTGATTAAAAATTAATTGACCATAATTATCAGTTTTCATTTGTATATTATAGCATAGTTATCAATAGTATACAATAGTTTTGGTTAGTTATTTTTCAAGATCGGTAGTGAAAACAATTTCACTTTTAATTTTAGGATCTTTTTCTTTCCAAATTAAATTGTATTCTGCCCAATCTGTTGATTGTGTTTTAAACAACTTAACAATTTTGTCTTTACGTACTGATTTTTTGACAGGATCTGATATTGATGTACCGTTATCTGTCCACCATCCGGCTACTTCTAAAGGACCACGTGGACTTTCAATATCATAACTAAACTTAACCTGATCGCTTATCCTTGAGCCTAAAGTAATATCAGTAATTACTAATCTTCCTTCAGTAATGCTATTCAGTTTAGTTAATAACAGTATAGTAATAATTTGATCGTAAGGTTCTTCGGGAACTGTACAAACTTTAAAGCCACATGAATTATATTTCTCAATAATTTTATGTTCAGTATCTTGTACAAAAATGCTATTCTCTAAACAATCATTTAGAAAGTATTTGATTCTTTCCATTGCTACGTTTTGTTCTCTAATAGATTCTGTTTCTACATCCATATATAATGATATAGTATATACGTTCATTAAAAATTCTTCTTGGAAATAAACACCTGCTTGAAATGAAAAATCTCGTTCTATGCGTGTAGTCAATTTTAGCTTTCTTTTTGAATATTGATTTGAGTTCGGTCACCTTGCTTTTTAAGAAGCTCATCCATTTTGCGACCATATTCAGCTTTATAGCTAGCCATAACCATATTTAATTGATGAATCATGGCACTGTTTTGCATACGATATGCAAAGTTTAGTTTTTTAGTTAATTCGGACATGACAGTCTGCAACTCCTCAAGAGTTTTATCAGATAGTGATGAAATGAATGGGTGTTCCATTCAAATATTTATTACCAAGAAGTTAGTGCAATTCTTTTCCATATATCAGTACCATTAAATGTATTTGCGCTAAATCCATTTGCAGTTGTTGTTAATGTAACATTGGCTCCTGCAGTGCCTGATGATCTAGTAGCACTTACAGAAATTGTTCCGTTAGCACCTGAGGATGCAATTGCTTTAACATAATATATTGTATTTGCTACCAAATTAGCTTGTGTTACGTTAGCTCCTGTAAAAATTATAGGATCGTTTAAAGTTAAGCTACCTGTATTTGAAACTGTTAACAAATCTCCAGTAGAACTAGCATTTGCAATTACAACTGTATTTGCAATTGAATTGTATGATGCAGTACATACATAAACATAGTTAGCATCTATTGCAATATCGCCGGCTACATCTCCTTGAAAGCCCGTTGGTGCCGGTGTTCTTTGTTGAACTTGTGATATTATTCTGGGATTATTAAATGGTTCTACTGTAATTGAATTACCGCAATCCAATGTACTGAATCTATAATCTAATTGGGTTACACCATATGGAATAGAAACTGTATTAGTATTGGCAACATTTGCATAATTTTCCAATGATGTTACACCGTCGGTCACTTGACTAGGGAATGATAATACTGCTAAATTATTTGATACTGCTAATTGTAATTGAACGTTACTTTGAGTACTAGTAGGACTCCATCCAGTAAATTGAATAGTAGTATTACCTGCAATAGTACCATACTGAACATCACCTAAGGATACATTTACTAATACTGTGCCTGATATTGCATTACCTAAATTGTAAGTACTAGCACGAAAACTACGTGTTAAAGCATTGCTAATAAGAGTATTAGCCATATCATTGTTTACTGTAGAATTTGCTAGTGCTGATTTAACAACTACTTTGTTTTGTAGGTCTGTGATTTCAGTACCAGCTGTATTCAAGTTAGTTCTAATTGCCGCAAAGTTATCTCTAAAACCTTGGCTGTTGTTATTTACCCCTGGTACAGGGTAATTTACATTGATACCGTTTGTGTTAATTGTGCTCATATTCGTTGTGTTCCGTTATATATTTAGTATTCTGATTGATCTGGTAAAATTGTTTCTCTAGGGAACAATACATAGAAATTCTTACTATCCAATGGATCAGGTACGGGTGTTGCACTTGGTAATCCTGTCCAAGCAGGTGGATTAAGATTTTTGTCGTAGTTGTATGTTTCACTTTTATCTACACTAAATCTATCAATTCTAAAGTTGATTTGATTCAGTGTATATTGCCAATTATTTTGTATATTATTTTTAATAGTTTCAGCATAACTAAAATAGTCTATTACAGTTGCTCCATTTAGAGTATGTGTTCTTTTTAAACCAGTCGCTTCAAATTCAGCATAAGTTAATTGTTCACCATCAACAATAATTCCAGGTTTAGTATAACATATAACCCAAGCTTGAGTATAACCTAATGTACCGCCATTTTCTTGTTGACTAGTCATCCACAATGGTAACAATCTGCTATCATATTCTTGCCCAACAACTTGTGCTACACGATTACGCATGTTGAATAAACTATTTGGATATAATGTTTGTGCATAGCCCGGTGTCCTACTAGTATAATAACCAGGAGGTAAATCTTTATTATAACTAGAATATGTATTAGTAACACTTGTATACCAAGGACCTAATCCCAAATTAATTGGTCTTGGCCATACAATTTCTTGTTGAATACTTATGCCTTGAGGATTAACTAAATTATCAATAACCTCACTATATACTACTTCATATATGATTTCACCTGCACTATTTTTTGCTAATGCAGTTTTTATTTCACCTAATGTAATATTTCTCCAATAATGATTTTGAGTTACTGCGGCTAAATATTCATCAATATTACTAGCATATATTCCATATGCATGTTCATATATAACATTAGTTGCTTTACCAAAATAAATGTCATTTGGTCTGTATAACATTTCTTCCGGAATTAATGTTTCATTAGATAACAAACTATTAATTATATTTCTATCATTTATACTAGTTGTAGCTTGTATATAAAGAGTATCAGTTGGTTGATTATATTCTTGCAATACAGTTACCGTAAATGTTTTTTCAGATTGTACTACTGAATATAAAGGTGAATATGCTTCTACAGTAAAAGTGAAAACTGTTTCTGTGTTTTGTGCTAATAATGTATCAGTGGGTTGTTCAGACACCCTACCGGTTATTTCACCATTGTCTAAAATATAAAGATTAGGAGGTAATGCCCCATCAACTATTCTATATGATAATTCAGTATCTGCTATAGCAGTAACACTTAATGTACTAATTGAACCATTAAAAATTGTACCTAAATCATTAGGAGTAACCCATACTATTGTATCAGTTATTTCATTACTTACATTATAAGTGAAGTTAAAATTAGCAGTAACAATATCAGTTCTTCCTGCTTTATAAACATTAACTGCAAAATTAAATGTGCTTAATCCAATTGAATTTAATGTCGGAACTCCAGTAATCCATCCGGTATTAATATCACCTGTCAATTCTGATGGCAAATTAATATAATCATATTCTAAAGTATTGCCATCAAAATCGTAACCTATTATTTTAAAAGCAAAATTCTCACCACTTCTAACTGTACCAATAGTTGCCGGTATAGATGGACTTACTGGTGGTAATATATAGTATCCATAATACGGATCACTATCAGTAATTACATATGTTCTAGGTCTAGTATTAAGTATAGTAGGAACACGTGTGTTAGGTGGATTACCTGGTCCACCTTGGCTTACCGGTGTGTTTTGATTTATAACAGTAATATTATATGATGCTGTATCTCCTCCTAACGCACTTGTTAATCTAAGAATAAAAGAATAAGTTCGTATAATGGGTTGACCGGTTGATACTGAAGGCAGGGTAACTGTCATAGATCCGGTACCAGTTGTTAATGCATAGACTGGTCCGTCTTGTGTAGCAGATATAGTAAATGTAGTTGTGCTATCAATTGATCTTATGTAATAAGTAGTTCCTCCGACTATGCCACCAAAAGCAGTATTAGTAAAAACTACCGGTCTTCCTACAGTAAATGAATTAGTAGTTGTACATGTAATTGTATTTGAAGAACCATTAGTAATTGTAGCATTTGTTACTATTTGATTTACTGTTACAGTAACTATAGGAGGATTAGGATAACCTCTAATTATACCCTCAGTATTAATCTCTAATCCAGGTGGTAATAGACCTTCTTGTAACTCAATTTGAATTGTATTAGTATTATCAGGATTGGAATATTCTATTGGTAACTCAATCCACACACTATCAATGGTGTTTAATATACTACCAGCTGGAGTTGTAAATTCAGGAATTGCCACACCTGAAATAATCATTGAAAAAGTTCGGTCACGAACTACTAATAAATTATCAGTGGCTCTAATTGTAAATGTACTACTTACATCTTGTGTTACTATCGGAGTAGTTCCACTTATTACCCCTGAACTATTAATTGTTAATCCTGCAGGTAATGTACCACTAAGTAAGGTATATGTAACACTAGTTGCAGGAGAAACGGCTGATGCTGATAATTGAACAGCCAACGGTATTGTGGCCGGGAATGTACCCAATGAACCTGCTGGTGTATTCCATATTGGTTGTGCCATATTAATGTGCGCCCAAATGTTGTAATGCCAAATGATAATGGTGTTTTCTATCTTCCAATCCAATAGTGCCACCATTAATACGTTTTGTTAATGTAATGAAATCATCTTTATCACAGAATTGATTTAGTTTATTATTGTCCCAGAACCAACCAGCACTGGCAACAGCACCATTTGGTGTTTCTAAATATCTTACAGTATCTTCAATACTCATATCTAATGCTTCTGCAAAACGTGTATAGTTATCACGACCGGTCAATTGAATTAGTCCACGACCTCTGAATCTAAATCCATCACCACTATTCTCATCACCGTTCTTCATACGATTAGCGTAAACACGATTAGCAATCATTTCTGGCTTACGTTCATATTGTTTTGCTAGTTCTTCATTAGGAAAATACTTTTTAAATGTACCCATCAATCCTTTAGCTGAGTAATTTAAGTTTTCAATGACAGCGTTAAAGCCACCACTTTCGTGTGCTATTTGTGCTAAGAAGCCAGCAATTCTACGTGGATTCTCAAACATCTCATAGTATTCTGCTACTGTGTTGAGTGGCTCTACATAACCCTCTAAGATAGAACGTTTTGTTTTTGGACACATTGCCGTTAATAATTCTATAGTTACCATATTATGTTCTTCCTACCATAATTTCTATTATACCTGTTTTACCGTCAAAATCAGTTAGTGCTTTTCCTAATACAGTTCCCATATTAGGTGATTTACAAGATATAGCATGACCGTTGTTTGAGCTAACCATCATATCACCTCGTTTTACTGGTCCAATTACTTTAGCCGGAACACGACCTTGTAATGCAATTGCAATAGGATATTCACAACTGATATCAGTATTCATTATATATGCTGGTTTTGTTGTAACAATGCCAGCAACTAACCTACTCATATATGAATTACAAATTTGAACTTCTTGTGTGCCGCCAAATTCAATTACCGTGCCTGGTTCAATATTTGAATCACCTGCATAATATTCTGCTAAGTCAGCATATGTAGCCCGTAATTGGGATCCAGCTGACAATGACCAATTACCAGTAATAGTTCCTGCTGTTGAGTTTGCACCAGTACTAATAGTAGTTGTTGTTAATGAGGTCAATGTACCAACACTTGTAATATTTGGTTGTGCGGCTGTTGTTACTGTACCTGCTGTTGTTGCCGCACCACTCAATGAACCAACAAATGTAGTTGATGTAACGCTTGACAGGCCTGCAACTGTTGTTACTGTTGAACCAAGCGTTAATGCTGTGCTACCTAATGTTACACTTGCATTTGCTAATCTTGCTTGAGCAAGAGTACCTGAACTAATGTTATTTGCATTTAGTGCTGTTAAAGAACTACCATTACCTGTAAACACGCCTGTATTTGCAGTAATATTTACACCAGTAATTGTACCATTTACACCTAATCCAGTCAGTGTACCAACACTTGTAATATTTGGTTGTGCGGCTGTTGTTACTGTACCCGCAGTTGTTGCAGTACCCGCAGTTATTGCGTATGTTGCGTTTGCTACAGTTCCGGTTACATTTGCACCTGTTATACTTGCTAAATTTGAACCATTACCTATGTAATAGTTAGCAGTGATAATATTTGCATTAGCATTTCCGGTATTAAATGTACCATTAGCAATAGTAGGTCCATTAATAGTGATTGATGTTAGTGAACCCAAGCTTGTTATATTTGGTTGGGCGGCTGTAGTTAATGTTCCACCTAATAAAGTTGATGTTAATAATCCAGTTGTTTTATTAAAAGTTAAGTTAGCATTACCTGCATAAATTGTTCCACCGTCATTAAATATTACTTGACTATTACTACCTTGTACCGGTAATAGTGTACCGTTATTCCAAGTTAATGTTCCAGATCCATTAGTCATTAAAAATGCATTGGCATTGCCGCCGGTAATTGTTACATTACCCACTGGACCTAAATTACTTGCACCAGATACATTTAACCCTGTTAATGTTCCTAAACTTGTAATATTGCCCTGTGTAGCATTAATTACATTGCCGTTGAAGTTACCAGTAATAGTACCGGTAGCGTTTAAATTACCTGCTACGTTAACCCCTGTTCCAGTGACAACTAAAGTAGTGTTACCGGCAACAACGGTATTAACATTACCATTAGCTCCCGGTATACTTACATTACTTGTACCATTAACAATAGAGCTACCTGCTGAAATAGTAATATTAGAAATATTACTGCCATCACCGTATAAATATTGTCCCTTAACTATACCACTATTAGCATAAACATTTCCTGCTGTCACATCAGCAGTTACTGTTACTGAGCTTAATGTACCGACACTTGTAATATTAGGTTGTGCCGCAGTTGTTACTGTACCCGCAGTAGTAGCACTGTTAGCAATACCATGTAAATTACCAATAAAATAATTAGCAGTAACAGCATTACCAAGATTTGCATTTGCACCGGTGATATTACCAGAAACAGTTAGATATCCGGATACATTAGCACCAGTACTAGTAACAATGAATATGTCAGCAATGCCTGCAACACTAGTAGTTACATTACCGTTTGCCGTTATACTAACATTACTATTACCATTAACAATTGAACTACCAGCCGAGACAGTTAAGTTACTTAATAAACCACCGTCACCTACAAATATTGCATTGGCTCCAGTAGTAGATACATTTCCACCTATATAAGCTGATGACCTAATATTACCGGTTACATTTAATGAAGTTAAATTTCCTACGCTTGTTACATTTGGTTGTGATATAGTTGTTAATGTTCCGCCTAATGTAGTTGCAACAACTCCGGTAGCACCAATATTACCTACATTAGCATTTCCAGTTACTGTTAAGTTTGCTAGTGTACCAACACTTGTAATATTTGGTTGACTGTTAGAGTTTGTTGTTAATGTTCCGGTAAGATTTGCTAATGCTCCGCTGACACCAGAAAAATTAGCAGAAAAAACATTTGCCGGATTAATATCTATTACTAATATTTGAGAAGAACTGGTAATATTAGCAGATGTTCCGGGTGTACTACCTGATCGACTAACTAATAATGAAGATGTGGATACTTGTACACATGCAATATTAGCTGTAACAACAACACTACCTGTAGGAGTATTAACTGTAATGCCGGAACCATTATTAACTGATGTTACACTACCTACAGTGGCTGCTGCATATATTTCATCAAAGTTATCTTGTACTTTTTGGAATGCCGTTCTTATTGCATCCGCATTCGGATCGTCGGGGAAGGAACCGAAATCTATGTTTTGTTGACTCATAACTATATCACCTTATTTAGTATTTATCGTTTTTTTATAAAGACTATAGCCAAAAAAATACCCGACTAATGCCGGGTACTTTTACACAGAACTAATTACTTAAGACCTGCTAGTTTTTTCCAATCAGAAACAGATTCATTGATACCTGTCATTCCGTTTGATACTGTGCGATTAACTTGATTGGCAATAACAGGAATAGTTGTTTGGCCAGTTGATTTACGCTTGTTCAAACCACCGCTGATAACATTCATCATAAAGTCCATATCAGTTTCAAATGATGTATCTGAAGCAGATTTACCCGGACCTGCATCATTGGCCCATTCGTCTATCTTTTCTTTCTTCTCTTTTTTATCTTTCTTGTCATCATACTCAATGTCTTTTTTGACTTTCTTACCAGCTTCTTCTGCCTTGTCGTCATCTTTACCCTTATGATCTTCATCATATTCGATATCTTTAGCGACTTTTTTAGCGGCTTTTTCTGCTTTGTCATCTTTCTCACTAGTAGATTCTTCAGATAACATTGCTAATTTTCTATACAGATTGGCAAAACTTGATTCTTCTAAACCATCCTTCTGTTTTTCATCTTCATCTTCTTCATTCATAGAAGCTTGCATTTCTTCTTCTGCATCACCGGCTTCAACACCAATGTTTCCTGCATCACTTGCTTCACCACCGTCACCACCTTCTTCAAGTGGAGCATCTGTATCAGCAAAGTTTTTACCGGCAGCTGTTGCTAATGCGGCATCACGTGTGGCATCTGTTTGTTCTTCTTCAGCTTCATCATTGTTGTTAGGATTGATTTCTTCGGCAACTTCTTCTTCTGCCTGGGGTATCGTTTCATTTTCTTCAACAGCCTCACCGCATGAATGACCCTCTTCCATCATTCCACCGCAACTTTCACATGTTTCTTCATGACCATGATCATGACCGTGCATTTCTTCACCACCTTCTTCTTCATAATCACCGTTTGATTGAGCAGGGCCTTGACCAGTCATTTTACGAATTAATGATAACATATCATCATGGTCATCAACTACTTCAATATTAGCTTGAGGACCTTCACCACCGTCAACATCAACTGTCATTGGTTGACCTGTGTGAGAGTGACCAGCATCATCGCCACCAAACAAGCCTAAACCTGCTGATTTGATTATACCTAATAATTGGTCAGCTTCTGCATCTTGTGCTGAAACACTTACTGAATCAGGAGTGCCTTGTTGACCTTTACTGATAGAAACAGTCATTCCTTCAGTAACATCTTTACCTTCTAAGATAGAATTCAATTCTTTTTCCCATGCTTCAAAAGCGAATGGACTTTCTAGTACTTCCTTGTCTTTGAAAGTTTGACCAAATGCCTTAAAGGTGTTACCCGGAGTCTTGATTGCTTGTTGCTTCATGTAAGAAGTTTTATCCATTTCGTACATGTCATCTTCCATAGTAGGTGTGTGAGCACCGTAACTAGCCATATCAGCTACTTCGTTATTTGCTTCACCGATATAACCTTGAATTGGCATTTGACCATAGCACTCATCTAAACCTTCTTTGAAGCCTTCATGATAGTGTCTTGATTCTTCCATATCATCATAATTGCAATTGTATGCTTGCTTAGATAATGCGTGTGCTTTACCTGTATGGCGAGCTGCTTTTAATTTGTGTTCCATACCTTCTTTCACTTTCTTTTTCTTAGACAATTCTTTGAAATCTTTAGCATCTAGCTTACCTTTTGGTTCTGCTACATCTAATTTATCTTGATTACCTGGCAAGTCTTTAGTAACTTTCTTACCTGCTGTTTCAGCTTTAGCACGTGCTTCACTCATTGGACTCAACAAACTATCGTTTGGTGGTTGATCGGCTTCACGAATTTTCTTTAGTTGTGCACCAGCAATACGTTTAGCTGCCTCTACACCATACTTAGGTGTTAGTTTCTTAACTAATGCATCAAAGCCTGTAGTAGCATTGTTGTGCTTACCGATATCTTTCTCATTTACTTTTTGTGTAGTTGGTACATGTCCAAATGCCCCAGCTTGTTTTTTAGATGCACGATCTAAACCCTGAGCACGTTTATCATCGCCACCCATAAACTTGTCAAAGGCTTTATCTTGATAACTAGCAACTGTGCCGGCATCTAATTCATTTACTTGTTGGTCAGGCATCAAAGTCATTTCGCCTTTGCCAATAGATTGTTTAATCTGATTAGCTAAATTTTGATTATCAACAGTACCTAAAACTTTATCACCTTGCTGAATAACTTGTGTATTCTTTTGTGGTTGACCAGCTACTTGTTGTTGCTGGCCAGGCATTGCTGGCTTTTGACCCATTGAAGTTTGTCCAGGTTGTTTAGGCATTTGACTTGCTGGTTTGATTTGAATCTGTTCAGCTTCGTTCAATGCTTTGTCTAGTGAATCAAAATATTCTTTTAGACCTTTTTTCTTTGTTTTGGGTTCTTCACCAGGATCAGTACCATCATCTACTTTATTAGAGGCATGGCTTTGTGATTTACCTTTAACTACTGTAGTTTTCTTTTTATCATGTTTAGGCAACTTAACATCTTTACCAGACTTAACACCAAATGCACTAAAGTCATATTTTTTAGTTTCACCTGAATCATCTGCGTCTTTCTTAGGACGACCTTTGCCTTTTTTCACAGCAGTAGATTTAACTTTATGACCCTCGTCATCTTCGTCATCTTTACGACCGTAGCCACCGGGTTCAGCAGTATGCTTTAGTCCAGTTTTAGTTTTTTCTTTTGCTTCGTTCAACTGGTCTAGTTGTGATAATAAACTTTTGAAATCCATGTTATGTTCCTTTTATTTTGATACGCTGGCGCCAGTTGCCGGCTTTGGTGGACGTTTAATTGTACTCATTGGACTCTTATCGCCCATTTTTTCATCATCTAAATATGGTTTGAATGGATCAAACGAATTTGGTGTTTTTTGTCCTGCATAAGGGATATCAATAGTTGAACCCTTCATTTGATCTTTGATGCTAGTTAAATAACTATCACCATATGCTTTATTTGCTTCTTTAGCACCAGGTTGCTCACCCATTTCTTCATGTGTAAGTATTGGACTATCTTTCATTTCATTAGCATAACCTTCAGCTTCACTGTTAATACTATCATCAAAATCAGTAGTAATAACACGAACCATATTAACATTATAGCCCAATAATTGAGCAATTTGTTGAATCATTGGTTCAGTAGCTGGATATCTAAAGTCTGCCTTAATAATAGTTACAGATTGATTACTCAAATTAGGAAATCCATATGGATCTTTTTGTATAGGTGTCTTAGTTGGATCACTGATTCGTATAGGATCAAACTTGTTTAGATTGTACTTAAACATATCTATAAAGTTTTTATCAACGTCACCAGCAATCTTTATAGTATAGTTGTAACTCTTAAGACTTTCGGTTATGTATGTTTTTAGGCTTTTCATTTCATTATTCCTGTATTATGTATTTATCATTGTTCATTTGTTTTAGTAGCCAACATCTTTAACAACTCGTTACGGTCTAAAGCTTTGCCTTCACCGACAGGAGTATTCTCTATCTCTTCGGATTTGCTAGCTAATTTTTGATCCAACTGTGCTTTTTTAAGCTGTAAATCAATCATTTTTAACTTTTTATTAAGCTTTGCAGTCTTAGCTGTAATAGCATGGCCTAACATATTACTTGCAACACTAAAAATTTCGCTACTAAATCTACTATCTACTTGCATACCCAAATCACTTAAATCTTTAAAACTATCTACTGCCATTTGTGCTAGTTCATCTAGTTCTCCGTCACTTGCATCTAATCCACGTACTTGTGGCAATGCTTGGTCAATCTTTTCTAACGCACTTAATGCATCAGTGGTTATCTCATGTGCATTTTCTGGAATAGGAATATGCAAGCTGTCAATTTCATCTTGTGGTAATTCAAACAATTCGGTTAATTTTTTTGTCATACAAGTATTTAGTTACTTGCTTCGCCCATTATAGAAAAGGTCATTTTCATTAATTACTCTAAAAGTTAAACCATTTTGTGAACACCATGCACGTGCGGATGCCCATTTAGCGTGGTTGACTGCCACAATAGCTTGGTCTCTAGCACTAGCTGTTCTGCTTTCAATTAGTGATTGTTTTTTTGGTTTGATTTCAACAAGTTCAGCTATTTGCTTCTTATACTTATTTTCATATAAAACTAAAAAATCCGGAACATATGTGCTAGCTTTTCCGGTTAAGGGGTTTCTATATGGAATTCTAATAGATTCACTTGCCCATTGAATTATGCTCGAATTAGAATCCAGGAACATCATAAATGTGAGTTCCCATCCACTACGATATCTAGGTGTATGTTTACCTACATATTTTTGAACATTTTTTGGAGTGAATATACCTTGAGCAAACTTTGCCATGATTATTGCACGATGTTACGTGCTACAGGTTGAGTTGGTTGAGGTATTGTACTGACACCGTATAAACTAGTTTTAGATTTAAAACTGTTTAAGTAGTATGATATAACCTGATTCATTTGCAATTTGTTAGTACCTTGAATTTGGCCCAACAAATCTAATACAGGAATTCCTGTTTCTTGTGATATTCTAAATAAAAATGCAGTAAAATTACCTGCGATAGCTCTAGTAGCGCATACTGTTTTAAAATATCCATTAACAATATCAAATTCATTACCGTTAACTACCATATTAAATGAATAGAAATCATCAAATATTTTAACTGTTAAATCAGTTGACGTGCGGTCATCTATAATTCGTGCCATGAGTTATCCTCCTGTACTATTTATATTAGGAGGAACTACGGCTCTACCATTTGCTTGTTTAGATTGATTTGGTGTATTACCAAATATAGGTAAATTAAATAATACATTTCTTCCAGTATTATTTAAAGGATTCATAATAGCATTAGTGATTCCAGTTGTTACTTCACTCTTAATTGCTTGTTTTAAATTCATATTTTTAAGAGTATTATAAGTAGCACCTGCTTTTTGTATAGCTCCTAATACATTTGTGTTTTCTCCGGACAAATCGTTAATGACGCCATTAACTCCGTCTACTAAACCACCTTGACCTAATATACTAGCCTGACTTCCCGGTCTTGTAATAGGACTAGGTACTCTATCATAATTAGTCTCTAGTCCAAATCCAGCAACAATATTGCTAGGTTCTTTACCATTAATAGCACCTTGGAAATATTTAACAGTTTCATAATCTAATGTCATTGTATTTGTCATTGTACCATTACCCTGTGAATAATCGTAGGTATCATGTGTAAATCTATTAATGATAGGATTAATTAAGGTATATGCTACATAATTATGTTGATTAAATCCAAATATTGTAACGTTCTTAAAAAATGGAATTTTAGTTTGTCCATTACTAGCTTGTATATTAGTAGCAGGACTATCAGGTGTTTCTCCTACATAGCCCCAATTAGTATCACCTGTAATAGATTGTGAATAGATATTTCTTAAATTATAATTTGTATTATTGGGACTATTAGTACTACCATTACCTGTTTGTTGTGCTTGTCTTCCTGATACCGATGCTACTGGAATACTTGCATCTTTATAATAATATGTATAGTAATTATACCACATATTACGAATTAAATTACCATTGTCATCATGGAAGTTAATATCTATAGGATCATATTTAATTTTTGTTTGTACAATACGTTTACGATTGTATTGATTCATTGTATGTGTATCAAATGAGTAGCTAGGCAATTTAATAGATTTAACAGCTAAGCCAAAGTTTGCACCTTGAGGTAATCCTACTGCATATGCACTTTGATTGATTTCAAAATACACATGGAATAGGAATTTAAATTTAGGTGCATATTGATATGCATTAGGTCTGAATGTTTTACTAGCGTGAGTATAATCACGAAGGTAGTCGTTGCCGAAGAATCCTCCGGCAGCGTCTGTTAGTAAGTTTTGAAAGAATCCAGACATTTAATATATTAAAATATATTAAGTTGTAGAACCAATACCAGTAGTTGATTGTCCACCAAAAGCACGTCCAACACTTGTGCCAACACCTGAAGTCAATGGTGATTGAACTGCATTGTCAAAACGAATTGCCATCTGTATAGTTACTACTTCATTAGAACTGTATGCTAAATTATTGTAATTAGCACCTTGTAAGAAACATCCATATACTTCCCATGTTTCTAATACCACAGGAGCAGCAGTACCGTTACCACCATCTAAGATTTCAATGTTTGTTTGGAACTTATAATCTTGACCAGTAGCCGCAGATGCTTGTTCAACAAAGTCCATTTGTTTCTGTAATTGTTGACCAACCAATTTTGAAACACTACCGGTAGCGTCATCTCTAACGTTGATTGTCATAGGTTGCCATTCGTGACGTCCTGCCAAATACATAGTAGAGTTATAAACTGGTATAGTAATCTCACCAAAACTAACTGAAGGGCGTGTTACGTCAATAACTTGCTTAGTTAATTCATTTGTAGATGCACTCGTACCAAAGTTAAGAAAATTAACTCTAAAACGATATTGTAGTTTGGGCATTAGCAAGCCCTGATTTCCGCCAGCATTATCAGATGCTACGGTCATGTTAAACAATGATTGTGAGGCTATTGCCATTTTTTTCTCCTGTTATTAATATTTATCTATTTAAATAGATACCCCTTTCGGGGTATCATATTTTATTATTGTCCACCAAGCTCGCCTGTGTTCAATATACGAACTGGGATATAGATGAATTCAGCTGCCTTAACTGGCTCAACTGCAACATCAATCCACAATTCATTTCTATCGATTCTTGCTGGAGTATTGTTACTTTCGTCACAAACTACAAGATAATCATATAGACCGCGTTTTGCAACTAAATCAACCATCAATGTTTGTACAACACCTGCAATTTGATTACGTGTCAATGCATCATTAGGTTCAAATACGAACGGTCTTGCTGCCAATGTTAATTGTCTACGTATGTAAGCAATTAAACGAGCAACGTTAGTTCTATCTAATGCACTTGAACTATTAAAGCTTGTTTTGTTACCGTAATTCAATAAACCAACACCAGTAAAGAATACTAGAGGATTAATGAAGTTAATATACAATACATCACGTATACCTAAACGTGTTTTAATTGGCATAAATTCACCAGTAGTACTATCAACATAACCAATACTTAATGCATTGTCAATTGTACCACGACGAGTACCTGCTGCCGCTAACCACGGATAGCTAATAGTATCATTACGTAAGAATGTACGTAACATCATATATGATGCCGGTACTGCTACTTGATTACCTGATAAGTCTGTTGCCAATCCACTAGGATAGAATAGACCCATATACGTATCACGATTTACAAGACCTTCTTCACCTGTACTTGCTGCACCAGCTTCGTTATTAGCCCATGCTTGAATTGCAGTAGCATCATCCGGTAATCTCATTGGGGTATCACCTAGAATATAACCAGTTTGACCACGGTCATTATTCAATGTAATCATACCAGGCTGTAGTTCTGGATAATTAGGTGTTGCTAGCAAGTTAAAGAAGTTATCTTCATCACGTATTGCTGTATTTGTAGCAATTGCCGCATTCAATGATTGTACAACCATTGCACGTTGTGCTTTACGACCCATATATGGTGCACCATTTGTCTGATTGCCACTTACTGTTACCCAAGTATCAGTATATGTTGGCAATGTTTCATCTGGGAAATCTGTACCATTAAAATAGTTTGATCTATATTGTTTTACGTTATAACCACTACGGCGTGTATTAAACAACAACATACCTGATGGATACAATGTTGGATCTGGAGCATCTAAATCTAAATTATTGCTAGTTAACAAACTAACAATTGTTGGGATAGGATCATCTACTGGACTTATTGTATCCTGATCACTAGACCAACGAGCATCAGCAAAAACTACACCCGTGCTACTTGTTTGGTCTGTGTTATTTATTAACACCCACTGATCAGTACCACTAACACTCTGCCAACGGCTGATTATTGGATAATTTTCTAAATCACTAGTGTCAATCCATATGTCACCATATTCTAGTGGAGTACCATCACTTTGTACTGCAGGAGATGTAGCACTAATTAATGGTCCATTTGGATCAGTTACGTTAGTGCCACTTGGTAGTGGGAAACCATTACTATCGTAATCTCTATTACCATAACCATACCATTGACCCGAGAAGTTAATCATAATATCAACTTGGTCAACTACACTGTAGAACCAGTTTGTATCATTAGCAGGAGCAACTGCAGGAGCACCTTCATTAGCAGTGTATGTAAATTCTACCCAATTACTTAATTGTGTAGTAAAGTGTGATGGGGGTTGACCTGATATATATGTACAAGATGTTGCCGCACCAGCAGATACTGATGTAATTTCAAGAACTAAATCATTTGCTGGTGTTGTTCCACCTAAACTAGTACCTGCGATAGTAACGGTGTCACCTACTGCATAACCACTGCCACCTGCACCACTAACACCATCACCATTTACTACATAAATATTTAAAAATGTATTAACAGCAAATGTAGCACCTGATCCTACTCCACTAGTTGATGTTTGAGATACAATAAATGATGCACTGTTAGAAATGCCAGTCTTTACACTACCAGTTGTACCAATGATAAATCCAGCATCTTCTATTAACCCATTAGATACATTAATATTAGTAAAAGATGAATTAAAATAATCACTTAAAATAATTTCACCACCTTCAGTATGTGTCAATTGTATAGAACCGTCTGTTGTTACACTTGCAGTTGTATATGGTATATTAGCTGCTGCCCAGGCTGTTACAAAATCTGTAGCATCTGTGTTGTCTGCTAATGTAAACTGATATCCAGAACTTAATGATGTGCTTCCGGGAATACTTACATATACTAACATATAATATGGACCACTAGTAAAGTTTGGAGCCGTATTAGAACCGGTAATTACAGTTGGACCAGTAGCAATTCTTTCCCACATATAAACAGGGGCAGATGATGCCTGTGTATTGAATGAATACTGAGCATATATACTACCTGCAGGAATAGCTTGACCACCGGTAGCATCTAAATTACTTGTTGCTGTCCAATCTGATGTAGCTAAAGATACATTTTTAGTTTGGAATGATTGGGTGGCACCATTGAACACTGATAGTACTGGATTTAAACCAGTACCAGCAGAACCAACTTTTAACCAGACTGAACCAGTTGGTCTAGGTGTTGATTGATTGCTTCCCCATAATGGCATTTGAGCACTTGTACCATATGCAATTACTGGTTGATTATATGAGCCTGCCACTAATCCCATGTCAGTCAATGCAGTGCCAGCACCGTTAGCTATATCAAGACTTTGTGTACCTGAAACAATATGTTGACTACTGAATAAACATAACTTACCACTACGAACTTCTGCTGTTAATTGTGGCCAATCTAAAGAATTAATTGCGGTAGCAACTCCTGCTACATTATTGTTAGGTGCTACAGGAACTGTAATAGTTGCTGTTACACCTGCTATACCCGACAAATTAATTGTAAATGTATTGCCCGCTGTTAAAGATGGATTAGATTCGGTAGCCTGCACTGCAGGTGTGTCTAACCTCCAACCATCAGTACCTAATTTTACCCAAACATTAGCAGTTGTTTTATACCAATAAGTTCTTTCACTTCCGGTAGGTACACTAGTAATTTGAATAGCATCTACTGCATAATCACCGATATTACCAATACTACTATTAGGTACACCTGCAGTTAAATCAGTTGCATTTGTGATAACAATTGGATTTTGTAATGTGAATTGACCAGTGGTTTGATTAAACTCATATATACCCCATGTACTTGTAGTAGTATCTAACCAATATGTACCAGAATCTGGATTGCCTGTTGGACGACCTGTTTGACCTACTAAGCTAGCTAAATCAATATCAGCACGTAAAACATAACAACGATTTGTTACACCTAATGTTGAATAGGCTGCTAATAAACCATATTCATTTAATTCATAACCCTGAATTGGTGTTCCATTTGTCGTTGTATAGAAAAATGGTGTACCATACAAGTTTACCAAATCTCGTTGACTTGTTACTTGGAACAGTTTATTTGCGTTAGCCGCTGTAGTTGCGGCTGCTACACCTGTTCCGGATGCATCAGCTTTGTTTTGTGCTGTTGCTAATAGAATAAGTGGGACTGAATTCGTTGGGGCTGGAAGATATTGACTCTGGTCAATGATCGTTACTTCTACGCCTGGAGATGTTAATGCCATTTTATATTTCCTTTATGTAAAATTTTAAGGTTTACTACCTGTTTGCATATTAATATTTATCAAATACCTATAAAAAGGCTTACTTACCGTACCTTCGAAGGTTCTGGGCATAAATACATTATGAGACCTGTATGCAATACTTGTGGAAAGAATCACTGCGCTGTTAACTACAATCGTGCAGGAATAACACACTATAGAAGTATGTGTGATGAGTGTGGGAGAAAGAAAAATAAACTTAAACCACGTGCCCCTAAATGGAAAACTAAAGGTTATAAGAAAAAAACCGCATGTGACTTATGCGGCTTCAAAAGTTTATTTACAAGTCAAATTACAGTCTTTCACATTGATGGTAATTTAGATAACGCTGAACTATCTAATCTACGTAGTATCTGTCTTAACTGTGTGGAAGTGGTTAAAAAGAAAGAAGTTACCTGGAAACGAGGAGACTTACAGGTTGACTACTGAGTTCACTTGTTTATGTAACTCATCAATTGAACCATTGTTATCGATATAGTAATCATACAATAAGCCTACACTAGAATACTCACTAGCATGAACAGCATAGTTGCTTAATTCTACCATAGCTTTTAGTCTTTGTTCGCTACCTTCAGGCTCATTGTTATAATCAACTGCGGCACTATACCAAACTGGTCGCTCACCCCTGTTAACTCGCATTGTAATTCCACCTACACTTTTAATAGAATTAACTTCATTAACAAAACGACAGTCTGTAATCACAATGTTTTCATCAGTTTGTCGTAGTTTGTTCTCTACACTAGCTACCCAAATATCAGTATGAAAGTTATTACGACAGACTTCTGTTCCCCAGTATTGTAATACCCAACGTGGGGTGATTTCCATACCTAATCGGGCACTCCACCATTCATCTTTTTGCTCGCGCCAAGCTCTACTGGTTTTAGTTGAACCTTCTAAGTATTCTCTATTCCAGCCAAAGACGGCTGCTACTGCGTCTTTTAAACTTGCCGCAAAACTAACACGTTTGAATCCGTGAAATGTGCAAAGATAGTCAGCAATTGTGTCCTTGCCGCTACCTATCAGGCCGCACACACCTATAATTTTATTTTTCATAAGCTGATTATGACATATACTAATAGTAATGTCAATTAGAATTTACCCTATTATAATCCTCAAATAATTCTTCTATTGTTTTGTGACATTTGGCACCCTTACTAGAGTTTTCTATTTTTGGAATTAATCTTAGATTAGTCCAATGCCCAATAACTTCTGCAGGAATATTATTTTTGAAACCTTCACTAATACTGTAAATGTGGTCTAAGTGAAGGTCTCTACTTCTTGACAACCGATTAGGATTAATATCATAAAAATGTTCATACCAGTTTTTATTAGTGACCAATTTAACAGCGTTATAATATTCTACTTCCAGAGTTCTATCTACTCCTGAATATCTACTGATTGCAGATTTAGAAAGTTTTTGCCGTATAGCAGGACATTTAGAGGGATTATCAACTCCATATTTTTCCATCCAAGTTTTTCTGGCTGCTTCTAAACTAGATGTGTAATCTCTGTTACGTTCATTCCAAGGCTTATGATTACCCTTAATAAATCCAGTTGAGAATTTTTCATTAGCTTGCATAGATTTATTAGGATCTTTTTGTCTCCAATGATTACCAGTAGTTGCACTACTGACTATCTTTCCGATACCTTTATTTTTTGCTTCAATGGACGCAAATCTTCTGTAATCTTTTTCATTCCATCGCAATGCTTCTCCGGTAATTGGACATAGCTCTATGGAATATTTTTCATGTAATACATGCCACACTCTTTGTTTAGGTTTAGCATTTTTTGGTAAAAAAGAGGTGATTTCTAATATTTTATTCCATAATTCAGGATGTGTTTTACTCAAATATCTAGTTACAGATTTATTATAACTTGTATCTTCAGCAATTATGGTTGCAAGTATGTTTTTCATACTTGTATTTATGCCTTATCCTCAAACCCAAGTTAATTTAGCCTTGTACCCATGTTAAGGGAGCGGAATAATCTACATAGTTTTTCAATTCTTGTATTAATTGTTCTTGTAGTTGTTTACTTTCAGCCTTCATTGCCGCACCATTTAAGCTTGTACCGCCACCTGGGCCTGCAATACTAGCAAACTTCTCACGTGCTTCACCAATGATACCTTTTAAAACAGCATAAACCCAATCACCAATCCAAACGCCAGCACCCGGATCTTGCAACAATACTTCTTGTGTTCTTTGAACGTCTGCCCAAATCAATATACGCTCACCAGATCCTTTTGGATCACGAACAATACGTAGTACTTTGGTTACTGGATCAAATGTATAAACTACATATCCACCAAACATACGTGCGGCTAATTCAACATAACCAGCATAGAAATCATATGTTGCCATACCACCTGCATAGTTATAGTTTAGCAAATATGTGTTTAGAATAGCTGAACTAAATGGGTCAAAACTGCTAGAACTTGGCCCTGTTTCTAAACCAACGGTTCTACGATATAAACATCTGACGTTAATAAACTCGCTAGGAAGTGTGTATGTATCAACATTCTTTTCTATTGTGAAAAGAGTATAAGATTCTTGTGTGGCATTTTGCGCTCTTTGACGATAGACTTTGATAGCATAGTTATATGCCGCCTCATAGTGTTGAGGATCTAGTTCCAAGTCAATGATGCCATCTCCTAGACGATATCTAACGTTTTGGAATAATGCTTGTTTCAATTCATCTAATGTTAGACCAGATGGAGTAGAAAGGATATTTGCTGTTGCTGATATTGTCATATGTGTTTCCCGATATTGTATTTATCAGGAAACATTATATAATTATATACCTTTAATTTGATTCAAAAAGTTGATTAAATGTACTGTTAGCCATTGTTAGCATTTTTTTCATACCTGAATTGGGTATTCTTAATGCATAACTTTTGCCAGTACCATTAGGACCGGGCTTATGTTCTAATTTACCATACTGTCCGCCGGCTGTAATTGTTTGTCCTACATATATTTGTCCCTGTGCAATGAGTTCAGCACGACATTTTTCATATGCATCCTCTAATTCTTTTTGAATTTCTGGATCAGACAAATCTACTACTTTACCAGTAGCACTAACACCACCGGTACATTCTTCTTTGTTAATAGTAACCCTATATTGTGTTTGTAACTTTTTCTTAAATGGTGTTTGATCCCACGGGGTAACTAGAATGTCGTCATATGTCATTGTGCCAACTGTATGCATTGCATCAGTTGATGACTTTCTGCTTTTAACTTCAATTCCGGGTAAGTCAATTGTACCATTTTGATCTATGGGATATCCTTGCCTCATCATTTCTTGTTCAAGGATTTTACCATTTCTACCATCATTTACTTGATCCGGATCTACAAAATCTATGTTATCCAGATTAACTTTTAGAGATTTAATTTTAACTTTCATATATCACCTTCTTTACGATTTTCACTATAATGTGCATCAAATGACCCGCCGGGATAGCGTGATTCTAATTTACGCACGTTTTCATCAATAACGTCATTTGGATCAAGGTTCAATGCTCTACAAGCATTAATCCAATACCACATAACATCTCCTAACTCACGCTTTAAGTGAAACACTTCAGCATCAGTTAAAGGTTTGCCCTGAAAAAACATCTTTTTGGGCACTTCAATAAACTCTCCACCTTCTGCCGCTAATCCTAGACAAGCGGTTAATAACAATGGTACATTGATATCAGGACCATGTACACCATCACCAATGTAATTACCATCAAGTTCATCACATCGATCCATAAATGTAGTTAAGTCATTACTAGCCTTGCTTGTTACAGCTTCTACAAATTCACTATATTTGTTTAAATCAATTTTACTCATTAGAATGCTTTCAAAATAATCATATGTTCATTAAATCTACCATTAGGTGTTGTACTAACTGCTTTAATGTCTTTAAAATACTTACGTGCCGCAGGCTTGCTACCCATAACTTCTTTAATCTGCTCACTTGGTTTACGTAGTGTCTTTACTTCACTTTGTGCTGAATCAAATCCCAACAACGTACTACCTTTAACTGTAAATGTTTTGCTATAATCATCCGCAATGTAATGGTGTAACTTGCGTTTTGCAGTATCATAAACCCATGCTTCACTTGCACCATGCAATTTGATAGGACTGATACTTACTAAATCAAGTTTTGTTGCAGTATCTTTGAATGTTTTCAAGTACTTCAATTTTGCCACCTGTTTCTCTACAGGAACAGCTTTTCGGGCACGTGGGGCCTTTGCCGCTTTCTTAACACTGATATAGCTGTTTAAGTCACTGATAACCAATTCAATAAATTTTACAATATTTTTCAATTGAGTTTTGGTTAAGTGTTGATAGCCCTGCACTAATTGACTATCCGTACCTTTCAATACTTCTTCAATTTCATTCAGTTTCTTTTTCCATACATCAGTCAATAAACTTATATGTTGTGGCATCACATTCTTTTTAGCAACCTCATCCATTGGTCGCAATGTGTGTTTTGCACCGGCGCCTGACGTAATATATTCATCAAACAATCCTTCAAGTTCACCTGCCGCTTCACGTGCTTTATCTTTTAAAATTTCCTGAATATTGGGTCTAGTAGGAGCATCGGGTACCATAGCCTCAATCACTTGTGGTTTGTTAATAGTCTCAAGCAACCGTTTGATTTCATTTTGTAATGTATATGATTCTGTTTCAGATAGTTCTAATCCACGCAATTCCATACGTGCTAACCAGGCTAGAGTATTGATACATTCTTTCTCATCAATCTTACGCATAATCTTAGCCTCTTGCGGGCGTTCACGTAGGTCTAAGTATTGTGCTAAAAATTCTTTAGCATCTTTCTTACCATAGAAACGACCGTACCACGTGAAACTACGCATAAGTGCGACTCGGCGTCTATCTTCATCGGGTTGTACGGCAAACATAGGTTCAGGACCTAAATATTCTGTGTCCGGGTCTCTTGGGTTAAGTGTCTTAACCTGTGAATAATCACTAGCTTTAATGATTTTCTTTTCGGGTTTACGTGTTGCCATTAAGTTCTCCTAAATTTATAGCGCATTTGTGTATTATAGCAGATGTTTCATTTGTTGTCAACCTTTAATTTGACCCATTTTCTTATTCTATTTACTGAACCGACTATAAACGATAAATAATAGATATGCCTAGACTCTCATTATATCACCCCACGAAATCAAATGATTATCGTTTCTTTGATAGAACAATATCAGAGATGTTTACTGTTGGCGCCACTGATTTATATATTCACAAATACTTAGGTCCTACAGATCAGGGTGCAAGTATTGATTATACACAACCCCAATATGATTCATTAGATCCTACTAATATACAAGATTTATTATTTTTAGAGAATAGAGATAGGACATATGATCCTAATATTTATAGATTACGTGGACATTATAATGTACAAAATCTAGACTTTGATTTAAGTCAATTTGGTTTATTTTTAAATAACGATATTATCTTTATTACTATTCATTATAACGATATGATTGATTTAATTGGTCGTAAGTTAATGGTAGGTGATGTATTAGAATTACCTCATTTATTAGATTATAATCCATTAAAAGAAACTATACCAGTAGCATTAAAAAGATTTTATCAAATAACAGATGGTAACTTTGCTAGTGAAGGATTTAGTCCTACATGGTATCCGCATTTATGGCGTATTAAATGTGAACCATTAGTTGATAGTGAAGAATTTAGTCAGATATTAACTGAGCCAATTGATCAGGATAATTATCTTGGATTATGGAATAGTAATAAAGTTTATCCTGCTGGTTATAGTATTACATTTGGTGACAAGAATTATATATCTAAACAAGAAGTACCAATTGGTATTGTACCACCTAATACAGTATATTGGGAACTTGATCCTAATCAAAATCTTAAAGATATTCTTGCTACATACAATAAGAATCTACAAATCAATAATGCTATTCTTGAAGAGGCAGACAGATTAGTTCCTAAAGCAGGTTATGATAGAAGCAATTTATATATTGTCCCTACATATGGTGAATTTGAAACTAATACTGAATTATCAGGTAAATATAATCAGCCGGCTCCACCTATAAATGTTGTTACAAATAACAGTGGTGCACCTGTTGTAGCAACCGGTACTGTTGCAATGGTACGTAATCCTAAATATAAAAACTCAAGTCCGGTACTTCGTATTCCCAAATCAACTATAAAAAGTATTTGGGATATGACTATAGATATGTTCATTGAACCATTGCAGGTTGCACATCAAATAAACTTAGAATCTACTGTACTAGCACCACAACGTATAGGTAATGGTTCAGGCCCAGTTGAAGGTGAGACAGTATTAACATTACAACCTACAGGTCCTGTTACAGGACCATATGGTACTGCAGATAACACATATGCTACGGCAGATCAGAATCCAGAACTACCAGGCTTTACAGGTACAGAACCATACGGACCAAATACTATGGACTATCGTGCTGATGCTGATCCTAGATTTGCTTTTATTGCACGTAGTAGTCCAAGAACTTTTGGATATACAACAGGTTACTTAGATGGTACGGCTGAGGCTCCAAATGGATTCCCAACTGGTGCAGGAATTGCATTCCCTCAGAACCCACAAGTTGGTGCATATTTCTTACGTACAGATTATCTACCACAACTACTATATCGTTGGGATGGTAGGATATGGGTTCGCATATCTAAGAATGTAAGAACACAAACTGGATTCACTGAAACAGATTTGTCACAACAATCTAGCTTCATAAATAACAGTAACGTTACAATAACAACTAGTGGAACAGAGATTCCACAGAAACAAGCATTGTCAACTATTTTGACAATAGCACCAGATACACTACCACCGCAACCTTAAGATTTTAGAGATTTGCAATTATTAAAATGCCATCTTGGCATAGTGCAAGACCCGCCCTGTTTCCCGCAATGCGGACATTCTATTATTTTGTATTTCATGCCGGTGCGACTTTTTGCACTATTATCAATCCATTCTTGTGTTAGTTGTCTGCCTTTGTTTTTGTTTGGCCTAGTTCTTGCTTTTGGTTTTTTGTATGTTAGTCCAATCTTTTTTGCAAGATAATCCGGTGATCGTTTTATACCAGTTTGTCTTTTGCTTTTGTGCTCATTTTCTTCTGTAGTATGTTTTCTTCCTGTTTGAGCTTTTGCAATTTTACTACGACCAATTGGACCGGGATCGCCCCCGTCACCTGATTCTATTTTTAGATTAGCCCATTCATTACTTTCAACTATATTCCATAAGTTACTGTAATATTCACCCCATTGCTTAACTTCATCGTTAGTATAACATTCTCTTAAGATTTCAGTATCGTAATCAAATCCGTGCTTGTTTAGATGCGATTTCCAATATTTTCCCGAACCTGTGTATAAATGCGGGTCTTTTGAAGAAGTTTTTCCTAGATACTTTAATCCAGTAATACGATGGGTCTTTTTATAAAGATAAATAGTCATGCTGATGCTCCTTAATAGCGTTAGAGTAACTGGGTGTCAGAAGCCGCGAGTTACACTATTATTTATACAAGGAATACTATTTTGGCAGCCTTCTTCTACGATAATCAGGTCCGCAGATTTCTAATTCAGTTTGGAAAAATCTTTAGTAATTGGTATGTTACTAAAGGTAAAGATCCTGCAGGTAATGATATACTTGTTCGTGTACCAGTTATGTATGGTGACTCAAGTCGTCAAGCAAGTACTATCATTGCTAATAACAGTGCAAGTAATTTACCTAGCGCACCACTTATTACATATTATATTACTGGTCTAGAATATGATCAAAAAAGAACTCAGGACCCCACTTTCATTGATAAAATTCAAGTTCGTCAACGTAGCTATAACACAGAAACACAAAGTTATGAAACTGTACAAGGACAGGCATTTACTGTTGAAAGATTAATGCCAGTACCCTATACATTACGTATGAGTGTAGATTTATGGACAACTAATTATAATCAAAAATTAGAATTGATTGAACAACTAGGTACACTATTCAATCCTTCATTAGAAATTCAATCTACTGATAACTTTATTGATTGGACTAGTTTAAGTGTTGTATATCAAGATGGTTTAACATTTAGTAGTAGAACTATTCCGCAAGGTACAGGTAATCCCATTGACGTATTAAGTTGGAAATTCTACATGCCTATATGGATTAGCAATGCAGCCAAACTTAAAAAGATGGGTGTTATTGAAAAGATTATTGCAAGTATATTCTCTGGTAAAGCATTAGATGATATACAGAATGATGATTTGTTATTAGGTACAAGACAAAAGATTACACCATACGGATACAAGTTATTATTAATAGGTAATAGTTTACAATTATTACCTGCTAATCAAGATTTCTATCCCGATAATGAAAATTTAGATTTGCCACCTAATCCCAATACTAGTTTGTATTGGTCAAGTTTGCTTAATGTATACGGAACATTACGTCCAGGTATTAGTCAGATATGGTTACAAAATCCTTTTATGAATACTGAAATTGTAGGTACTATTGTTCCAGATCCAAATGATGATAGATTATTAATCTATAATATTGATCCGGATACCCTGCCTCAAAATACATTGGATCCTGTAGACAGCGTGGTCAACCCATTAGTCACTGGACCAAATGCAGGGTTACCTACTCCTGTTAACGGAATTAGATATCTTATAGTAGAAGATATTGGTAGTCCGGATAATACAACTATTGCATGGGGAAATGTAGTAGCATATGCAAACGATATTATTGAATATGATGATACAACAGGTGAATGGTTTGTTGCGTTTAACAGTGCGGTAGATACTGAAGTACAATACGTAACCAATTTAACAACTAATGTACAATATCGATATGTTGCTTCAGAAGGTTCCTGGATGAAATCGTGGGAAGGTTTTTACGACCAGGGTGATTATAGTATTGTAATCTAATTTACTTTATGCTATAATGTCTTAGCATATGAATAATATCTCAGCAGGCGTTTTCTTTTACGCTAAAAACACACAACGATTCTTATATCTACTTAGAACGGATAATAAAAATCCGGGTAACTGGGGCATTCCGGGTGGGAAAATAGAAAATGGTGAAACATTACTTGTGGGCATTGATAGAGAATGTAATGAAGAAATTGGGTACTTTCCAGAAAATCCAAAATTAGTACCTATACAAAAATTTGTAAATAATACATTTACATATCATACATTTTTTTGCAAGATAGATGAAGAATTTACTCCAGTACTAAATGAAGAACATTGTGGGTATGCATGGGTGGGAGATAATCAATATCCTAAACCATTACATCCTGGACTGTTTAGTACTGTAAATTTTGATGTTGTTCAAAAGAAATTAAAAGCACTTACAAAAAAAGAGACCTAAGTCTCTTTTTTTATTTTAGCATTTTTGCTATCATATCAAATCCCAATGATCCTAAAACTATGCCTGCACCCATCATCATCCATCTCCACTTTTCTAAAGCAGAAACTTTTGCTCCTAATTCTTTATGAGCAATCATATCTTCGTTACGCATATTAGTTAGAAGTTCTCTAGTTTCTTCTGCGTTACGGTCAAGACATTCATGCATCTCTTTAAGACTAGTTTTGATTTCGCTGACGTCCTGTTCAATGTTTTTAACTTGAACTTGAAGTACAGCGATATCAGTTTTAGTTGTCTGAGTCGGCATTTTAATAGTACTTGTCATCATTAAGCACTAGCAATAACTACGATCGGGTTAGGTTGACCGTTAGCCGCATTAGCAGCCGCCGCAGTATTGAATGTAGCAATAACGTCAGGGTTAACAGTATATGCAACAGCAGTACCTGTACCAGATCCTGCGCCAGTAGCAGTGAATGTAATACCTGTCATATTAGCCATAGCACCAACTGCTGTCCAGTTTGTTGTACCTGCACTGTAAATTGTGTAAACAGTACCTGCTGATAATGAACCGGCTGCAACTTGTGTTGGGAACACTTCAGAGTTATAGTCATTAATACTTGATACAAATGCTGTAGCAGATGCGGCGTCAGTAGACAAGATGTTCATTGTGTTTGGTGTTAATGCTGTGTTTGCTACGTTAGCTGTATAGCATTGTGCTGTCAAGCCAGTTGTACCACCTGTAACTAAATATTTTGTTTTGCCTTTTTGACGAACGATAAAACCAGCTTCATCATTTGCATAAACATATGCCGCACCACTTGCTACAACATTTGCATTAGCAGTTAATACAACACGGTTCATTACAGCATCTGGTGTACCAGTAGCGGCAGCCATTTGTACTTCAGGGCCACTTTGGCTAGTAGATACTGTAAATGCGGCAGCATTAGCAATAGCCTTAACAAAATATGTTGTACCTGTTACTAGAGTACCCAAATTAGCACTAAATGTAATTGGCATATCTACTATAAGAGTTTGGGCATTACCAGAAGTTCCAATTATATTTCCTGATACTACAGTGTTTGCAACAGCTACTGTTACATCACCTTTTGTTGCACTTGCAAAACCTAGATTAACATAATCAGTACTACCATTAATGTTAGCAACACCTACTTGAAGTGCGGCACCAGTTGTTAAGTTAGCTAAATCAGTACCTACACCTACTACCACTGTGCTTGTGTTAACTGCTGTAGGTGTGTACAATGTACCTGTACCATTGATACCAATAGCAACACGTGTTAATACTTGATTACCAACAATTGCTGTATTGCCACCAACTACACCATATGTATTAGCGTTAGTTGCAGGGAAACCTGCACCACCTACTGGATTATTAAAATAAGCATCAACTACACCAACCGACATTAAAACTGTTTGACTACTTGTGTCAGACAGTGTTGCCATAACTTGTGGCTGAACACTTAGGTCTGTAGCAGATACATCAAATGTAGTATTTGATAGTATTGAATTTATAAAATATGTAACACCTGCTGTTAGGCCACCAACTGTTGTAGCTACTTGGAATGGCATACCTTTAGCTACACCAACTGTTGGTGATGTAGTTAAATTTCCACCTGATATTGTAACGATACTACCTGTTGCGGCTGTATCAGTAATTGTTAAGACTGCTTGAGCCTTTGCGATTTTTAGAGGACGTCCCATTTGATTTTCCTTAATTATAATTGCGGGTTCTAGCCGCTACGCAGTGGGTACTGCATAAACTCTCAGAATTAAGAGCGTATCATATATTTATCAACGAAGGTCAAAAAGCAACACCTCTGCATCCTTGGCCTGCTCAATAGTTAACAAATCTTCACTCTCAAAACTCAATCCTGAAGTTTCGACACAATCATATCCATTGATTTTTACTGTCCCGCTAACAACATATACATAATATCTACGACTATTATTCAAGTTGACGTTAAAATCTTGAGTGAATATGCCTGCAAATACTTTTGCATCGCTATTAATATGTATAGGACCAGTATTACTGGCGATGGGACAAAACTTATTCAATTTATCTTTTCTAGTAAATTGCATTACATCGTATTGTGGTGGAAAATTATGTTTGTTTGGTCGTAGCCAAATCTGTAAATAACGAATTGGGTTATCTGATAAGTTACCTTCAGTATGCCAAATACCCGTTCCTGAACTCATGCGCTGTACACATCCACTAGGAACTTCTCCGTAGTTATGCAAGTTGTCATTGTGATAGCAAGGACCATCTATAATGTATCCTAAGATTTCCATATCACAATGTTGATGAATGGGTACACAGTTTCTAGGTTGTACCCTATCATCGTTAATAACTTCTAAGTCGCTATAATGAATATAGTTTGAATCGTAATAACTATTGTTACTGAACGTGCGATAAGTTTCAATCCAGTCTTCTTTAAGATGTCCTAATGTGTTTGGGTTTCTATATGTAATCATGCGTTTATTTAATGGAAAAGCGACCTAAGTCGCTTTTTCTTTTGAGTGTTATAGTATTAACACCAGTTTTCTGTACCAACTAATGTATAAACTAAGTCACCAGAAGCTGATGGGTTAGGTAATGTGTTACCATTATCATTAAAGAATGTAGCAGAGAATGTTACACCTGGATTGCAATTTGCATATGGTGTAGCAAAGTTAGTGCTGAACTTGTTCTTCAAACGGCTTGCATAATATGTATTGCCATCATCATTAATTTGAACACTAATTGTGTTAGGTTCTGTTGGACTGTTTAAGTCTACTAATAAACATGTAGCAACTGCATAAACTTCACCATTAGTTGTTAAACCTGTTCCATCTTTCAATGCTGTAAAAATATCATATTGGGCGGCTGTTGCATCAGCACCAAGTGCTTGCCAATCAGTATCACCCACAGTAGCAATCATATATGCCTGACCGGTCGCAATAGATTCATCTTGGATGACATTGTTATTGGCCGCAACTAAGAATTTTCTAGAACCTTTTTGACGAACGATAGAACTGTTGCTAGTTGCGGTATAGTACCAAGCACTATCAGTTACATTTGAACCTGAAGGGTCACCTAATTCTAATTCTTCGTCATCAGTTGTGCTACTATAGATTCCCAATGATGTGTAACCACCGGCACCATCACTAACCCAAAGTTGACTAGAGCCAGTAAATCCATCAGTACTAAAATGTGTACCAGTTCCTGTAACTGTGGAACTACCTGTATCAGCCGTAATAGTTCCTAAACCTTTTACAAGTACAGCCGCATCACAACGAATCATATCGCTATCTTCATTAATACCGCCTACAATACCGGGTTGAGAGTCACTATATCCGTTGTTTGTTGAGCCATCGTTAGGAAAGCCGTCATCAATAACTTGACCATCCTGATATTTTCTAATCTTTAGAGCATTTCCCATTTTATTTTTCCTTATAAAATATTTATCTAATATATATTATTCAGTGCCTGTATTGGCGTGATTTGCACCTAGTTGAGTTATACTGAATGCTCCTGCTGTACCTGCTACATTGATGTAAGCAATATAATTACCTTGGCCAACCAAGAAGTTATTGTCTACTGTGTTAGCAGGGATAATTTCTCCTGTCGTTAAGTTAGCCGTAATGCTAGAATTACCTACTGCTATAGCTATAGCTGATGTTGTAGTAGCAATACGAACTTTATCGGTAGTTGCTACTGTTGTTAATTGACTTGAACTGTTTGCTGTATAAATTGCTGATGCCATTTTATTTTCCTATTTATAATCTACCGACAGCGACTTCAATTACGCCCTCGATTCCATCAAAGTTTTCTAATGCTTTGCCAATAACTGTTCCCATATGAGGTGATAAACTTGCTCTAGCAAAGCCATTTCCGCCAGATACCATCATATCACCTTTACGAATTATTCCACGCACCTTGCAAGGAACACGTCCTTGTAATGCTAATACTACGGTATGTTCACCTTCACATGCAGTATTCAATACATATGCTGGGTTAGTTGAAACAATACCTGCAACACGTGATGTTCCATCTTCTGCTAGTGTAACTTCTTTGTCTCCGCCAAATGCTAAAACAGTACCAGATTCATAATGTTGATCTGCTACATAATATTCTGCTAAGTCAGCATATGTGGCACGTAGCTGTGATCCGGTAGATAATGACCAATTACCAGTAATAGTACCAACATTTGTGTTTGCGCCAGTAGTCAATGTCATATTATTACCACTGATTGTTTGTGCATTTGCAAATGTAAGATTGGTAAATGAAGTGCTAACACTTGTAATATTTGGTTGTGCCGCAGTGGTTAATGTACCAGTTAATAAACTAGCGCCAACAGTACCACTATTAGCATATACATTGCCACTCGTAATATTTCCTGTAACAGTTAAACTAGTTAATGTGCCTACACTTGTTATGTTTGGCTGTGCGGCTGTTGTTAGTGTACCAGTTAAATTAGTTGCACCAATTGTGCCTGTGTTAGCATATACATTGCCACCGATAATATTACCAGTTACTGTTAAGCTTGTTAGTGTTCCTACTGAGGTGATATTAGGTTGTGCCGCTGTTGTTACTGTTCCTGCAACACCTGATGTAGCTACATTTAAGTTAGCAACTTGTGTGGTACTTGTTACCGTTAACGGGGCTGTTCCTGTAGCGATATTAGATATTAATCTTGTTCCGGTAATTGTATTGCTTACTGCAAGTGTTCCTGGAACTGCCATTGCGCCGGTAACTTGTTCAAAAGTAAATCCTGAATTTCCACCAAACAAACCAGCATTATTAAATTGAATTTGTGTATTAGAGCCGGCAGCGTTAGCATTGCCGCCACCACCTGTTTGAGTAGTCCAACTTAAATTACCCAAACCATCTGTTTGTAACACATATCCATTAACACCTCCACCTAATTTAACATTGGCTACTGTGCCTAAATTAATTAGTCCGCCTGCTGTGCCGCCTTTGTTAACCCAATCAGTTCCGTTATAACCCAAAACTTGTCCTGATGCGGCAGAATTAATATCTAGGTTACCTTCACTACCATTTATTTGGCTAAAGGTAATATCAGAATATGATGTTAATACCTCAATGTTTTCATTATAAGTATTAGCATTGCCGGTACCACCTATAAAAAGGCGTTTAGCATCATTTGCCCAACCTAATTGTGCTTCTGATAATTGTGGCAGGTCTACAAGGTTACCTGAACGTTGTTGAATTTTCGATATCTGTATAATGGCCATAAGTGTAATTCTTTGAAGATTTACACTTATTTATCATTATTTCTTACAGAAAGCTCATGTAATATTTTTCTACACGATTGAACCAAATATCTGAATACTTGTCAAAATCAGATCCTTCTAATATGAATTCCTGATAAAGATTATCAGCGGAACACATAAAAATAACACCTTTACGTATCTTTGTACCATGCACTTCATTGTGAGCATTAGCATAAGCGGCTAACTGAACAAAATAATCTTCAATCCACTCACGTTTTTTAGGTTTATTTGTTTGTTTGTGATCCATAATAGCTTCATCACCATCATGTATACCTACTAGGTCTGTTGTCCCTGCATAAATTTTTGGATAATAGAGAGGAACTTCTGTACCCCAATATTCATTGCATTTAATAAGACCTTCACTAATGATAGTTTGTGCCATAGTATGGCTTTGTAAGCTATATGGATTGCTTCCGGGCTCACCCGTTGCTCCTGTTTTAATATAGTTTTCTAACCATTTGTGCATTCGTGTTCCACGGCCTGCGGCTTCTGTTGTGATTTCTTGTGCTTTTTGTGCACCTACACGTTTACGCCATTCCATTAATGCTTTCTTAGATTCTTCGCTTTTAGTAGCGTCTAAAATAGTAGTAACTGAAGGGAGTTTTTCACCATCTGGTGTAGCGTATCTGCGTTTGCCGTCTATTTCTACACGGCTCATTGGGACATAATTATATTTGTTTGGAATGTACATTTAACTATTATATTATATTTTATATTTAAATGCAAGAATTTAGGTTAAACTCTAAAACTCTCTCCACAACCGCATCGGTCACGCTCATTTGGGTTGCTAAACTCAAACCCTTCATTTAACCCATTACGCACATAATCTACTTTCATGTTCTTTAGATAAACATCATGCTTTTTATCTACTAATACAATAAAATTAGGTTGTGCATAATTAATAATAGATTCTTCATATGTGTATTCATCTACATATTCTAATACATATGCTAATCCGCTACAACCAGTGGTCTTGACGCCTATTCGTATTCCTAGACCTTTACCACGTTTTTTAATTATTTGTTGTATTTTATTTGAAGCTTTTTCAGAGAGTGTAATCATCTTACTTCATTGCTTTTTGTGCCATTTGTTTGACAACTTTTTTACTTTCTTCTTCTTCAGGTTCTACTGGGGTTTCTTGACCCTTAAATATAACCTTATCACCTTGAATGTTTGAAATTTTATTCTTTAATGGTGGCTTTTTAATCATATCGTACAAATCATCTTTAGCTAATATGATATCATTACTTTTATAGTAATCTAATAACTCATCAACTGTCCAATCAGAATGTTCAACACCACTATCAATATCACTAGCCAACTGACTTGTTACAGCAACTAATCTTACTAATAGTGGGTTTGGATTTGATAGCTCAAATAATCGCATTATCTCTTTGCGCGGCCAGCACCTGCAACGGGCATTTCTTCATCTGGTTCTTCAATAGATATGTCATCATCAACGCTGAAATCTTCTTCACCGCCGGGTGTTTCCATATCAGCAGACATATCCATATCAGCAGACATATCATTAGTCTCATCACCAAATGCATTATCAGAAGCCATTTCACCGCCTTGACCAGTAATACCGTTCAATGCAGATTGTAATGTGCCTTTAGATTGTGTCAATGCGGCTTGTAGTGCAGTTAGTGCTTCAGTAACTTGTTGGTTGAAAGATTCACTTTCATTTACGCCAATTTCGCTTTGAACACCTGATGTTAATGCTGGTAATTCTTTTACTAACATATCAGATACTTCTTCAACCATTTTTTGTACTTGGTCTACCATGTCTTGGGCTGCAAGAACAACCTGTGATTTTTCAACTTCTTCGTTCTCTACAACGATACGAGTTTTAGGTAGTGACTGTAAATAGTTAAAATGGTCAGCTAATGCTTGTTCCATAAACACTAGTTTCATGTACGATGGACTAGTTTGGCTTTGATAAAAGTCAGTAGATGATTTGGTTTCATTAATCAATCCACGAACTTTACCAAGCATAGACTTAGTTTCAGTTACAGTCATTCTCTTTGTATTAAACGGAAGAGAATAGTGTTCATTCAAAGCTCTAGAAGCTGTTGATATTTTTTTGTTGTCGAATTCGGTTAATTTCATAGTTATATTCCAAGACTAATATAAAGTATTTATCTTTTTTGTTTTATTGTTAGGGTTTTGTGTCAAATCTTTTAGTTTGCCATTTTTTAGAATCATTAATATATGTGTACAATTCATCCGTATACCGTCTTTTTTTCAGCTTATCCTCACTTAATTTGGATAAAACTATTAGACGATTGTCCGTATCTTTGGCATTTTTGAAGATTTTGGTATGTAATGATATATCTACTTCCAACCCAGCTAGTAAATTATCCAATTTTAATATCCTATTAGCCTGATAAAACATATTTCTTTTGTCAAATGTACACCATGCTACAGCATGTTTAAGTGTGTTAAAATTATGAATAGTAAATGTAGTATGCATTGTTACTATATATTCATTATTTTCATTTTTAGTAATATGATACATATTGAATAACTCATAGCTACCATCAGTATTTTGAAAAATTATAACATCTTCTAAATCCCCAATAATATTGGGTTTCATTAATTTAGCTAACTGTTTTTCGGCATTATATCGTTTAATCATATTCTACAACTTTAAAATATATATTACGTAGTTCGGCACTGGTATCTAAAAATGAAGGTAATTCACTCCAACTAGTGTCTGTTTTGATCATTGGAACATTGTCACAATCACTATACAATGCTCCTAATTCATTAGTACCGTCATTAAAAACACTAGCATGTTGTATTTCAAAATCAAAAGACCAGCAATTATAAATTTCATTTTCACGTTGTTCAAACAGAAATCCAAAATCACCAAATTCATCAAATCTTATTTCTATTTTTTTTGGCATATTTAATATTTCAGGTTGACTTCTCAATGATACTGCTTGTAATACCGTGTCAAAATTACATTGTGTATTTCTTTTATGTAACCATTCAGGTATTTGTTCTTTTTCAACAGGACGATGCCGATTCATTACTCCAGTTGGTGTAATATCAAATAATGTATAACAAGTAATCTTATAACTCATATTACTATTTAATAGAGGTAAAAAAACCCGAGAATTTCTCGGGTCCTTTTGTTCAAGTTAAAATTAACCTGTGAATGTAGCAGTAGCTGTAACTGTTACAGCCTCAACAGCCGCAGTCAATGCAGTGTCTAAACTTGTAGTTGTCCATGCGCCAACTGGATATAAAGCAACAGCTAATGTGTCATTACCTGTATCTGTATACTCATACATATAGATTGTAGCTAATTGTTGAATAGTCTGAACAGCTACATTCAATTGTGTTGTAGTCAATGCACCGTCAAAAGTGACTGTGAAGAAGTCCAATTTTGGACCTTGTGGTTGAACAGTTGCTCCAGAAGTAACTGCGTTTACACCGCTATTTGTATAGTCAGGTGCGTCATAGTTAATGACTGGTAGATAGTCGCCGTTTACACGTGTAAATTGTGCCATGATAAAATTCCTTTAAGTTTGTGAGCATATAGCTCTACTATTATTTATGCCTGGCAACAAAAAATGTTGGTTTTGGGCTTATCTTCTGGCTAGATTTTGACGACTAAAGCCCATTCTATCTACAAATTTTAAGCCATTTGATACAAAACCTTCATGTGTCTCGGTTCCGTCTTCTAAATATCCTTTAACAGGACTAACTTCTGCGGCTTTATTTAATTGACTAACTACAGACATTTTTAGGTTGTACATTGCAATCCATATAGTAAATGCTCCAACAATAGCATCTTTATTATTATTAAGATGTTCACTTATCTTAGCTTTCATTTTGTCAGTCATAGGTCTAGTTTCTACAAAATCCATAAAACCACTAGCAAGATTGTTTAAATCGCCCGAAACAATCTTCTTGTTAATATATACAGTAAACAATTGATTAAATGTATTACGTGCTTGTGGGGCAGTATTCATCAATTGATCCACTGCAGGACCATATTTCTTTATTGCATTCTGTGCGTTCTTTAATAAAGTGTTATCTATCTTAAGCTTAGGTGCTGTTGGCATAGCACTAGGAACAATTGCAACATCACTATTATTTTTTAATTGTCCTATATTACCATCCAATGTAACTGCTTCATCTGTAGTCATTGCGTTAGGATCAATATACTGATGTACTGCTATACCAGCACGTTTTCCACTCATTAATTTACCAATTGGGCTATTAGCTTCTACTTTATAAGTAATACCATTAGGATTAGCTTTGAAAACATAGTTACCGTTTTGGTCGTTTAATGGTTGATGAAATAACAAATCACCCCAGTAATAACCCTTAGCACCTTTGCTAGCTTTTTCTAATCCAGGCCATATTTCAGTAATAATAGGCCATAAACTATCACGCTCTACACTACGTGCTTGATCATATTGTACAAATTGTTCAGGACTGAATACTTGACGTCCTGTGCCGTCTTTCTTATTGAACATATGTTTGTCCATAATACTAAACTTACCTGAACTATTACGTCCAAATATTAATGCAGGATATCCATCCCATTTAATGGTAACAGTTGCCGGATTTTTAACTGTAGCAACAGTAGCTTGTATAGCACGATTAGCACCCTCACTACCGCCTAAAAAGATTAAATCTTCTGGGTGGTCTAAATGACCTTTATCTTCATTTATAGATAGTTTGTCAATTTTAGATTTAAGTAATGCTAATGTTTCCGCTAAATTCATAACTGCTCTTTGTCGCTATTCTTCTTTATTGATTTAGAAAACTTACCTTGATCACGGCTTTTAATCGCCCCAAGCAACTTTCTCTCTAATATTTCTGCTTGTTCTTTAGGATAGTTCCTATTAATCATTTCTAATAAATTAATAGCACTGGTAATGATGTTGTGGGCTCTACTCTCAATAACATGACTTGTATCACGATTATTGCCGATAGCTTCCAATTCCTGCAGAAGGCTGCGAGTTTGTTTTTGCATATTAATTTCCTAATAGTATTTATCTATTTTAAGGATTATTTCTTTAAACTATTAAGTAAGTTTTTAAGCTTTGACCCCTGAACATCTACTACAACTTTCTTGTTTTCAGGTTCTAATATCTCGCCTGTAGATTGATCTATAATAGGTTCTGTAGACTGTAATGTAGATTGGGGTTTTAACTTATTCATAATATCAGTGGCGCTAGGTTGTGGTCTGTAACTATCTTCACCGTCACCACCGGAATCACTAATTCTCATGGTTTCTACATTATAATCTAAATCAATCTTTTGTCCTACACCCGTTGAACTACGACTTTTCATACATTGAATTTGATACTTTCCACGTTCTCTCATACTGCGACTTGTAAAGATACCAAACACATTATCTGCTGTATTAATCTTACTGATACCACCAGCAATGTGACTATGGTCAAACTCAATTTCATCAACCGCTGTACGATTCAATTGACTTGCAGTTACCATCAATATACCCATCTCTTTTGCAAGATTACGTAATTCTTCAGCAACATACTTGTCTTTAATAAACTGGTCATTAGGATTGACTTTAACAGATACCGGCATTACTAGATCCAAATAGTCAATCATAACAAAGTCAATTTTAATACCTGTTTGGATCTGTACTTCTTTTAAATAAGCACGAATATCATTTACATTACTTTGTGCGGGTAGTGCTTTAACACGATATTGTCCTGACTTTTTACCTACCATTTTAACTTTAAGTTCAGTTGATCCAATATCTCTACGAATATCTTTTGTACCCATGTTAGTTAACATCGCATCAGTACGCAAACTAGTTAATTCTTCACTCAATTCTAATGTAACATATACACCGCTCATTCCTGTCTGTAACCAATTTAATGCAATATTCATCATAACAAGACTTTTACCTGAGCCAGAACCACCTGCAAAAATATTCAATTCGCCACGACTAAATCCACCATATAGTATTCTATCAAGTTGCGGCCAGCCTGTGCTAACTTGCCCACCACTATTAAAATATTTGTTAATACGACCAGCAGGGTCAAGAAAATAATCTGTACCCATGTCTTTTTGTAAACTGATTTGTACTGCATCTTTGATTAATTTTTCAACTGGTTCAAACTCACCTTTTTCTAATAAATCGGCTGATTTAAGAATAGCTCTTTCTAACTCTTGTCGTCTAGTAAATGCTTCAAATTCTTCGAAGAACCAATCATAATGTCCCTGTACTAATTCAGGTATCACTTCAATATCTATACCAGTGATTGCTTTTATCTGTGTGCTATCAGGCAATACACTATACTTTGTTGTATGTTCTTTGAATAACTCTGCTACTGGACGCAAAGACCTATCAAAGTTTTCAGAGTTCATAATGTTCATAACTCTGGTATAAAGTTCAGCATTAGTAATCATCATTTGCAGAAACAACTTCTGCATCTCTACTGTATATTCTTTATTATTGGATTGTTTTCTCAATTTTCTTCCTCTGTATTTCTATTTTTATTTTACTCATTGTAGCATTTTGCAAGATACTTAATAGAGTTGCCAACTTGCCGTAACGCACTACGGCATCATTGACATCTTTAATACCCGGTTCCCAATTAGGTAAACTAACACTATAGCCCAACTCTAAAGCTCTATCACATATTTTTAATCCTGTCTTATCTCTATCTGGAACAACAATGATTTGTTTATTCAATGTTGCAAGCAGTTGTGCTTGTTCATTGCTTATATCATCGTGCATGATTGCGACACCATCAATGCTTAATGCATCAAATATACCTTCTGTTAATATACATACTTGCCACTCAGGCTTCTGTATATCAATGTTGAACAAATAACCCGGTTGTTGTTCGTTAATATATTTTGGTATTTTATTGTCTAAGAATCTACTGGTGTGACCAACGATTTTATTTTTATATGTGTAGGGAATGATTATTCTATTTGCGTAACGACCTTTTGCAGTAGGTGTTATTAAGAACGGATACTCATTATAATTTATCCCCCTCGACTGCACATAATCAATATACTCTTTGTGTAATGGATTATTTCCTTCAAGCAATTCACCTTCAGGCAATTCATGGTCTTTGAATTTGATTTTAAATTTAGTTTTCTTTTGAATAACAATATCTAATAAGTCTTTTTGTTGTAGACTTTCTAAACTCCACTTACCTATTTGTGTATCATCTATACCACACCACATTAATAGTTGTTTTGTTTTATAGCTTATGCTACGACCTAATACAAAGTTACATTTGTATCCACAATTGAAACAATGCATAGACCAATTAGTTTGTCCGTCAAACTTGATGCCACCACGCATTCTGCGATCGGGTTTGTGCCCGAGATGGCTACAACAAATAGCGTTGAAGCTGTGCCAGCCACTACTTGTTGTTTTTTTCTTTCCCGGAATAATAGATAAAATATCAAACATTAGTAGTAGTATAACATACTCTAACAGAGATATCAACAACTATGGTTGTTTATCTTGCCAATATGTTGGTTACAAAACCAGCATTGCTTTCAAATTGCATTCTGATATATGGGTGGAAGCCTTCTACAACATACCCTTTTGTATCTGTTACTTCTGTGTATGTGTCAGCGAATATTGGATACCAATCTCCATCAACAATAGTAGAACCTTCAATGGCAATATTACCATAATAATCACTATATTCTGCCTGCAAAGTTAATACACTAGAATCATTGGTTGTAATTACACTGGTATAATAAGTCAAGTTGCTATCGCTATTACCATTACTATTGTTGTTAGGGAACGATTGTCCTGTAGGAATTGTAACTGGCATTGAAGGTACAAAGCTAGGAAGTACACTATTAACAATATTTAAATCACCTCTAGCACCTGCATTTTGGTCAACGAATACAGGATAATCAAATTCTCCTACCGGAATCTCTAATGAGTAATAACATTTTTGAGCATCAAAACTTTCTATATCAGCAGGACCTAACATTAATGCGGCAATTCCTGTTGCAGGTAATTGCAAGGTTAGTGCTTTTTGCAATAATAATTCATTACCCTGATAGTTGATAATTCTACATGTTATTGATTTACCAGTAATATCAACAGGTTTTTGTTGTTGATTTAGAAACTGGAACTGAATCATGTTATCTACACCCTTGTGTAGGGTCAGTGGTTTGGCATACTGAGGCATATAACTCCTTGGCGAATATCCTGATAATAATACAACGATTTGGCGTTGTGTATAAATGAAAACTTGGGTTGAGTACACAAATGTAATCTCCTATTGTGTATTTATATATTAATTTATTAATGGTTTGGTTTGCCCGATAAATATATCCGAGACTATAATTTTAATGATACAAAACGAGTTTTTTAAACGATTAGGCGAAAATCACCCCTTCATAACTATTTGTTCCTACGCAAATCAAGATTATGTAGGAATTGTTCAAAATAGGGACGATATAGTCACCACTATATATGATTACGGTTCTATAATAGATAACGCTATTAAAGAGAAATTCTTAGAATTAGGTGATGTTTGGTGGTGGGAAAGTAATAGATTAATACCCATCAATCTATTTTTAAAAGATGAATGGAGTATATTTAAGCCCTATATTAGGACATTTAATAACAAAAGTCTTACTATACTACATGGTCCTGTCTGTAGTATAATTGAATTAAATAAACGTAGAAGCAAACGCCGTAGTATTACATTAGTTAAACGCTTACCCTAATAGGTTCATATGAACTACAACTAGCTGTGAATAGGCTAAACTATGCGACTTTTTAAACACATACCCGTCTGTACCTTTATCCCATACAGTTTTAGCAACATTAATCCATCGTTCACCTATTAAATGCTTCTTACCAGGACGAATTACAGCTAGAAACATAGCTAATCTAGGAATACTATCTACTGGTTCCGGCATTTTTTGTAAATTATAAAATTGATTATTTAAGTGAATTAATTTCTCTACAAATACAGGATCTTTAAGTTTATCCCAGTTAGGTTCTCGCATTAATTCTATTAAATGCAGTTCATCACTAACCTGACTATACACATGAACATTCAATAAGTCTAATTTAAAATATCCACGTTTATCTGCAACTGTATAATCAATACTTGACATACTGTTGACTGGATCATATGGAATGTCAGTAACATATACACCGGTAGCATGTTTACGTATTGGTTTTACATTACGCATTGCTGCCGGCGTATATTTTATAAGTTGTAATAACTTATCTCTATCACCAAAGTCAATGTCAATATCTGAGTCTATTCTCATTTTGGGGGAGGTACCAGTTCTGCTTTAATTAATTTAGTATACGCTTTTTGTACAACAATTGCTTGTCTTTCGGCATCTTCAACTGCTTTGTGACTGGTTACGTGACCGCCGTCTTTAAGACTTACTCCAGTTATCTCATACAAGGTACGTGTATCTCTAACGGTGTAGAAAGGCCAGGGGGTTCGCATTTCAAGGTTTCTCCAGGCCGACTCTGCCACAACCACATCAAATGATGCACCATTACTCCACACAGCACGGCGATTCCAACAAAACTTATAAAGTATTTCCATACATTCTTTAAATGGAATTCTGCCATTTTCTCCCATAGCCTCTTCAAGAGCTGCCGGACTTTGCTCACCCCACCAGCGTAATGTATCTTCATTTATACTCCTATTATAAATTTCTGTTTGTTCTTCAATAGTAGGTCGTAATTCTAGTCTTTCAACAACTCCACTACCTTTAGGATCAAATCTTACTGCACCAATGGTTAAGATAACACAATCAGGACTTGTGTCAAGTGTTTCCATATCTATCATTATGTCTTGTGCCATATTACGCCTGCAATGTTTTCCAAATATATTTTTTCTCTAAGTAATCTCGTAGCTTCAATGCTTCTATTTCACTATTAAAAGCTACACCTTTAATTGTATACATATCTTCTAGGTACTTTGCATATTCACCATTGATATCTTTCATCCACCATTGATGGTCTATCCACATAATATCTATCTCACCGTCATACATATCTAATGCAACTCCAGCTTCTTTAACTTTCATATCTTTAAACAATAATTCTATTAATAATTTTTTTGTATCAAACTGTTTAATGTTATCCCAGTTAGGCCATGATAACATAAATTTGTTGTTTTGTATAGAGGTTATGGGAAATAATTGGTTCATTGGAATTTTAATAAAAATATTAGGTACTTCTTTTCGTCAACAATCTCATAACCATCAGTTATGTTGCCATTAATAATGTTCATTCTTATACCATATTGTCCTATAAGGTAATCTTCAAAATCATATGCGTCAAACTCTTTGTTTTGTTCCATATATTCTTTACGTACAAGTTTCAATGCTGTCCAATAATCCCAACGCTTTTTACGCTGTTCTATATTTGGATCATCGTCATCGTAATCTTGTATTTGAGGTATGGTTGCCATCAACTCCACCTCAACGTAAACATAATATAATCTTTTTCATATCTAAACTTGACACTAACTGTATCATCGGAAGTAGTACGCCATCTACAATGTCTTTCACATTTTCCTATATTGGCATATAACCAATCGATTAATTCTAAGTATTTGTCAATACGTTTTATTTTCACACTACATTCATACCAACCAGGTTTAGTTTCATCCCAACTACGGTCTCGTTCATAATGTTCAATTATTGCCATCTTAGTAGAAACCATTCTAAATCTTTTTTGTTACGAAACCAAAACTTAGAATTATTCATATACCATCTCATGTCAGGTGTCCATACACCGTCGTGTGCTGTAGGTCCAAATGTTTCTACCATCCATGCTTCCATTTCTTTCCATTTAATACTGTCCAATGGTTGTACAGTCAAATACGGTTGACCATAAACGGTACCTTTATTAAAATCAAAAGAATGCCATCCTAATGCAGACATTAACACCATTGCGTCAATATCTTTAGCCATTTGATCGGCTACTTGATTAATAATTTCTTCTGTTATATTCATCCCCACCTCAACGCAAAATAACTAGCATTAGTATCATTGTAAAAAGTAAATCTTGCATGTCGTTTCACAATAGGTTCATGGCTAAAGTTGTCATACTTCTCTTGGTAGTAAGCATAGTCAAAATCAACACCCTGAATATAACCCATGTTTCGTAACTCATGTCCTATTTCCATAGTTCTTTTGGCGGTAATATATAGGATAACGTCAGCCACGGGTCAACTCAAAAAGAATAGCATCACGTTCATCCTTGAAATAGAAATCCAAATAATTTTCAGTTGAGTGTGTAACATATCTATCACCGGGTAATCCAAACTGTTCCATAGCCCAAGCACAGGTTTGATTCCAATCTATAATATCACCTTTCTGCCATGGTATACGAACTCTAGTACCCGCCCGCATTTAATAATTCCTTAACTTGTTTCACGTTTTCTGGTTCACGTTTAAACTTAATGGCCCATTGCTCTGGATTGATATAGTCAATAATCATCTTCTGCTGGTCATCACGTAATGTATCTAAAAATCTTACACCACTAGAACTTTGATATAACATCCATGGACTAATTCGTCCTCTGGCAATCTCATAACATATATTATTTACATTGCCATAGCGTAAATAATCTCTGCTTTGAATTTTTTCATTTTCAGCTTTATCCATTGTAGTTTCAATGCTACGATGTATCGCATCTAATGGATCTTCTGTTCGTAAATATTCACATAAGAACTTTGTATAGTTACTGTCTTGTCGCCAGTTATCAATACGAATTGAATTCTTTAATAACCAATCACTAAATCTACTTACATTAATACACTTAATCTCTACACAATATAGACCAAACTTAATGAACGCAAGGTAATAAGGATTCTTAATGAATTCCTCATATGTACGATTTTTTGTACCTGCAGTATTTTTCTTATAAAACTGTAGCCAAGCTTGAAAACCCACACGATTACCTTGACGGTCACGTTCTAACCATCTACGTTTAGTTTCACATATATGTTTAAGTACTGTGCTTTCACGTTGGAACGTAGCTTTACAGAACTCACAACCATGTAGTGATTTAGTTTCCTCGGTCTTTTTCATATTGCTTAATTTCTTCTTCAGTCACCAATTGACTAAGAACTTCTATATCCGATTGTTTTAAGTTAGGGAATGTTTCTGCTAGATAACATTTACGTTTATGTTCTACTACAAAGGCCTTAGCAATCTCATCAATATCATCTGCACCAACTTTGGGATAAATCTTAGTGTAATATTCTTTGATATCTTTTGCTTTTGCAGGTTCTTTTAATGATGTAACTTTGCTACCTAAATGGGGAATCCATTGATGGAACTGTTTTCCTAATCCAGGACTACTAGCACATAACATATACCATTGCAATTTAGGATGTTTCTGTACATATTCATTGAATAGATGTTTGTTTGCGTGATAGTCAACACTACGTAAATAATAGCCCTGAACGTCACCCGATCCTTTAATAGCACTCATCCAATGTGTCATCATATAGGGAACAAACTTCTTTTGTTGTTCTTCTGTTAATCTGTCATAATAACCATAGTCTTTTTTATCCATAGCTGTAAGAGCATCAAACAAGTCAAAGTCTTGCCCTTCAAACTTTTCATCAGTAGGTGTACTCTTTTTCGTTGCCATTAGAATGCCTGACTATAATCTACTATTTCACAATTACGACTAATTTCTTTAACAAAATATACACAGCGAGGTTTAGGTCCATCATCAATCGGCACACATAAGAACTGTCCGTTTTTCAAGCGAGGTGCATACCATGTTACATCGTGATAGATATCTACAATCTCGATAGGTACGAATGAGGGACTGAATGAACTTAATGGATTAAACTCAAATGCATTGAAGCCTCTATCATTGATACTTGTTAATGGTAATGTCTCTAAGTCCCCATGTTCTTGTTCGCCAATTAGTATTTGCCAATCCACTGGCATCTTAATAGTGCTGTTACCAATCTTTAATACAAGTGCAGGACTGTTAAATGATTCCAAAAAGATTAGTGGAATGTAATGATAATCTACGTTTGAGGGATTACTATTGTCCAATATAGCAAAACGCAGGTCATCAATTTCTTCGGGAAGTGTTTCTAGGTTATAGAACTCATTGTCTAGTGTTAGGATGCGAATTTTAGTTCTCCGTGATAAATAAGTGTGAGGGTCGCGGAATTGCAGTTCCCACCCTCTCTAACGCTACAAAGGAGCAATCAGCAATGTATTTAGATAATAAGTATACCATAACGTATAATAACATAGTTAATAGAGCAAAAGCAAGAGTTTTGGATGAATACTCGGAAAAACATCATATAATCCCAAAGTGTCTCGGCGGTACTAATAAAAAAGATAATTTAATTAGATTAACAGCCAGAGAGCATTTTATTTGTCATAGATTATTAGTTAAAATGGTTGAGGGAAAAGCAAAATTTCAAATGATTAAGGCTGTGGATATGATGACCGCACATTCAAAACTACATAATAGATATAAAATATCATCAAGGTTGTATGAGCAATTGAAACGTGAAGCATCGGCTGCAATGTCTGCGCTTACTAAAGGTATTAAAAAGCATAGTGATGATACCAAACAAAAAATGGCTGATAGTGCTAGGGGCAGAAAATCTCCTTTTAAAGGAAAAACACATACAACTAATTCTAAGAAAAAACTAGCAGAATACCGCAATCGACCTTGTATTTCTCCCTCAGGAGAACATTTTCCTAGTACAAAACTAGCCGGATTATCATATGGTATTAGTGGTCAGGCTATCCGAGGGTTAATAAAACGCGGTAGATCAGGCTGGGAATATTTATAATTATTTGTACGTCAACTTTTCTACATCAAAGGGGTAATTGGCTTCACGGTAAAAAGCCTTGCGTTGGGTCAAATGCCGTTTAGCAAACTTACAACTGCTAGTTATGTCGTAGATTTGTACGTGGTCTTTATCTTCTGCTTTTCGAATTCCACGTCCAATACTTTGGATAACCCGAACAAAACTCTTTCCTGGCTCCAACAAAACAAGGTTAAATATCCTAGGTATATTAATGCCAACAGCCGCAACTCCATAAGTCGCAACAATAATTTTATTCGTACTAGTGGCAACTTCATCATATTCCTCTTTCCTTTCAGTCATATTAGTAGCACCGCTAACGAATACGCTACCAGGCAATCTGTTAACAATCTCTTTTCCTGCATTAACTCTATCAACAAGAATCAATGTATTACCTGTATCATTGATACCACTAATTAAACTAGCAATCTTATCCAATCGTTCACTATCTTCTAACAAGTGTTTTAGTTCGCTTTGATAGTTGGTAAACTCTTTGCCATCTTGTAACTGCATAATGTTAACGTGACAACGTGCAAGAACACCCTGATCTTGTAATTCACTAGCACTTAGTTTACCAATAACATTACCCAAACTAACAAATATACTCTGTGCTTCAAACTTAGCTTTAGGAATAGTTCCAGTCAATCCCCAGCGAATGGGCACTTTAGCAAATACACTTGTAAGCAATGTTTTCAATGCATCTGCTTTTGCCATATGTACTTCGTCAACCATTACACATACCACACCTTCAATAAAGTCACCTATCTCAACTTCAGCTTCACCCGACTTTGTTTTCTTAAGCATATTGTTAAGGCTTTGCCAAGTACAGATTGTATGTGTTTTGTTATATTCTTTGCGATCACCAAAGTATACACCAACATCTAATCCAAGATTAATGTAATCTGCTTCTGTTTGGGTTACTAGTGATTTATTTGGGACGATAACAATACTACGTCCATACTTCTCAATACTATAACTTAGTGCGGCAGTCATTAACGTTTTGCCTGCACCTGTAGCAATTTCTTGTAATGATTGTGGATTCTCTAAGAAGTTGTTTACAATTTCAATTTGATAGTCACGTAGTTCTACCGGTTGTCCTTCTTTGGGATGACCTTTAGGCCAGTTCTTATTTTTGAATGTATCCTCGGACACTTTGTCAAAAGTAAAGGTTGTAGTATAATCTCTTAAATCATCTAACTCAATATCATATCCTGCATTGTCTAGATAAGGAAGTATTTCAGGTAACAAGTTAATGTATGTGCTACCCGCTAAACTGAAATAGCTTACCTTACCATTCCATCTACCTAGTCTTACTGCGGGTAAATAACGTGCTCCGGGTATTTCGTACTCAAACATTTTCATCAGTGCTTTGCGCTCTGATAGTTCAAGTCCCTCTATCTTTACATTCACTTCGTCTTTGACGATTATTTTACATTGTTTCATTCTTTTCCAAGTTAACTGGTTGACTATTTATTACATTGATTACTTTTGCGGCATTAACCTGTTCTGCATCAGTTATCAATTTGAATTTGATTACTACAGGAAATTTATACTTACTTAAACTATCATGCGTCATAAAACGTGAAGAATCATTATACTTTATACCTGCAATTTCTAATGCTTGTTTTAAATCATTTTTAAACTTCACACTAGTTGACAATCCTACTCCTGATACCGATACATAATCACATTTTATATTTTGTAACCAAGGCACAATATCACATACATTTGTTAATTCTACTTTGGGATTATATAAACCAGCAAATCGTTCTTCATCAGTTAATAAGATACTAGTATCAATCTCTATTCCATATCGTACTAGTTCTGCTAATGTGGATAGTTCTGTATTTAAGGTAATATGTTTAATAGCTTCATCTAATGCAGAATTAGTACATGCAATCATATAATTACCGTTAACACAAACTAATGTGGGTGTCCAGTATTTTGCATCTTTGTAATACTCTTGTTGGCTTAATATTTTTTTAACATTATCGCTATATCTAATCTCATTAAAAAAAGTTCCAGTAATTCGTAATGCTAGTTTTAACGAAAAGGTACTTAAATCAGCAACATAGTATTTATTGATATTATCCCATACAAAACTAGATTGACTAAGTGATCTGAATGCTGTAATAAATGCTTTATTGTAGGGAGTTTTTAAAATGATATTGTCATCTACAATACCTATATGAGCGGATGTGTATTCATCAGTAGTTTCCACTACTAGTGTTTTCCAAGGAAGTTTTGCTAATTCCTTGATGAACATTTGATTTTTCACAAACTGACGTTCATATTTTTCAATAAGTTTATCCACTAGTGTTGATTGATTGCTAGTGATACGTTTTTTAGATACAATGATTTTTTCAAGGTTCTGAAGGAAACGAATATCATACCTACTTAATCTTAAGTTGGTAATCATAAAATATATTAACTGTTCTTTATTATTCAATTCTATCATTCAGCAATTATACAACAAATAAAACAAAAAATCAATAAAAAAGGAGAGACCGAAGTCTCTCAAAAGTACTTAAAGAAAGGAACGAAAAACTTTATCGAAACGGACTTATTGACATTGCCGTTACGCACACTGCAGGGCTTATGCCTTCATGCAAGTTGCTTTAGCAAGTTCGCGCCAGTTAGCACTAATCTTAACTAAGTCAGCAACCTTCAAACACATACGCAAGGACACTTCACGCAATTTAGAATGATTGTCCCAGATAAACGACATAATTTCGTCTGTCTGTTCTTGTGTAAAATCATACTCAGCAAACAAACCACCATCAGCGTCACGATGCACTTGCTTGATACGCAACATTTTGTCACGTTCACTATCAACTGTCAGGTCCAGAAAGTGACAACGAGACTGCAATGCATCTAAGTGAGGTTGCATCTTGCCGGCTTTCTTAGCATCAAACGATTTGTTTGTGATGAAAATGATAGAGCCGTTGAAGTTGAAACTATTCGGGATACCTTCGTCACGCAAAATACGTGAATCTTTATTCCAAGAAATCCTACGTGTCTTACCTGAATCCAATGCACCTTTCAATACATTGATAGCGTCTTGATCTTCCCAGATATCGCAATCGTCAAAAACTAGAACGTTCTTAGCATCAGAAAATTTGTACAACTTAGCAAACAATCCGATACCTGACATAGCACCTTTGACAACTTCAAAGCGAATTTTCTTGCTTGCAAGACGATCAAACATGCTTGCTTTTTCCATTTGCAATGCTACACCATGCGACTTACCGATACCTGCAGGACCTGTCACAATCATAGCACGTATGTCACCACTGATACATGCCTTAGACATTTCATCAAGTACTGAAAAACGTGTAGCAATACGGTCCATTGCTTGTTCGTCAGTTTCTTTTACTACTTCTTTTTTAAATTCTACTGTATTTGCTAACACTTGTTCTCCATTCAAAAATTCAATATTGTTAATAGTATCTACTAAGATTTTAACTTCAGCACTACGACCTGGGAATTGACCATCATTTTTAACAGTCACATAACTACCTTTTTTACCTGTCTGAAAACCCTTAACAAGTGTAAACACTTCACCTTTAACTGCTTCATTGCGATAAGAACCTGACAAAATGCGAATCGTAGACATAGCTTCTCCTGTGTGTTAATCAATCAATACAAGTATTATAGCACGAATGCCATTTATTGTCAAATTTTACGATGTGCGAATTCAAAAATTATACTAGCTTTACCGTGTTTAACATATACACCAGTCTTTCCTGCATGAATTAGTAACTGTTCTACTTCATTAGAAATTTTGTCAGCAAGTTGTGGTGCCTCAACTTTGACAGTCATAAATTTTTCACGGAAATTCAAAAACACACGACTACGAAAGTATGCAGTTTCAGCCGCTTTTTTCAATAATTCACCTGATAAAATTTGATCTTTAGTATATAAAT